AAGCTAAGTCTATTGGAGCAATGCTTGGTGGCCTTGGGTTGATTGGCGTGGGTGGAAAATTACTAAGCAAAACAGCAGCAGATTCTGACTTTTTGCAAAAACGTAAAACCCCGTTAACTTTAGCTGGAATGGCAGGCTTAGCAGCTGGAGTTCATGAAGCTACAAAGCCTTTAGATATGATTGCAAGCAGTCGTTCTCTTATAAAGGACTACGCTTCACAAGTTGCTAACGCTAAAACACGTGCGAAGGATTCTATTGCCTGGTTACGAAAAAATGGTGTTGACAACCCTAATGCATGGATGTACAAAGATGAGTTGCAGGGGGCACGTAATGATTTACGTACGTCACGCCCGTTTTTACGCAGATATAAGGACGATTTAAAATATCTCCTTAAAAGGCGGAACATTGGGTTAGGAGTAGCTGCATTGGGGGCTGGTGCCATTTTAGGAGCTAACGCCCTTTCTAAATCTGCAGCAGCAGAAAAGAAATATGAAGAACTCTCTAATACTCAAATGGGCTTACCTGTGGGCAGCGGTATTGGTACTGCATTTGCTGTTCGTAATCATTATGTTAACAAAGCTAAGTCTATTGGAGCAATGCTTGGTGGCCTTGGGTTGATTGGCGTGGGTGGAAAATTACTAAGCAAAACAGCAGCAGATTCTGACTTTTTGCAAAAACGTAAAACCCCGTTAACTTTAGCTGGAATGGCAGGCTTAGCAGCTGGAGTTCATGAAGCTACAAAGCCTTTAGATATGATTGCAAGCAGTCGTTCTCTTATAAAGGACTACGCTTCACAAGTTGCTAACGCTAAAACACGTGCGAAGGATTCTATTGCCTGGTTACGAAAAAATGGTGTTGACAACCCTAATGCATGGATGTACAAAGATGAGTTGCAGGGGGCACGTAATGATTTACGTACGTCACGCCCGTTTTTACGCAGATATAAGGACGATTTAAAATATCTCCTTAAAAGGCGGAACATTGGGTTAGGAGTAGCTGCATTGGGGGCTGGTGCCATTTTAGGAGCTAACGCCCTTTCTAAATCTGCAGCAGCAGAAAAGAAATATGAAGAACTCTCTAATACTCAAATGGGCTTACCTGTGGGCAGCGGTATTGGTACTGCATTTGCTGTTCGTAATCATTATGTTAACAAAGCTAAGGCTTTTACAAAAAATTTAGCTAATGTTGAAGACCAACTTCAGTTTCAGACAGGTTGGAATCAAAAAAGTCGTAATGCCAGTTCTTTAGGACGGGCACTGTCTAAACTTGAGCATAGTTCACTTAACAAAGAAAAAGCCTTGTTAGAATCTAAGTTAGTCAAGGCTTATCAAAATCACCGTAAAATACCTAAACGCATTTTAGGAGCAACTGCTGCAGCTGCTGCCGGTATGGGGTTATATAATGCAGTTCAGCGTGCTAAACAGAAAGGCTATGAACAACGTCAGGCTTGGTATGCTAAACGAAAAGAAAAAACTGCCAGTAAACAAACAGACGCCCGTAAACAAGCATTAACTTATAGTCTAGCTGGAATGGGTGCGGCGGTATATGGAATGAATGCTTTGACCAAGGCTCGCCAAACATTAGAAGCTGCACGTCGTAGAGAGAAGCTAGTCAACACCAAAATTGTTGGAGACGCAGCAGTTGAAGCAGCACGCACCGGTATCCCAAGTAACCCTGCTGTTTATGCAAAGGATGGTACCCTTGCTGTTCAAAGTGCTAAACAAGCTTTAGCTAAACACAGAAAACGTAATTTAGCTATCACTGCTGCTGGGTTAGGATTATTAGCTTATGGCAACCATATTAATCCTGATAATCAAGTATATGTAAAGACAAGTGCAGAAGAGCCCAAAAAGAAACGTCCTTCATCTTGGCATAACTATGTAACCAAAGGTGTACGCGCAGTTATACCACATAATATAGTTGAAACAGCTATCCCGTTAGCTGGCGCAGCAATTGGTGCCGGTTCTTTTGTGGCTCAGTCAAAAGTATTAAAACCTGCACGCGCAAAGTTACTACAGGATAGAAATGCTATTAATTCTGATACGTTTAAAGCATATGCAAATTATGGTTCTAGTGGCCATGATGAACGTGTTGCAAATTTAAACGCTCGCATGAAACAATACAGAACCAATGTTAATCGGTATAATAAGTTACAAAAGTTAGTAAACTGGGGGCCAACTATTGGCTCTGCCGTAGCAATTGCTGGACTTCCAGCATACCACTATTATCAAAAGAAACAACAGGAGAAATAATTATGGGCTTATTAGATAAACCAGTACAATATAAATTTGCTGCAGAAAACCCAAGACCTCTTACTGTTGACGAACGTCTTAATGCTGCTATCGGTGGGGCATCTGGTGGTTTAGCTATTGGCAGTGGTCTTGCTAGCCTTTATGTCCGTAAAGCCTTGGGTGTAAATACAAACGATACTGACATGTCCGGTGGTCATTCAGCACGTAGTTTTGCGCCTCCTAATAAAGATACTTTAAAAAACTTTAACGAAGGTCAGTTACATGATAAAAAAGTTGGACGTAGAGTGTCATCCGTAGCGAAACGTATGGGGTATAAACAGTCAGTAGACGATGCCTATACGTTTACAAGCAAAAGCGGAAAAACTGTACATTTCAACCCAGTAAAAACGGTTAAAGATAATGCTTGGATAAATGATATTGAGGAGACGATGTCAACAGCAAAAGCTGACCTTAAAGCACCAAATAAAAGCGAAGTTTATAAGAAGGGTATTAAAGACTTTATATCTAGTAGTAAACAAACTGGACGTAATTTAACATTAGGGTCCAAGCCTCAATTTACCGATAGAGCAACTATTGCTCATGAATTAGGTCACGGCCAACAATCTAAAAGGTTCTTACGCTTAGCTGGGCGTACAGCTAACTGGCCTTTATATGGTATGGGAATAGGCGCAGCACAAGCCGCGTTAAGTGACGAAAGCAACGGCGGTGAAGGTTATGCCTTGGCAACTATAGGGTCTCTTCCTCGCTTAGCTAATGAGTTTGATGCATCGCGTCGAGGTGCTAAAGCGTTCCGGTCTACTGCTGGTAAACTTCGAGCGTTTAAGGGCCTTCCTACTTATGCACTTATGGCTGCTGCCCCTGCTGCTGCTTGGGGTGTAACTAAAGCGTTTAAATCGGTTACTCGACGTACTGACCCAGTTAGATAGGAGGACTAAAGAATGACAACCATGATGAAACTTGCTGCTGAGGCAGCTAAACACGTAGATTCGGGGATTTCGGACTCTGAATTTCAAGATTATGACACTCTAAGATATCGTGCTAATGCTCTTAAAAAAGGTGCTCTTGGTCTAACAGCAGCGTCTATGGGGTCTCGCGCTTTTGTACAAAATGCTGATGTTATTAACTTAGCAATGGGTGGCACTCCTAGCCGTTTTGTAATGAACAGAGTAACCCCTGAAGCAGTAAAAAATATTGCAGGTCTTAACCAGGGCGCTGGGGATGTTGTAAACCCTAAGACTATAAAGCAAGTAAAACGCTTTGGCCGCCTTGCTCGTTATGGGGCTATTGGCGCTGGTATTGGTTCTTTGGCGATGCACTTGAGAGCTAAAAAAATGGACCCTGAATACAAAAACAGTAACCCCTTGCGTAGAGCGGTATCGGATATTACTAATCCGCGTACCCAACTTGAACGCTATTACCAAGCCTACGCTGCACCGTTTGCTAATAAAACTACCATTCAGTATTCTGCTACTAGATAGTGAGGTGCTATAATGGATAGAGATGATATGGTTGACACCGGTGCTACCGTAGCAACTGCTGCTGGCATTCGCCAAGCCAGGCGTAAAGTGTACCGAAAAATATACAGAACTCTTTATGCCAGTGTGCCTAAACGTGTAGGTCCTATAGTTGCATTGGGTAGCATTTTAAGTAGATTTACTAAAACTGCTGCACCCTATGACTATACTCAAATTGGATATAAAGGAGTAATACCCTCTATGATATCAAAAGGATACTATGAAAAAACTGCTAGTCCGCTTTATGCATTTAAGGCTGCTTTGGAACGTAATAAAACTGCAGCAGCTTTAGCACCTATTCGTAAAATGCACAAGGGTGTGCTGCAAGATATGCTTGACTATAAACGTATGGCTACGGCAGGTTGGGAAAAACAGGTAGCACGCAATAACATACGTGATATTATTGGTGGTATCCGTGCAGGTGAAGCTGCCCAGCGAGCTTCCAAGGCTATGCCTACTGCAACCAACTATAAAGCTATGATGGATGCAAGTGGTATCCGCAACATGGACTCTACCTTGTATAAGAAATTACGTCACAGATACGGCAATATCTAAGCAATTCAGGAGGTAACGTAAATGTCTTTTGTATCACAGGTAAATACGTTTTTATCGGGTGTATCGCAAGTTACCTCCGATGCTGATTCTTTAAAAGACAGTTATCAATATTTACGTAACTCTATTCGCTCCGCTACCTTAGGCCTTGTACAACTACCACAGGTCCCAAGTTCATTGAATAATATTTTTAGACTCGGCAATAACGTAAATAATATTCTGAATATTCTGGGCCTTACCAATACTGGTGTAGTTGGGGTAGCTTCAAATACACAAACTTCCAGTGCAAACGTTAACAGTGGGTCTTTTAAATGGGTTGAGATGGAAACTACCCCAGACTCATTTGCAACAGCGGACTCAATGTTACTCTTTGCTGGAGACGCACTATACTCAAACATGCAGTTAGGAGCAGAGCTCGTTCCTATCGGCCTATGCCAGCAGTTCTCCTTTTCTGTTGGACTCAATGTACTCCCAGTGCGTGAATTAAGATGTGAGGAAAATCTCATTATACCTGGTAAATCCCAGCCAGGTACAATAAATATTAGCAGGTTGTGTGGGGCCTACTCCAGCCTGTCTAATAGGCTTCATATCTTACCGGATTGGAACTATAGCACTCAGTCCAGCACCTTTAAGGAACTATTTGGACTAATGGCTATGTATCTTACTCCGAGCCGCCAAAATTCTATCTCCACTTTATACTTTGAAAGATGTGCAATACAGAGTTGTAACATTGGGGTAACTGCGGGCTCCTTCCAACTCTTGGATAACGTCAATATTATCTTTGGTAGATGCTTAGGTGTAGGTGAATTAACTACAATTAGCAACTCCGGTGAAACAACGAGGACCGAAGATGCTAGTCAGAACGTTCCTGAGGGTAAAGATGAATCTGTTAATATCAACTATACCGGTTCGGTTTATATTGCAGAGACTCCATATGGTGTTAAGAAAGAGGGTAATTAGTTTATATGTTAGGAACTACAGCCAAACTTAATAGGGGTATTATTACAAGTTATGACCCCACAACTTTAACAGCTACTATTACCCCCTATAACAATTCCGGAACCATTTCTAACGCCGCCTGTCCTGTTACACGCTATGACCCCATGAGTGGTGCTTTCAGTATTACTCCCCCTAACATTGGGGCTCCATGTGTATTTGTGGAAGTTGGTGATAATGAAGCATATATCTTGAGTATGTTTCCGCCCCCAAATATTAACGGTATGGACAACCAGAACGTAAAGAGTCCACTCAATGCCACAGTTAATAGAACTCCAACCGGTATGCGTAATAACAATACGCTCCCGGGAAACCCCTCTGCTACGAATGCTATGGGGTCAGAAGAAACATTTACAGACATGGTAAAAAAGATTATCATGAGTCCAGGTAAGTTGTCTTCTATTTGGAACTTGTTAAACTGTGTCTGGGAGAATGTCTGCAGCATCTTCAGGCTCAGAGCTGGCGGTGTGGACGTCTTTTGTGAAGTTGATGAAAACAATAACACAAATACTACAATCAATGTCCGTCGTACTGTTAGTGAACGCCAGGGGACGAATGTCATTAATTTAGAGATGGGACAGTCTGCGGGTATTATTACCCTCAATATCAATGGAAATGAGTTTCTTCACATAGATGCAGATAGAAATACGACTATTACTGCTGCGAATGTTACACTAAATGCTAGAAATATTGTGTACAACGCAGATAACTTCAACTGTCTAAATGTTGGTCAAGTTGAGTTACCGTAATAGAGAAAGGCGGTGCAACTAATGGGAGCAGTTTGTGTAGTAGGTGACCCGGACTCTCACGGCGGGGCTGTTACGTCAGGCTCTAGCCGTACAACGGTAGCAGGAATTCCAGTAGCTCATGTAGGTTCGTCAGTATCTCCTGACCCAATTCCAGGTCACTCCGGCAAGTCAATTACTGGCCATGCGGCAACAGGTCGAACAACAGTAGGTGGCCAGGCGGTTGCAGGTAACGGGGCTCCAGTAAGCTGTGGAGCATCAGTTAATGCAACTCACAATCGTACGTTTGTTGGCTAAAAAAAAAGAATAGAGATGTATAACGCCCAGTTAAGAGCTTTGTTACTCTTAGCTGGGCGCTTTTTTTATTTAGTCAATAAATTTTTAAGTACGACTCTTTTGAGTCTATCAGGAAGGTTACAATCAAGGATTAATCTGATATCTGTTAAGATATCTACGACGTCGTCTTGCAATTCGGCAATACCACCATTCACAGCCGTAGTGCCAACCGGATTTACATAGGGAGTGCGGTTGACATTGTTACTACGGAGTTTCTCCATAAGTTGCTCTCGTACTTCCAGGTGCTTCAGTTCGGCTAATGTCTTCGAGCGTTGCCCCCTCCCATAATCAGGTTCCACTTCTGGGGGTACAAAGTCACATGTAGGCCAAACATCTTTCAAATTCAGTTTTGGCTTTTCATTAATCTCAGACATACCATTCTCGTCTATGAGATTCTCCTCAGAGGTGTTTTTATCATCTTCAGGACTAATTACATGCCCTTTATCTTTACTCTCCTCAGAGGCTAATTGTGACGATACATGTTCAAATGCGCTCCGAACTTTCATGAGGCCACTGACAATTCGATTCTCTTCTTTAGTTACTCGCAGTTCAGGAGTTGGGGTGCTGAAGGCAGGTGTATTAACTTCTTCTTTAAACTGCGCGTCAGATTCTTCTTTAATCGCTTTTACGGCAGATACAACGTCCTTATTAGCAGTAGTTACTCCTTTTAACTTTGCTAAACTAGCGAGAGGAGTAGCTAATGGAGCGCTTATAGAAGCACGAAGCGGACTTCCAAATTTTACAGAAGAATATATAGCAAACCTATCTTCATCTGTAGTTTCGGGGTCATAAAAATCAGGTGGAAATTCTTCCCATTTAGGAGTCTTTGTCCCTTCATAAGCAATAGCATTACATTGAGCAATAAATCCAGGTGTACAAGTTTCCCAAAAATCGGTCTTTAATACTTCAAACTTATTGGGAAGTCGTTTTACATCATTCATTGCCAAGTATACAGCTTTCAATTTATAATGGTCTCTATTAGTAGAAAAATAAGCCATTACATCTGTATCCCAGGACCAATCAGTTTGTGCAATGTATTTATCATATTTATACCCAAGCATTAAATAAGCTGACTCTAAGCTCCCAGTATCTGGCAAAATTCCAAGGTTTTTAATTTCTTGCAAATGTGCATTAAGACGCTGCATATTACAAGGACTTGTTAAGAGGTAAGCTTTGCTACTTAATGCTCCTAAAGGAATATACACAGGTGGTTTAATAGTATCACGTGCGTCTGTAATAAAATTATAATACACGCTGCGTCCCTCGTGAGTGACATCAAGTAGGTTATTCTCTACGAGTATTCGTGCATAATTCGTAACCGCTGTGGATAATCCCATGTTACACATTGCTGCACACTCTTCACGACTAATGGTAATACTATTACCATAACTTTTTAAAATAGCGTGAACTAATAAAATTTTACCAATAGCTGAGGCTGGAAGTTGGTCTTCGGTCATAAACTTAGAATTACGGGATGTTACCAAAAAGAAGACACCCCTATTGGCCAATTTGCTAATTACATCAGTAACCATGGTTAATATTCGCTCCTTTAGATAAAATAATAATTGGCATTGTTATTATATCATAATATCACCTTCTTTGCAATAATAAAAAAAGAGGTATTGTAGTCCGGACCTACAACACCTCTATACTTTACTTATACCGTTTTTTACTCGACAGGTTTATCCTCTGCTGGAGCTTCGTTAACAGTGCCAGTATTAATAGCTTCTTCAACATCAACTGGTACCTTTCCAGCTTCAGCAAACTCTGCTAAAATCTTGTTGTCAGATACTGTTGCAGTCATCCACAAGAACATCATGTAGTCGTGTACTTTGTTGAAGATGCGCTGAATAAGAATATCTTTAGCAACCTTCTCGTCTACTACATGAGGGTCAGACGCCGTAACAGTTTCTGCAATGATAAAGTTGTTACGAAGCCTTGCAGTCATAACATGGGTACGTCTATCATCAAGGAGTGTCATGTTAGCTTCCATGATGAAATCACGGATGCACTCAGGGTCTAAGTTTCCATTAGCCATCATATTGAGTTTCAAACCCTGTACATCTTTGACATCTGCAATAGCAGGCTGATTCGGTTTCACCAAAGCACAAAGAATATAGGGTTTATTATTGCCATTAATTTCTGCAGGGTTAGTTTTCTCTGCAACGATTTCAGCATCCTGGATTTGTAATTCGTTTTTATTGTCCATAATTATTTCGTCCTTTCACTTTGTATTTCAGGGTTTGCTACAGGTACCGGAAGTGTAATACCTTCGATTTTTGCACGGTCCATAAGTATCTGCACATAGTCAGACATTGCTTTAGCTTGCTGTACCAAGATATGCTTACTGCAAGTAGGTTCAAAGTCAAGCAACCCTTTACCCCACTTTTCAAGCATATTGAGCAACTTTTCAAGCCTGATAGCAAGTTGCAAAAACTCACCAATGAATCTGTTTTTGTAATCAGGGCTTGTCATGTACACTATAGTATCTGCTAAATCGTACTTATAACTGTACAAAAACTTAGTGTCTGCTGTTTTGATAGTTGTCATTTGTCTCTTCCTCACTTTCTTTAATTTGGCATTGTGTACCCTTGAGTCTCACCATAAGATGGGCCAAACTCAAATTCAGCTACAAACGGAATGATGTTTGTAAGAGGTACTTCTTTGTCGCCAAGATACGGATGAGATAAACACTCACTCGAAATCTTAGCAAATTCATCTATGTAATCCTCCCTGACCTCACATACTACGGAGTCATGTACAGTAGCTAAAAACTTAACTTTAGTAAGGTCTAGCCTTTTGTACATATTGATAACACCTAGCATCATGAAGTCAGAACCGGCTGATTGTACAGGGGTATTGATAGCCTGACGTTCTGCACGGTTACGATTCTTAAAATCGTTTTTATCATTAATTGCAGGTAAATACCTTTTGCGGCCAAAGTAGGTTGTGATATAGCCATGCTTCTTAGCAAATTTTACCATATCTCTTTGCCATTCTGCAAGTACTGGGTACCCACTTTTAAACTTCTGAATCAGACTGTCGCATTCTTCAGGATACCAAATCTTATTACTTCCAGAATCACGGCTTTTTTCATTGAGATTCTGTGCAAGACCCCATTTACTCATGCCATAAAGGATACCAAACGAGACAGTCTTTGCAGCTTGGCGTTCATCAGGATAATTCTTTTTAATGAACTTTGTCATCAGCCGTTCTACATAGACGTTAAACTCTTCGGTGCCTCTTTGTAGCCCCTTACTTAACGCTTCAGTTTCCCATTCTGATTTATCAAGGTTCATACCAAAGGATACGTACGCGTTACGGCTATGCATATCAATGAGATTCTTGTAAGAATTGATAAACCCAGGTTCACCAGAGATACCTCCAGCAATACGGAGTTCCAACTGTGATTGGTCAGCGTTACAGATAACCCAACCGGGCCGTGCGATAAACGCTTTTTTAACCTTAAACTCGTGAAGGTCTTCGTACCCCGGAGCTGTATGAGGCATACCAGCAGGAATGTTTTGCATATTAGCATCTCCTGAAGAAGATAGGCGACCTGTTGATGTCCCCGTTAAATTAAAGTTAGCACGGAGATGATTATCCATAGCGGTATTTAAGAAGTAACCGCTAAATTTTTTAGTCATCTCTTTAGTACGCTTACCTTCAAAACCTTTAGCTTCAGGGTCGTACTTACCACGTCTCTTTTGCTCAAGATAATCTTCTGTACGACCGAAAAAGGTTTTAATAAGTATAGACGCCTTTCTGTATTTACGGAGGGTTTGTGTAAAGGGAGTATTGATAATGGAAAGAGCGGCGTCGCCTGTCGTTGCTTCCTCGTCCCCGTCATCTTTACCCCCTATCTGAAAGCCCATAATATTTGGTTTCGGGTACTTAAACTCCTGGTATAATAAATATTCAATCTGTTTAGGCGATTCCCAATCATAAGACTTACCACCACAAAGTTGTACGAGTTCGTCTTCATACTTCTTTAAAATGGATTCAATCTTCTTACGGGATTCATTGACCCAGTTTACATTTACAAGGAACCCGTTGTGCTCCATTTCAGCAAGGGGATACAGTGCGTTCGTCATAATCCAATGAGCTATCAGCATGTCTTCCTCAGCAAATTTCTGAAGAAAGATTTTAAAGATTTGTAGCGTAGCGTCGGCGTCAGCACAGTTGTACGGAGCCATAACATCTAAGCTCGTTACTTCCCATTTAGACTGAATGATGTTACCATATTCGTCAATAACATCTGGTGTGGACTTCATGTCAGTCTCGTAGCCACCTAAGTCAGTATACTCAGCAGCCAATGGTTTTAAGCCGTAGCCGTAAGCGCCTTTCCCAGGATTTTGCATTCCTGCCATGAGCATCGTATCTCCGGCAAGGTTTGTGCAAAAGATATTATTAACAAGTTTTAAGAAGTAAATATCAAATGCTACATTATGACCTGTAAACTTAATTACCTTCGATTCTAAGAATCGTTTTAGGTCATCGTAATAGCCTTCAGGGTCTTCTTCAAACGGTATGCAAAGTGCAGTACCCTTAGCCCAGGCAAAGCTTACGCAGCGCAATTTCGGTGGGTGTTTAAGAGAAAACTCTGTTTTTGGATGTATCTCACGACCATTGGTCTCAATATCAAATGCGTGTACAAGTTTATTAAGCCGTGGGTCGGTTAGGTGGTTGTCTACCCACTTTTTAAACTCGGCAGGAGATTCACACATATAATAACGTCCAGGAGGCTCAATATTACCACCTTTAGAAAAGCGTTCTGCTTGGCGTATTGCTGCTTCTACAGAGCTACGCACTTTAATATCTTCAACATATTTTGATGGAGCATAGGTTACAATAAGTTTAGACGCCCTTGTATGTTCACCAGTAAGACTACCGGTATCAGGGTCTCGCTTTGCAATTGGGTCGACCTCGTAGACCCTATTAAAAATCTCTGTAGCTGTACCTTTAAGCCCAAACGGTACAGATGCCGCTTTGCCTAAACAAAGAATTACATCTGGCTCAATGCGTGAAATCTCTGCTTGCAAGAACATTTCACAGCACTGCACAGTATGTTTAGTAGGGTCAGATTTACTTACGCATTTTGCAACAGGCGTAATGTAAATCTTATTTGCAGTAACATATTTATTGCACCATTCGGTAAGTAGTCTCCGAGCTTCTGGGTCCATCAGCTCTGTTGTAGAGTACGGACTAGGAACCAATATCATAATGATGCGCTCTGTAGCCGTCTCTCTACGTTTATTGCCGATTTCCAATTTTTCCTCAGTAAAATGGGGACTGCACTCGTCTTTTAATTTACACTTACTACAATTAAATTCAGCCGCTTTTTTACAGGAAGTCCGCTTTTTTTTAGCAAGCGTACCCATAGGCTGATTAGGGTCAACAGGAGGTAACGCCGGAGTACCCATACCGGGAAGAGGTACTTGCTGACCGCTACTGTTCAATGCCAGGACACTCTTTGCTATCCCGAACGACACACGATGTAGGTTTGAAGCTATTTCCAGGTGTTTCATCGTATTGCTCTAATACTCCTCTCCTAAATTCTAAAATGCGGACACTTTGCCGCTCTATTTTAACGACCTTTGTTGCCTTGCCTTTCCCATCAGGGACAACAGCTCCACAAGCAATTAACTGTTCATAAATGGTATTAGCTGTATACTTAATACCTTGACCAGTAATCTGTGTACGCATACGGTTAACTTCAGCTAAAGCCTGAGTGCCAAGTAAGTAAACCCTTTTTGGCGTTATCCAGCCAATACGTTTAGCTGTCTCAGAATGCTCTGTAGACATACAACCGCTTACACCTTCTAAGTAAAAATTACGAGAAGCTAAGAGGTCAGCTACAGTTTCAATAAAGATGTACCCGGCTTGTTCCTGCTTGGTAGTAAGGTTCATAGTAGTTAAGATATTATCAATACCTTGATAGTATTTCGGTGTTAAATCTTCGAGCCCTAAGAACTCGGCTACTAAATCCCAGGCAATAGAGTTAGCTGCAAGGGACTCACATACACGCCCATGTGCAGCATTGAATTTCATGCGCCTTTCAGCAAGTAACTGGTCATATTCATGACGCCGTATTTTCTTCTGTGCTAAAAACTGAATGAACTTACTCATTACGCCAGGCAGATGCTTAGCATAACTTTGAGCTACAGTGAGATGTGCTGAGTCGCCGCGCCCCGGAATTTTAAGCAACATGATACGAGAAATTACGGAGGCTTCACCTTGGGGTACGTCTTCAGCAGTTGCAATCATATTACCTCGGATATACCAAGTCTTACGTGCGTTTAAATCTGCCCCCATACGACCACGGCCGTGTCTATCACCGTAATTCTGTATACAACTGGTAAGAGCTTTAGGATTAACGTCAATACCCTTGTAGTCATCTACTACGTATATCATGTCTTTTAAATAGTACCCATTTTTTTCAATCGCATTTGTAGTAGAACGCCAGGTTTCAAAGTCGCCCGTTTCAAAATCACCGAAGAAACTTGCCATAAGGCCGGTGTAACTTGTCTTAAACGAACCGGTTAAACCGACTACCCAAAGACATACAGGTTTTGCCATAGGAATGAAGTGAGCAAGGGGTGTCCAAAATACGTGAGCAAGGAACGGTAGAGTAATCTCATACGGAAATACCTGAAGCATCTCGTTTCTGATAATCTCTTTAATAAAAGTTAAATCAGAAGGGGGTGCGTCCAAGTGATAATTCTGCATATATGCTGGATTTGCTGGGAGCTCTACTTTTACATCTTCGAGTTCATGAAATCCCTCTGCATCAATATATCCAGTAGGGGAATAAAACTTCTCATCCCTCCAACCGGTATGTGCATAAATGTGCTCCTCGACAGTTCTGCCACTCCGGTATTTAGAGCTAAGTAAAATACACGCTTCACGAAGGTACGATTCACATTTATTTTTAATCCAGATACCAGAACCTAAGGCGTTGGTAATAGCAATACCAAGCTTTTTATCATCCCTAAATTCATCTGTTTTCATCTCAATCCTAGCTGACCTGTACGCTGTAGACGCGCGGAGCAGGATATGTCTTTCGACATCTCCACCATAGTCATCTATGAGAAGGTCACGCTCAATTTCGAGAATAACGTCTGAAATTGGCTCCCACTCGGAGTACCCCTTGGCCTCTACTTTCATCTGAATACCGAAATTAGAAGTCGGGCTTACTACTTTCCTATACTTAATTTGAGACTTGTCTTCAACTTCTTCAAGCAAGGCCTCAACTGATACGCCTGCAATAGCACCGTAACTCTTTAAGAACATCTCCCTGTCAGTAGCGGGAAGCTTCTTAGCGTACTCAATGAGTTTAATCTTAAGCGCTGCCTGTTCTTCGATAGTAGCATCTGCTGCTTGGTTTGCCAACATCTGCCCAATCCAGGAGAAAGCGGGACGACGGGAGTTAAAAACTTCATTGAGGTCAGCAGCGTTATGGTCTGCTGCCCAATCTGCCGGGTCTGCACCTACTTTGTAATCAGACGGCATAATGATGAAGGTTTGTGGGTGCTCTTCAGCAATCTTGTATGAGTAGTCAATACCTCTATCATCATTGTCAGGGAAGAGGTAGACGTCTGTTTTGCCCATGTCAAGCAATACACTTACACCAGAGCCTAAGTTTGTACCGCCACTAAAGCAGTAAATGGGCGTCCGGGCAGTCTCATCGGCTTTAAAACAAAGGCTTGACAGTGCTCCAACGTCAAACTCTCCCTCAACAAGGATAGCTACATCATTCATAGCTCCTTCCATATTCCAGCTAAAGTACCCAAGTCTATCATTTTTGCTCAGTTTTTTACCGAGAAACATAGTGCATTTTTCACCATTACGTTCGCGGCTGATATTACGGAGTTTAAGCCTTGTGAACTCAGAGTAACTGGAACGATAAAAGAAGATGATAGCCCCTACTGCAAGAGGTTCAGAGCGTCTGTTTGGTAAGAAGTCGTCAGCATATTGTTCATAGTAATTATTATCCATGAGCCAGTTTTCAACTTCTTTAATCGTTGGATAGTATCCGATAGGCGCAGTCGAAATAGTGCGTACATCAATATGTCTCGACGCCAAATAAGTACGAAGCCCTGCTGCATCTGGTGACTCTTCTAAGAGTTTATTGGTCCACTGATAAAATTTAGTGATAGCTTCATTTTTATTTCTGTCTTTAACTTGTTGTTCTGTTTCTTGTAAAAAGCCTTTTTGTACTAACCAATAATTAGCTTCGGTACGAGTATGGGTATTCGGAAGCCCAGAGTTCATTACAAGTTCTACAAGGCCCCCGCCAATACCTTCGGCAAAGCAATACCAGCGTTCACGTCCTTTAGCATCTAAGTAAATACCTAAAGATTTCTGGTGTCTGTCTTGATGAAATGGGCAAAACCCTACTGCACCAGCTCCGCTTATACGCCAGTCAAATGTATGGTTAGGAAATACGGCTTCAAAAGCTTCTAAGAGCATAGTCATTTATCCTTTCTTGTCAGATTTAGCTGCATTGTTTATCAACTCCCCAGCTATTAGGATAATATGTGTTTACTTAAATTTTACTTATTTTACTAAGCTCTTTAAGTATACCACAAATTATCTTGCAGGGCAAGAGTCTTTAAATGTGCACCACTGACATTTGTAAGAAGGAGTTGCTGGCCATACTAAAGAGCTGTCGCATTCGTAAAGCTTATTTTCAAGATACCGCAGAGTATTATTGTAAAGCATCATAAAATGCCATACCTCATACGGCGTTAATTTTGCCCAGACGATTTTTTTACGCCTAATAAAATTAAGAGCTATATATGTTTGCTTAACCGGCATCTTATATATAGCTTGGAGCATTACAGCATAAAGGTTTAGCTGAATATTCTCTTTTACTTTATGAGAAGAAGATGCAGACTTATTAGTCTTATGGTCAATCACATATAAAGTCTGTGTATTTTTATCGTAGGCCCAAAGGTCAATCGCTGAGCGTAAGAATGTTTCACGGGCGCCAATCGGGGTAAAAGAAGAACGCCCAAAAAGCCTCGTTACTCCATATTGTTTCTCTGTTCTAAACTTCGTAATTCCATGGTCAGTTAAGAAGTTTTGCCACTTATAGGCAAAGTCTAACATGTAATAACCGAAGCTCAAGAGTTCATCCTTTATTATACCTTTTGGGTCTTTAACTGAAAATTTCGGATAATACTTGTTTACAAGGTCCTCAAAGGTAGGAAAGTCAGGCTCTGGTAAATGCAGGAGGTCTGCCATAATCAAATGGGTAAGGCTTCCGAGCACCAAAGAATTAGTGGACTCTTTCTCACCATCTAAGTACACAATCTTAAATTTATGCAAACAAGTTAGAGCTGTCTCAACACGAGAACAAGACCAGGGGAGGTACTTATCCTCCCCTAGTGTGCTGTCAAGCCCTGTATCAACGGTATGGATTGTTTTATCCGTACTCATTGCTTTTCTACATCCGGTTTTACCAGTTTATCATACTCGATATCCAAGTATTTACGGCTGGCAATAAAATCAGCCACATGTACCAGGAACTGTTCTCTGTTGCCTGGCTTCTGGTTCCCCCATTGGCCCATATGGCTAATAACAAGACGAGCAATGATATTACCCATCTTTTCCTGACCAATCTCTTTACCAAACTTAGCAATCTCTTGAGCAGCTATGTTCGGATGCGTACGGAGTGTTGTGCCCACTTCTTCTACGCCCTGTTTAAAAGTGTCGTGTAAAAGCGCTGCTGCAAATAACAAGTCTTTTTCTGTACTCTTGAGTTGTAAATACTCAAGCTCACTGATATCATGGACTAACGTTGCCACTGCCATAGTATGACGGAGAAGACCCCCATATCCTTGGGAAAATTCGGGATGATACTTGCCAGAAGCACTTGCTGGAATCCTTGCAAAATAATCCGGCACTTTTGTTTTTACGAAGCCCTCTACGAAGCTTTTTACTAGAGGATTCCGTATCTTTTCAATGAATTTCAGGTAGCTTACCCAATCTTCATTTTGTTCGACCATGGCGGGGTCGACTACTTCCTCTCTGCTCATACAGTACCCCCTTTAACATCCGTACCTTGAGTGCTCTGTTTTTGCATCTCATAACGAATAGCGTCATCTTGAAACTTTGCAATAAACAAAGAGTACACAAGGCAATCTACTACACGAGAATCAGACTCATTGCACAAAAAGTCTTTAGAAAGTGCTATTTCGTGCTTATCTTTTAAAGTCATGCATACTTTAGCTGCTGCTTTATAAGGATTAGTTTTATATAAGTCTGGAAACTGGCGTCTTGCAATTTGCATAATATTGTAGTCCCAAGTATCGCTATCCCCGTAAGCCTCATTTTTATAAGTGAACATCGGGTATACTTTAGAGTCCATAAATTCTTTCATCCAAGTAACTAAGGGGTGTTCAGCTAATCCTACAAGATTTTTTGTAGCTCGTTCCATAAGATTACTCCTCTCTAGCTAAAAATTTAGTAATTTAATAAAAAGCCCGTATAGGCTATATTTATTTGTACAGCAACTATACGGGCTAATTAAACTGAAATTAGAACGGTACTTCTTCCGGTGCTAAATCAGAGCTTGAGCCGAAGCTTTCCATGATATCCGAGCTCATAGATGCCATTGAAGACCCCAGGGCACCAGCTACAGGGGAAACCTGAGAAGCTTTACTTGCTACCTGAGCTTTGTGGTATTCCATAGTTTCACGACGAAGGTCACGTACCTCAAGGAATACATCTTTGAATTCCTGTTCCAGTTCAGGAGGAAGCAGAGGCTCGCCCTCTACCGGCGGAATCACATCTAATTTATACACGAAGTATTTTACTCCAATTCTTGGGTTAGTTACTTCCTCGGCAGAAAGCATAACTTTAAACATGTATACCGGTTTGCCACGATATTTGCTACCCAATGCTCTCAACGCACGGTCAAGTTTAGAACCTGCGCGGTAACTGGTTTTAGAAAGGATGATGCGTACAAGGTCATACGGATTGTTCCCAATAGCGGCTACAATTTGATACTGAGGCATGCAGCGATTTGGTACATCAAAATTATTAAATTCACAGCTATCACATCTACCGTAATTTGTACCGCATTCGCCCGGTTCATTATAGGTTGGGCAGGAGCATTCAATGTTGCTGCCACCTTCTTCACGAGGCGGGAATTTTACGCGGGAACGCCAGGTACGCATAATGCGGATTTCAACTTTTTCACCAAGACAAGCTTTTGTTACATCGTTTACCAGAGTGCCTGCATAAATATCAGGGAAACTACGGTCCTGGACTTCAGGACTCAGGGACTGCATTAATTTCAGTAACGGATACTGGCTTAAACTGCGTCTTTCATTTTCAAGACCAAAATCAAGCTCGGAGTCATCAAAGGTGCTATCCAAGAATTCAGTAACCGGGGTAGCGGCGGGTGCGTCAACACTTTTCAAAACTTCTTTTTCTTTTGCCATTTTTCTTAACCTCACTTTAACACTCTGCAGTATTAATACTGCTATTTGTTTATAGTATATCACAAACCGTTACTTAGTGTCAACTACTTTTTAAGATAAAAAATCAGCGTGCCCACTAAGAGACACGCTGAATCTATGTATAAGGCCTACAATGCAGCCTAATCCTCAACCCCTGCGGTAATTCCGGTTGAGCCCCGCTCGGTTTAATTTCTTAAATCGATAAGTCAGAGTTAGGATTTCGTAACTAACATTAGGGACTAGAAACTTAGAATCTGAGATTTGCTAATAAACTGAGAGACTAGAAATTTATCTACTCACGTGCTAATCTTTTTTAGCATAATGCCAATCTCTTGTTCATCTATCAGAGACGGATTATACCTACAAATTCAATATTATTAGTTTTACCGGACTTAATTTAGGGTTACTACGCCTTGCAGGCCATTATAAGCTATTAGATAATTTTATCGAGGTTTATAAAGCCGTCATCTACCTCAACCATTGTAATAGCATTGCTCTCATTAATCAGCGGGTTAAGCTCCGTCATTAAAAAGAGGCTAATGTTGCTTATCCTCTCAGGTACGGAAGCATCAACCAAGAAGAGCGGTTGTGCTTGAAGTTTCTGCAAATCTTCTGGAGGAGTAGAGTTTGTGATATTAGCAGTCAAGTTTTTGCTGTTATAATTCGTGGCCGCTTTATTTGCAGCGGCGATAACACGTGTTAACGCTGAATCGTAGTTTACGAAAATGGTGTTAATGTCACGGGAAAGTACCAAAGCATCGGCTACAGTGATTTTCCCAAAGTAATCACCGGTGTCGATGTAAGTTTCCGTATTAGATTTATTAACAGCTTGTTTAACCTGCCGATAATATTTAATTAAATCACTAATTGCCTGTACGTCACTTGCAATGACTTTAGCTGCATCTTTTTGGTTGGTGGTGAGGTCTTTACTGTTGCTTAAAGGAGACAGCGTTTTAGTATGAGTACCACCATAGGTTTCAATGTGTGTAATCGCCTTGTTAATGCGGCCTTCCAGGGTTTTAAGTTTTGTCAAAGCTCTTGCTACAGATATCATTGCCATACTATGCACAACCTTTCATTTCTTGATATTCTGATTACTTAAGTCACTGATTAGGGGAGGCCCGTAGCAGTCAGGTACGGCTCCCGACTGCTACAAAACCTAGAGGTCAATCTCAGAAGGCACAGATTATTCTGCGTCTTCAACCGGGGTGTAACGGGATACCAGAGCAACTTTTTTGCTGCGCGGTACGGTTACAGTACGGGTGTCGTTCGGAACGCGGAATTCACGTTCTTCACGTTCTACCATTTTCAAAGTACCGATATCCGGGATGCGTACGCTTTTGCCTTCCTTAACAGCTTCAGCAACAGCAGCGAATACTACGTTGATTACAGCTTCGGCTTCATAGCGTTTTACGCCCAGTTCTTCAGCTACTTTAGATACGAATTCCTTCTTAGTTAACATATTTGCCATTATTAGGTTCCTCCTCGGTATTTACTGCAAGTCTCGGCCCAGTAATGGGAAACGGCTTGCAACTTAATCTGTACCGATACCGCTCCGGTAACTCTCGTTTAGGATTGGCCGGTACTGTGTGAGTAAAGATGACACCTACTTGTGGTAGGTACACCCTATTGTCTGGAGAGAGTCTAAGCAGTTCGCTCAGCTGTCCAAAGACTCTATCATACATTATACCGGCCTCATCGAGAGTTAAGAGATTTTCAGAGGATTCCACCATCTTTTTACAAAATGGAGGCTTTGTAATGACAAATGGGTAAGGCTCCCAGGATAAGCCTTGGTCTACTGATGTAGTTTGTTCTCCCATATTACCTCTTTGCCCTTTCTCGTGATTTCTTCGGTACTTTCTTGCTGATAGGTTTGGCTCCCTTGGCAATCTGTGCCATAGCATAAGCGTCAGTAATGTCATTACAGATGTGGGTGAATCCCCATCTTTGTTTTACACCTTCCATTACTTTCTTCTTATCTGCAGCACCGCTGCCTGTTGCCACTTTCTTAACGTACGTCGGTGCAACTAAACTATAGTCAATACCGAGCGTACCCAAGTGGTATTCAATGACGCCACTGAGCTTTCCTAGCTTAAAAGCTGCAAACTCAGATGCAAAAGCTGCACCTTCCATAACAACATAGATATCATCTATAGGATATGATAACACAACTTCATCCAACTTGTCAAGTAATTTTTTTAATCTTTTATAAAAAAATTCGTGTGGCGCTCCAGCTTTAATGGAGATAGCGACAAGCGGTTCATCAGAGTCATCTCTTAATACGACGAGACCAGTTGAAGAATACGATGGGTCAATACCGACAAAGTACGTATAATTCTCTACATTGATTTCACTTTCTTCAGTTAAGTATTCGGGTGTTGCGTTTCGATTTTTTTTGCGCATCTATCCACAGCCTCCGCTAAGTCTGAAGCATTACGGTCGTACCAGCCGTCCTCAATCATCTGTGTCCTTAAATACCGGTTTCCTGTCTGTTTAAGCTGTTCGTACTCTTTTGACGTAAGTTGCATTTTGTTACAGATTTCTGCTTTTTCCATCTGGTGGCTTCCGTTTAAACCAAGTTCCATATTAAGAAACTCAGCAAGACCGGCATCAGTCTCACCTAGCGTTTTAATACAGTTCTCCAAATATTCAAAAAACTCCTGGGTCAAGAACTCAGCTTCCGCACTAGGTTTAGTCGGTACGCCTTTTTCGTTATACGGTTCCAGGTCGTCTTCGTCATCATTTGGGGTCTGATTCAAACTTTTAATACGTGACACTGCTCTGTTAAGTATTTGTAGTTCTACCAACACTTTGTGGCTGATATGTAACTTCTCCATAATCTCTTCGTCCGTCAAACCAAACATAGAGTATTTAATGTAATTGAAGAGTCGCTCTTTAGCGTCCCTACCAATCCCCATGCCTGCCATCGGTAAAAGTTCATTACGAATTTCAATATACACCATTTTGACTATCCAAGAATGGGCGTATGTCAAAAACTTAACCTTACGAGTCTCATCAAAACGGATAGCCGCTTCATAGAGCCCCACTGCACCTGCTTGTAAGATATCATCCGAATACCAGTTCCTTTGTGTAATGTCACCAATTTTTTTTAAAATATATTTATAGTGTTTACACAAAAGCAAGAAATTTCCGGTACGGTCACCAGACCTTATCATACGGATAATTTCTTCATCCGAAATGTCAGGTACCTTGAATTTACGAAGCTCTTGAGTAAGAGGGCTACAAAATCCCAGACCTCGGCGTTTAGCCTCTCCTGTATCAAGAACATCAAAATCCTTATGGTTTTTAACCAAAAATTTGGATACGTTAAATGGTGTATGCGAGATGTCCACGTCTTTTGGAATCACGTCAGTACGGCGAGACCTACGTGCTGCCCCTGGAAGATTAGAGGCACCTACTTCGTCTGTCTCTGTTACGTCATCGTTTTTAAGGGAGTCCCTAAGAGCCTTAGGAAGTACCTCTTTATTCTTGAAATTGAACTTCATGATTACCTGCCAATTTGGTTATATTTCCATTTCTTGGTAGATATTATACCATATTTAGTTCAATTTGTCAAGCATAATTTATTAGTAATTTTCTGTAATTAGCTGTAATTACTAAAAATCAAAAATAAAGAAAATAGGAGAGCTCACGCAGTAGTTTACTACGCTAACCCTCCTATAATATACTTATACCTCTTTTGACTCTGTATCGCCTTCAAGATATTTTTCTTTTTCGTTTTTAAAATCGTACACCATTTTTTGAAGTTTATGGCGTACAAGTGCATCTAAGTTTGTCATTGTATATCCATTATTTTCAAGGCTTATCAAGTAGTACAAACTGTAGGGTTCTGAAAGCTCCAAGGTATTAGTATGTAAATGTCCATGAATATTAATGTCATGTTCATGAAAAATTTTTGGCTCATGAGTAAAGAGAATATCGAGCCCTCTGTATTTCATGGATAGACTATCGACTGCTAAGTCAAACCCATGCTTCATGTAGTACATTAAAGATTTCTCATCGTGATTACCACGGACGAGAATCTTTTTACCGGGAAGTTTAGCTACAACATTATCAAGATAATCTTTGACATGCCAAGTTACATCTCCTAAATGGATAACGATATCCTCTGGCCGTACTACTTGATACCAATTATCAATAATCCTCTTTTCAAAATCTTCAGGTCGGTGACAAAGTTTAATCATATTTGCATGGCCAAAATGAGTATCTGTGGTGAGCCAGATTTGCTGAGGCTGTTTAACTTCCTCACACATATTCAGTCCTCCCATCCTTTAATTTTATAAGTACCAGCATCGGTATAACCAGATGCTAAAGCAATAAGCATATAGCTGGTAAGAAAGAAATAATAATATAATACCCAGGTAATATCAAATACCTTAAACAGTCCTGCGAATAGGATAATAGTAGATAGTGCTTGCATCCCGAAAATAGTTTTATAGCCCTTAAACAGTGAACAATAAAACTCACTTAAAGTATGAAATGCACCACTCGCTGTAATTACATAGAAAAACAAAGCTACAATCTGCATTACAACTACGTCTTCTTCAGCAATAATTCCAAAGAATTTATCGCCGACAAACATGGCGGACGCCGATACATACAGCATAAACAAAAGCCATAACAAGACCTGCATAAAGGGTTTTACTGTATATGCGCTTGGCATTTTACGATTATAGGTATATAACATTCTTACTCACTCCTTATAGTGTTTCCATACCGTCAATAAAGTCGAGGTAATCAGCCTCTTCCGCTGCTTGAGCTGTTTGTCGTGCCTCAACTTCTGCCGGAGTTTTAGGTTTCTTTTTGCTTTTAGTTTTGTGTACAACTACGGACCCGCCTTTGCCTAACAAGATGTTAAGGTTCTGCTCCCTGATGTAAGTAGAGATTTTACCTTTTTCCCGCTGCAATAACTGTATGCCTTCGTCGTACGTATCTTCACATACGAGGTCAATATAAAGAGCTGTACCGTTCATACCGATTCGATGTTGACGGTCTTCGGCCTGCATACGTTCTTCAATACTTGGTGTATTCTCAAAAAAGATAGAGTTTACTGGGCCTACTTCGCAAGTAAAGTCATTTCCTCTACACTCTGATGAAATTTGACAAATGATGATTTTACGCTTACCCTCTTTAAACTCGCGCTTAATCATTGCTCTACGAGCATCGTCTACACGTCTGTCAAGAACTGTGGCCTCAATGCCCTTCTGGTATAAATATTCTTTAATCTTTTTAAGTACGTATGTATGTTTTGCCCAAATGAGGAAGGACTCATTAGACCCTTTAAGAATATCCCACATTTCTTCATATTTTGGACTGTTTAGCCAGATATACTCACCATCATCAGTTCTAATAACCCCGGCTGTGACTTGCTGGAACTTCTCTAACATCGTCACTACATAATCCACTGTAACTTTCGGGTTTCCATCAATGTCATACATACCGCTCTCGCTTACGAGATTCGTTTCTGAGAGGGTTTTAGACATCTGCCCTAGTAAGTTATCATACCACATATACTGAGCCTCATAAAGAGGCAGTTTTCTAGTCTGGTACACCTTGGGTGGAAGGTCTAAACACTGCCATTTGGTGCGGGAAAACGCATAAAAATACGCCCTTTGTTTAAGCTCATCTATATGTTTATAACCTTTTATATATTTACCAAAAGGTGCGACGCCATAGTCAATATACTGGTTTGCAAACACATATTGATTTGTACCAAACAGTGTTGGGTCTATAGCTAAAAACTGAGAGTACAGGTCTAACGGATTACCAACATATGCCATACCCGTGAGGGCAACACCGTAAGGTATCGACTGGCAGAGGCCTGCCGTAGCTTGTGTACGTTGTGCTTTAGGGTTTTTAATTTTAGTAGCTTCGTCTAAGATAAACATATCAAAGACTGCGTCCTCTAAATCTCCATAGAGGGAATGCAGCCCTTCATATGTAATCAGTGCAAACGAAAACTTATCGTGCGGTACAGACGCTATCTGCATTCTTTTCTGACTAGGTGTACCGCTGATAAGATAGACCTCAGCATCTGGTGCCAGTGTTTTAATTTCTGCTGACCATTGATACAAAAGAGACCTTGGGGCCACTACTAAAACCTTGTGAATACCGCCGAGCTTTGCGTCTGCATGTCGTAGTTTCGCAAGTGTGATAGAAGTGTACGTCTTTCCCAAGCCCATATCGAGCCATAAAGCACACTTTGGTAAATTAAGCGCAAAAGCGAGAGCCTCTTTCTGATGCTGGAACGGCTCCCATACGTAATCAATAGTAGTAGGCAACGTAACATCGCGTTTCCCATCTTTGATGCCTTGTTGAAGCTCCAGGAGTCTTCTTGCTACTACTGACATGTGACTTACCCAGGTAGCAGTTTCTGTATCCTGCATAGCTAAATAATCTTTATAATTATGCCATACATCGACAAACGTGGCCATAGTCGCTGGGACCGTCCAATAGTTTTTAGAAGGATAATATTGTGTTTTATGTAACACCTTTTTAACTTGTTGAATCTCAGCGGCACCTCCATTAAATACAAGGTACTCACCGCGTTTGTAAAACTGCATAATGTCACTCCTTAACTGCAAAATAAAAATTTAATACTTTGTCTAACCAATAGTCTTCATAGCTTACAAGGAGCTGAAATAGTAAGAAAAGAAGAGCGAGGATTATTAGGAGTACGGTTTGCTTACTCATAGGCGGCACACTACCCTATAAATGATATCCCTTTGACCACCTGTAAGCCCCTCCATACACTCAGTCCACCGTTCTTCTTTGTTTAACTGGTACCGTTTTGCAAAGCTAACGATGTAGTTAGGCCTTGGCTTATTAGGCACTTCCAAAACCTTTACTACCCTCTTGCCTATAGTTAGGCTATCGAGTATCTCTTTGAAACTCTTAGGTAAAACAGGTTTATACTCCTCAAGGTCTGATGGAATGCGATTTTTAAGAATAAGCTTAATATCTGGGTAATCTTGGTCAGTTATTACCTGATAAAATGCAAGTAATCCTAAAAGGAAACGCTCAGGCGTAAGCCTTTTAAGACTACTAGCTTTAGACTCGTCAACCACAACCGTATACTCCTCTTGTCTAATCTCTTCCATCTGTACCAACTCCTTCTGCAGCCCGAATTTTACAAAGTTTATTACATTCCTTTGCCATTTTAATAGCAGATGCTACATAAGCTGAAATACCTGGATTTTCAACAGCGAGGATGTCCTTCGCCTTTTTGAGCCTCCTGATAGCTGCTTCAATTTGAACCGAAGCTTGCTTTAATACAACAGAGCGATTACTCATACTCTCATATCCTTTCTTTCTCTTAATTTAATCTCAGTAACTCTAAGATATGCTCCTCGATATACCTAAAGAACTCCCCAACAAACAAGGCGTCCCAAAACCAGGTAAAGGCTAAAAGTGTGACGCCTATTAAGACTAATTGCCAAATCTTCATAAACAGCCTCCCATATTAATGGCTAGGTGGCCTTACGATTACTTCTACGGTACGCCTACCCCAGATAAACGCATCTTCTCTCGATGGCATTGCAATATCAATAATGTTTTCATTGATAGCACTGCCAGTATCGTGAGCAATGCACCAGCCAATGCCTGGTACGTATACTTCACTTTGCCACGGGATAACATTCGGGTCTACTGCGATAGTACGGTATGCTATTGCAGGGTTCCCATCTGCAGCAATACCAGTACCAGATGCATCAATCGGGTCATGAGTCCAGTATGCTGTAGCCTCTACAACCATTTTGTAATCATTGGCTGCATTATATCCACGCTGGGGAGTCGGCTGACCCGGAATCGAGCGAGGCTCCGGCAATGGAGTAACTGGTTCAGGTGCTGGCTCTGGCTCTGCTACTTCAGGAATTGCACTTTCCTGAGGCATTGTTGTAAGCTTACTTGCTATATTTGATACTGGAGACCCGTATTTTGCTATTAGAGTCTCAGATGTAATTGTGGGATGCTCTGGTACAGGCTCTGTACTCAAAATGCCATTTGCTGAGTACACGATGATTCCCAGAGATACACCGAGTAGAGATGCATAAATATAATTTTTAATTTTCTGCTTCATTTAAACCCTCCTTTTATTATATACGTCAATAATTTCAAGCTCCTCCCCAGCTTTGGTCGGTATTTTAATAAAATTGTCTATCTGACAATAATACGGTTTATGGTGCCAAGTCGTCTGATGGTCAATATGAAAATGACCAAATATCCAAGCTTTGAAGTCCCCTACAAGTGCAAATGGTGTAAGTCTGATAGCAGTCGGGTCATCTGTTTTCTGACCCCAAGTAGCTGTATCGTATGCCGGTAGGCATTCTGCTTCTAACCGATTTACAACCGGCTGAGGACAAGTATGGCTCAAGATATAGTCAACTTTGAGGTCGTGACTCTCAAAGTTTTTCATAGCATAGTCCGCTTCATCCTGACTTAATTCTTCTTGAGGCCACCAGGTCTTACCCTTCGTGCGATATTTTTTATCGACCGAAAGCCCACCACCAATCGTTAAAAACGTAAGTCCATCTAACGTATAAATTTCACCACGCATCAAATGATACACATGTGCTGCCACTTGCTGTACATAGCCACCCCACTTAACAGATTTCTTGACAGCGTTAAGCATATCAAAGTTCTCGTGATTGCCATCTAAGAACAGGAAAGTAATGGTAGTATTCTCAGCTAAACTATTAAAACAGTCTTGAAGTTCTGACGAATCCTCTTTAGCTACACCAAAACCGTCCTTTTTCTTGTACCCCTTGGCATTATGCCAAATAAAACCGAAGTCACCGGTACAAATAATGTAAATCGGTTCATTATCTTTAAGGCACCTGTCAATAGTGCCATCTTCATTAAGCTGGCGCACCAAGAGCGGTACTTTGTAGTAATCGTATGCTCTATGAATATCACCACACACAAAAATCATTATACATCAACCTTTCTATACATCCAGAAGCCCATTGTCACGCCAAGGCACGAGGCTTCCATCTTTTTTAACTTCGTATAATTCTTGATTAGAGCTTCCATAATAAGGAATAGCCGAGCTACGCAGTTCTTCAATGTACGGGCCAACCTTAACGTAATCGAAATAAACTGCATAATCCGGTACTATCTCTTTAAATCTATCTAAGGTATTACCTGTATAGAGGGTCACCGTGAGCCCTAATTCGTGGGCACGTCTTGCGACCCATTTTACTGCATCAAGTTGTAACGTCGGCTCCCCACCACTTAAAGTAATACCGGTAGTAGACGCTGTACGCATCTTCAGGAGCGGCTCAAGACGACACTCCCTCCCACCGTTTAAATCGTGTGTCCCAGGGTTATGACAATTCTTACAGTTAAACTTACAGCCTTGGAATACTAATACCAGGTTGACCCCTGGCCCATCCGTGATGCTATCCAATAAAACTGTGTTTAACCTTGCCGTAACTTCTTTACTCATAATACTACCTCCCGAACCAATGTGGTACTTAATATTATACCTCTAAGTGAAGTGACCGTCAAGGTCCTACTTCGATAACTTGTATACCACCACCATACTGGTCCATCCTCTCTTCAGAATCATCCCTGCTCTGACCTACAAACTTAGGATTTGGAGTTATTTTCTCAGATAAAGCCGACTCAGTATCCTCTTGTTTTTCAAGTTTAGGATTCCGAGACACTGCACCAGTTATTGGGTCACAATATGCTAAATAATCTGGTGGCAACTCTTCTTCTGGCTCTGGAGCTTCCAATGTATCAAAGTAACCAGCTCTAGCCATCTTGCTAATATTATGAGGGAAGAAAAAATGCTTCTTAAACCGCTTATCATTATTACGCAAAAGCCTGTCTATTTGTACAGGCTGCCCGTGTCTATTTACAAAAAAGATGTTAAATATATCTAAATAATCAAAATTTAAGAAGTACAAATTGTAAGTATGGAAGTCGTCTATGTTATCACACGGAACATAACGAGTTTTACGGTCTGCACAGTAAATCTTAGCAAACTCAATGTAAGATTCAATTACTCTATTAGAGTCAGACTCGATACCCTTAGGCATTACCCCACCATATACATAAAGTGTAGCTTTAGCACAATCAGAAGTAATAGCTTTAGCCTTCTCTAATTCTCGTTCGTCCTTATAGTTTTCATGCCAAATTTCGTTATTCTGATACATTTTCATCGTCTCCTTTTCTAGCTGCATTTCTCAGTTCTGGGAACCTATTTAAAACTTTTTCTGAATTAGCACTCCAATCAAATACAAGTATTTTCTCAATAGCACCATCCGACTTTATAGCAAACAAGATGCCACCACTGCCAAATCCATAATTATCATAGACATAAGGTTCGCTACCACTTATAATAATATGCATAACATCATTTTCCTTGTCATACTCAAATCTGGGCTTAGCATCTACAGGAAGATAATACTTGTCGTGATTAACATACAAGTTAGAATATAGTGCAAAAAACGGACCCTGTTCAACTTCGCCTTTACCATTTAAGGATAAAATTTTTAACTTGTTTAAACTGCCTTCTAAGATTTCAAATTTTACACAAGCAGTAGTCTTTTTGTAGATATGGTTGTACTCTGCCACTACTTTCTTGTACTCTGATTTAGGTACAACAAAAACAGTATCTTTAAACTGAGGTTTGTCACCTTCACCTCCATGCGCAGCCATATATGCTCTGACTAATACAAAGTCTCCTGCAGATGTGTAATTCGGATTCATAAACATTATATACCACTCCTTTGTAAAAATAAAGATATAAATTAGAGGCTCTCCCGGCCTAGTCTGGGAGGGCTATGTGATAACTATTTAATTTCTTTTTTAGTTAAGGGAATACGGTCTGCACCCTCAACAGCATATGGAGTAACGACCGCCAAATTATAAGCACCAAGGTCCTTAAGGATATAAATTGTCTCAGCACTTACAACCTTGCTAAATAAATACAGCTGTTCGTAAGTTTCTTTTACGCGAGCTAATTCCCGCTCTATCTGAGACTCTCTGACTACCCTACGAACAGACATTACCTCAGAGACAGACGACAACATCTCCATCGTAAGCTTATACTCCACCAAGTGTAACGGTTCGTGAGCTGCGACTACTTCAACAGCTGGTGGTGTTTTCTTTGGATGGTCATGTTCTAAATCTTGTTCAATACGTCTGTACGCTAAATCACTTGTTAATATATGCATAGCTATTTCTCCTCTCTATTATCTATCATACGAATATAGTACGCTTGACCTTCACGTAATGGCTCTACTACTAAAGTTATTCCACCTGATGTATCTACTACCCCATTTAACTTTAGTGTATCGTCAATAATAACCTCAACTGGACGAGGGTCTTTGTACTCCTCTTTTAGCTTTAAGACAACTGTATTCAACCTTAAGTGCTCTGAGTATGTTTGAAGTACTAGGACTTCTTTCTCTGAACTACGACCTATATCTGTAGTAGACAACGCCTTAGCCATAATAACTAAACTACAGAAGGCACCTATACATACTGTAGCGACGCCGGTAAGACATATTACAGTGTTAATTATTTTCTTAGTCATATTTAATAATTGGTCCACTCTTAGTCCTCCTTTCTTATACTTTCGATACTGTTAAGTGAATACCGCTGCCAGGTTCATCACAAATACGGTTATATTTATTTTCACCCGGTTCCCCATATCCTTTATCGTTGGGACCAATATAGGCAAGGCCCATGTTAAAAATGTTAGGCAAAATTATTTCTGCAGAAATAGACTCAATGTCGTCAACACTGTAGCCATCATGGTTAATCAACAATTTATAAAACTCTTCTAAGTCCTCAAATATCTTATGTGAGACACCAAGATATACTGCAGATTCTTCCTTTTGAACTTCACCGTCTTCATTGATAGTCGCTGTAAGCCTATATAAACTTAATTTTTCATGTTCTGGCCCTACTATAAGGCTAACCTCTGCTTTCTTCTCCGCTTGCATTAACTCCCGGTAACATTTTTGTGGAACTGTGATTTTCATAACCAATTCTCCTTTCTAAAAAACTAAAAAATTTGTTTTGTAGAGTTTAGTATTACTCTACATAATACTTATACCACATAAAGGAAACGCCCCAGTATCCATGTTGGACGCTGAGGCGTACTCGGGACTAGCCCTTTTTATTTAGTTGTTTATTCAGTGGTGGTGGGGAGGTCTATTACTCCGTACTCGCACAAGTCATCGAGTCCAATAGGAATCCCGAGGTGAGTAGTACGGTCATGGAGCTCGGACAATTTACCGAGGTTAAAGTTTTGTACGGAGCTAAAATAACCAGTTATCCTACGTACACGTCTGATATCGGTAGAGCCACAATTCTGGCACCCCTCCAAGGGGATGATTCCAAGGTGACCACAGTTGTTGCAGAAGTCAATCGGGAAGTTTAGAGCAATGTAGCCTGCATCTGCGTCACATGCTTCATTTACAATTCTCTCGATAGACTCAATGTTACCGATGGGAGATGCACCTAATTCAAGGTACAAAATTGCACCACCAAGTGCATATTTGTGATATGGGCCTTCGAGTTTAATCTTCTCTTCTGCAGTAACTCTAGCAAACGGTGCAACATGACAAGAGTTTACAAAGTAATCTTTATCAGTTACGTGAGGTACTACACCGAATGCACGGCGAGTTGCTTTGAGAAGGGTATGGCAAGCGCTCTCTGCTGGAGTTGCAATTACGCTAAAATTAAGATGATACTTTTCAGTACATTCTTTAGCGTAGTCTGCCATAAACTTAGCGATTTTAAGGCCAAGCTCTTGTGCTGCGGGGTCTTCGTGCTGGCCTTTGCCCATAAGTTCCATCAAAGTTTCGTAAATACCAATATAACCAAAGGCCAAGGTACCATTTTTAAGGGACTCTTCGATGGTCTCGTCGTCAGGACGATATTTAGAATTAAGCCATAAACCCTGCATATTCATCGGTACATCTTTGCGACGTAAGTTTCTCAAGATGTTATATCTGTGAATGAGCTGGCGTTCACAAAGCTGCATAGTTTCGTGGAGTTTATCAAAGAAAGTATCTACGTTGCCCTGTGCTTCTAACGCCAAGTACGGAAGATTGATAGTAACAAAGGCAATGTTACCACGGCCATTGGCTACTTCCGGTCCGTTAACATTAGATGCAATGCGTGTCCTGCACAAATTGTTATTACCGTAAAGTTTTTTATCTTTACCTCTGCGAGTTACCTCGATTTTCATCGGTTGGTCAATTCCAACCCAGTTTAGCGTAACTTTTCATGTGATTATTGCCGTAACATGGTGCGGCCTCTTGGGTCTATTATTTCAAGACCTACGCGTTGCCCCTGGGGTGTACCCCCTTCGGTTCTGATTAGGCCAGTAGCCATTCCAGCTTAATTCCGCACTATTTTCCTAGAAGCTTCATACGGCCTTACTTCTAGTGGGCTGCAAGTCAACCCATATAAGACACTTCTTTACCATATGGAGCATTAAAAGAGCTATCCATGTTAATATACGTTGGGAACATGCGACGAGCAGTAACTTTCAATGCTAATTTAAACAAGTCGTAATTAGGGTCTCCAGGATATCTGTTGACACCTGTTTTAACTTTAAAGAGAATATTAGGAAAGAGTGGTTGCTCTCCGTGGCCTAAGCCAGCATCATAAGCGTTTAAAATTCCTTTGGTAATTCTACGTGCTTTTTCAGACGTATCCATACCAAGAGTAATAGAAGTAAAAGGAACCTGATTGCCCGCAATTATGTTATCGTTAAGCTTTTTATCTTAACTTCTTATAGTCACCTATAAGTTCAGCATAGATTTTCACCGTCGTTTATACGTTACGCCTTGTAAGCGCTACCAAACAAGGGTTAGCCTTTAGCTAACGTGCCCAGCACTCGTGGTAGGATTATATTTATTCACCTACTATGCGTTACAGTGGGACAGAGCCTTTCGCAATCTCTACCCTTACCTCGGTATTGTCTTATAAAAGGTGTGCTACTCTTTCAAATTTGCGACGTAAATAGAAGTCGCCTTTATCAGCATATAAATACTTAGCTATAGCTTTTACGTCTTCTTTCTTGCTCCAAGAAACATGCCATACCGGTGAGTGGTTCTCTTTAGCTGGCTCACGTTTACTAATTTTTACAGCAGTTACATTCAAAGTTGTAACTAAAAAATTATAAACGTCGGTAACTATACGTTCCTGGCCACAATAACCAATCATTCTGCCATTTGCACTAATGGTACCATCTCCGTCAAACAATCCCCGTAATAAATGAGGTTGAAGTTCCATTGATATAGACGGTAAAAACGTTTTAGTTAACTTTCTTGGAACTACGCCATACTGAGCTAAACTTTGTGCTACTTCTGGACTCTTGAATCCAGCAACTTTAAACCGGCCCCTATCATCCCTCAGCGGATTGCTATTGCCAATACACTGATTAAACTTTTCAAGAATATAGGCATCTCGATTTTGTAACTCTAAGCGTACATTATTATCAGGACCTATATTACCGTCTGTAATTAAGAACCCTAAAAAGTAGGCTTTATCAGGTGTGTCAATCACCGAAAAGTAGTCACGATTTAAAGTTGGGTTGTGGTAGTATGTGTTAGCATCAATACCATGTCGTTTAAGCACTGCTAATATAGTATGAGTAGTCACTCCATATTTCTTAGTTAACGACGTAGCTGACACATTCTTAGTATAATCAGCAACTATTTCCTGCTCTGGGAGAGGCCATAAACCACCTTTAGAACGACGAGGAACATTGTTACGTTTTAGGATATTAAATACAGTAACTGCATCTATACCATATCGTTCACCAACAATCCTACAACTTCCGCCATCTAAGTAGTCCCTAATTACATTCTGTTCAGTTACGTCATCTACTCTTCTCATACTATATTCGCCCTTTCATAAGTTTCTCCACCGATTTTGCTGGGTGCAGTTAATAAGTTTCCCTATTAACGGGCCAGGGTCGACCTTGCGTGGAGTGTATTCAGGTTTCCAATAAAGCCTTCACAGGCTTGATAAATTTCGTCGTCTGTTGTATCATCAGAGATGAATTCTGCCATCTCATGGTCAACATCATTTATCCCGATGCCACCGAACTGGCTATTAGCAGCACTCTGAAGTGCGATTGCAGCCAACGCAAACGCAGTGCCAATACGTTTCGGACGACGCAGATACCCATGAGGCATCTTCATATCGTTCAGAAGGTCACTAACTGCAAAGTTTAAACAGTTATAGGTAATCTGGTAGAATCCTAAGTCGTGGATGTAGATTTTACCAGAACGGTGAGCGTCAGCAATATCCGGCGGGACAATTTGATTAAGCACATAAAACTTATTTACGGCTTCTGCAATCTGTGCCATCTTAGATGCCGGAGAAAGCAGCGTGTTTGCATTGTCCTTATTAGTTTCCTTCGAGATTTCGCGAATCTGACCTAAGATGTCACCTAACTGGTTCTTGGATTGCTTACGGGTATTACGGTACTCAATGTAACTCCTCGCGGCATCCTTGCTTACTTCCATGAGCTCATCTTCTACATATTTGTGGATAACCTCATACGAAATAAGCGAATTCCTCTGACCGAATTCATCAATGCGGTCTTTAACCTTATCAGCAATGACCTTCGCTTCTGCATCAGCATCATCACGGCTATAACCTGCGCTACGTAGTGCTGCCCATGCTGCACGCACGATTTTCATGATGTTAAAATCAACGACCTTACCATACTTGTTGAGAACTTTTACTGTGTCCATACAACTACCTCCTTTTTATTAACTAAAAAAAAAATACAGTGCAGAAACGCCGGACAGTACCACAATATCTTGTAATACTGTCTCTCAGTGTCTGCACTGTAAATTATACCTTAGTAACTCTTATTTGTCAAGTAGCTGTATTTTGCTTATTTTTGCGAGCTGCTCGCCTTGCCTCCTTTTTCGCTACCATGTATTGTTCTACACGCTCATCAATAGTTTGTCGAGCCCGTCTGCGTTTAGGCATTTCTGTTACAATTTTACTTTCAGAAAAATTATTTTTGTCTACACTAGATATAGTTGTTTCTGATTCTACTACTATATCTTGTGTTTGAACTGCTTTAGATTTACGTGAAGCCCTCTTTTTAGTGGGTGTAGGTTTTTCTAAGCTGAAATTAAAAGGTGGATATAGGAACTTACGATTAAATGATTCTTTAGGTACATTAAATGCTAAATGGATAGCACCCGCTAAGAAATTAGGAATCTGAGTAACGCACTCTTTGCAAATTACCCCTTCTTTAAGCTCTATAACTCTCTCACCAATTGTAATTTTAATAGCTGACTGTACAACACTCTTAGAGCGCTTAGGAAACTCCCTGCCGCAAATACGACACACCTGAACTCCATCGTTAATATCAGTTTCCGGTTGTTTTTCTACTGTACTCTTCAATGGCGCGCTCTTCGACTCCGTCGCCGTCGCCACTGCCACTTCTTTCTTCTTTCGAGGCATTTAATTTACGCCTCCTTTCCTCTATGAGCTTCTCGAACTCATCAAGCAGCCAATCCTCGCTCATTAATGTAATTGGATTCTTAGCTGCTTTCATGTCCCTTGCTTTTTTATCTTTTGCTTTTAGCATCAGATACTTTTTAGTCTTCATAAGTTCCCTGTATACTTCATTTACTGGAGAACCTTTTTGATACACATATAACTCGATAGACTGGATGAATTTTTGTAAATCATTACGTGCTTGTAACTGTTGAGCTTTGCTTAACTTACGTCCAGGCGAATCTGCCCACTGATTACCAATATGAGCACTTCCTTTCCTAGAGAAACCACGTTGCTCTAAGAAGTAGATAAGATATGCACTTAACGTATCCAAGCAATGATTACAAAGTGGGAAAATAGGATACAGCTCGATGCCATTAATCGTAATCGTACCGTTATAATCCGGCAAGAAAATGTTAGGCGTTACTGACCTGTGTCCATCCAGAGCACAATACTTCCTAACCTGTGGCATAGCACCAAGCTGTACTAATTTAGATTCAATCTCACGCAACCTCTTACCTGCACATATCGGACACTCTCCATTAACAAGTAAGGCTTCTGTGATTTGACGATGACAAGTCTTGCAAGCACGAATCGAGACTGAGATGGCTTCCCGTTCTTTAAACTCCGGGTCAACATCTGCGATGTCGATATCGTCGTTGCTACTCTTTGCGCTTGCAATATGCTCTCTATCTTCTGTTTCCATATCTTCGAGTAAAGACTCGATATCGGAGTCGGTTTCGCCTACTTCCATATTACCATCTACTCTAGCTTCACCTGTATCCGATACCTCTCCCAATGTATATGTTTCATCTTTACTCATCTTAATTTCTCCCTTATTTAGACTGCCGTTCTAACGGGTCTGCGCAAGGCGCATTGCTGAGACCCATAGCCGCTACATACTTAGCCCAGAGGCCACAAGATACTGCTTCGTTACAACCGTGCAATCTATAACATTTCGGTTTTAAGAAGTACCCCCACTCTGGGTCTTCTGCTTTTACCAGTTCGCACATCTGCTGAACGATGGACCTGATTTCCCACTGAGCCTTAGTACATAAACGCTCGTTTGCAATGTGCATTAATGCTTCAGGCGTAAGCCCAATGTTCATGTGTGTAACACGAGCAAGAGGCATGAAGTACCTGGCATCAGACTTAGACGTACCTAAGTCTGTTAAGCGTTTATAGATTTTATCGGCGAGCACATTCAGTTTTTCAATATCATCTGTAAGTTCCTCATGATTACGCATATGTACAAGTACAGAATCTGGTACTACTATATCTTCCGTAGCTCCAGCAAAGACACCCGATGCTTGATTAATTGCTACGCCCACATGATGACGTACAAGTTGATGTGACGCTACTCTACTCATGTTTTCGATTTTAAAAAGCCACATAATACCTCGGCTAGCACTGAAGTGCCCCGCTTTTACACAGCTAAATCCAATTATTTGTGCTTTTTTATCGGGCAATTCTGCTTCAACGTCCGTCGATTTACAGATGCTAGCGAAACGCCCAATATCACGAAACGCAGTTTTTACCGCTTCTGGATTTAAAAGCGTGACTTTAGGTCGCACGATATTATTTTCCATTTGTACTCCCCCAAATCTGTTTTAACCACTGAGTACCTGTACCGATAAGAGCTATAAAGTCATCACTAACTTCTGCCTTAGCTCCTTTTCCTTCGGTACGTTCCACCTTTAAGGACAGCTCTAATGAGCTGGTTGACTTTGGCTTTGTTTCGGTTGTTTCTGTTGTGCTTAATTGCTTCTCTAAGTTTGACATTATACGGCACCTCCTGTTTCTTTCTTGTATCAAAATAAGGCTTCATAAGGTCAATGTAGGTATCATTAACATGTACGTATTTATCATGAATATCCTGTTTGACCTTAGTGAAGTCGATAAACCCTGAGTCTGCTTCCTGCATCACATCCTGAAAAATCCTGGCGTAGCCTACAAAAAGTAAATACTCTGTAAGTGTCAGCTCCTTGCGTGCTTCTTGTTCCTCATTCCACGCTTGGAGTTCAGATGAAGACATTAAGCTGCTTGTTGTGTCCCTGTCCTTAAAAAACGCCAAGGTTTGAGGAAGCCATTTATCGAGCAGAAAGCTGTAGTGGTAAAGTTTAGCACTCATGCCAGTATCCCATACAGCGTTAAGCGCAGCTACTGTTGCTGACGTCAGCCCGCTTAAGTAAATATGTACCCGCTGAATACCCTCGGCTTTCCACTTCAAGCACTTTTCTTTTGCCAAATCCTGAAGCTGCTTAATATCAAGCGGGTTGTACCCATTCTTACGTTCATCGAAAAACCAGTCTTTAACATAGCTCGGCACCCGGTGCCTATTTTGAAACAAAGCTACATTTTTTATCCTAAGCATACAAGCTGCGTCACCTCCCTCCATGTTAATACCGAGCAACCTATCTAGTTGAATTAGTAGATTCAAGCGTTGATGTCCTAAAGGGGTCTCTATATGGTACACCGTCCACCATCATGGTAACATACTCTTTGGCAAATGTTATGTCTGGCAGGAGCTCCTTTTTAAAGGATGATGAAGAATCCGCTATTCTGGCGGCTGAAGCTTGGTTATACTCAGAGTTATCGTCTTTGAAAGTTATTTCTGCTGCATTCATTAAATTACCAATAATGCCAGAGATTATATCGTTGGGGTCTGCCTCACAATAGGTAGGGATATCATAGAACTTTGCAGTAAGATACTCTACCAGGCAGCCCTTAGCTTTCTCAAAGCCTGGTGCGAATACAGCTAAATCAGCTTCTGATAAAAACTCAAGAGATTTACCTAAATACCAAGAACCCCTATGTTTACGGTTTGTAGGACAGGCTTCTGGTATGTAGGAATCAATGAGCTCTATGGATTCGGTAGGATACTTCGCCTGCAGTTTTTGAAACATTTTAGCTCTTTCATCTAAAATTGTTTTTTCGTCTCTACCATTCATCGGCTGCGAGATAAATACCTTCATGCCTTAACCTCCTCTTTTTCACCTAAACCAATCCCTAAAATAGCATTTAGATTTAGCTGCTCTTTAAATTTAAGCTCAGCTAAATCTTCGTCACTACTTACATCAAGTGTAACTTCGTTATCAAGTGTAACTTCGTTATCAAGTGTAACTTCGTTATCAAGAGTCGTAAACTCAGGCATTAAGTCATACTTTTTCAGTATCTCCTCGCCATGCTTTTTCATGTAATTACGGATGTATACCTGATATACTGGGAATTCGTCAAGCTTATTTAACATATCAGCGGATACGGTGCTTGCACTAAACTGCACTAAGACATCCTGGTCCATATCATAGGGTACACTAATCACAGACCCTGACCCAACTCCTGGCATCGTGATAGCTAACATATCGTACTTTTTAATGTACCGGTACTCACCATATTTACGAAGGTCTTTAGTTTTCTCCGGCCGCAGAAGGTTCACTGTTGTCATCAAGGCTTCCTCCTTCCGTATCAAGCTGGGCGAGCGCAGCTACAAGACTGCTTAAGTTAATATCGGCATTAGCCGCTGTAATCGCTGCCATATCCTGTTCAAGCATCGAGAACCGATGACATTTGCGGAATTCCGGCAAACTAAGCGGTGATGGTACAGCCAGGAACTTAATTACGTTTAAAAGCTCACCGTACGCATTTTTAGACATTGTTAACAGAGCTGATGCCATACCAATTACAAAAGTATAATTTTTATAGACAGCGCCTTCTGGGGTGTCCTGAACTTTCTCCTGGTCATTCGCTGCCTGCACCTGGAGTTTCGCAGCTGTAATCATTACGTAATATAGATATCCCAGTAGACAAATAGTATAACTAAGTGCCAAGCTATACACTGCTACACCTGGTAGTTCTAGCGCACCCTTATCAGAGTCAATATTCGGGCTCGCAATACTAATCTTAGTGTCGGCTTTCCTTGTCACGAGCATATTCTGGGTACTGCTTTCATACTTATCGTAAGCCTTCGTAAACCATAATGTCTCGTCGAACGTAAGCTGAAGGGCTGTAAGCAATGAATTCAATTCACGAATTACTGCTACTGTATCCGCACTTATAAGACTCGGTTCTTTAAACGGAACCACCATTGCTTTCCAGATTAACGCTGGGAGCTTGTATTCCATGTATTTGCCTTGGTTTAAATCAAAGTATCGCCAGATAAAACCATTATTGATACTGTATAAAGGTGACGTGCACAAAAACTTAGCAAGAGCTCCAGCGATAGGCTTTGATGTATTGGTAAAGCCCAGGTTTAATATATCCGTCAAATATGAAGTATGCGGATAGTAAGCACTATCACTATTGGGTGTATATTTACCAAGCTCAGTATCTGTAAATGTAATACCCTGTATATAATAGGGTTGGTGAAGAGTGCTATTATCTGCAGCCATGATGGCAATATATTCAATAGTACCTGGTGCTGGACCCACCGTATCTACTGCAGAGCTACCCTTGTTGCCCCCTAGCCCATACCCTTTGTTGATATACCTTTTAGTAATATCTGCTGAGACTGTGGCTACACTGTTTAATAACCTCGGGAATAAAGTAAAATCACCCAAGAATAAAAATTGATGTCTTTCAGACTCTGAGCGCCTGCTCATTTTTATCTGGGCTTCAGGAAATAAAACTGCCATTAAAAATCCCTCCAATCTTTTATTATTATAGCATAAATTTAAAGTAATGTCAATCTCTATTTAGCTGCCTTATAGTAATATTTAGATGAATAATACGGTGCTAAATAAAAATCTAGCAGGTCCTGATGTTTGTGGCCTCTTGTCAGTTCATAGAACCGATACAAGTCGTCTTCGGATACTTCAGATTCTGGCGTTGCCCCGGCTCTTGAACAATCTGTATAAATATTCACAAACTTTGAATAATTATGCAATAGATAGTATAACTCATAGTACCCCATAAACAGCTTTAGTGTATCACCTGATTCAGCTGTAACCTGCTCACTTAAATGAGTAGTATTACGGGGGTTATAATGCAGCCACATAGACAGAATTGGGTTTATGGTGTCGCAGTGTCTTGTAATCTGAAGTATGTCTTCATCGGCTAGTAATTGCCCAATAATAATTTTACCTACAGAGCTTTTTGCTATCTCTGGGCTATTAAAGGTCTCAGATAAGAAATCTTTTTGTTCCCTGAATAATTTCTTTAACTCCCATAAAGATGCCAGGACAAGTGCCTGGAACATGCAAACATTGTAAGAATCTGTAGGTATGGAGTAACTAAGGAGAGGGTTTGGGTCATTAGGCGATGCAAAAAGGACAACTCCTCTAAACTGCCTACCTCCCGCAAATTTAGGACAAATACTGTACCAGAATTTATACAGCTCCTGATGTAGAGAATAAAGGAGAGACGCTGCCTGGCAATGTCCATTTATTTTATAAATCTCTTCGTTTTCACTTAAGCTTTGCCCAGATGGTGCTGCATATAAATTATCTGTACCCTCAGGAGTCACATGAAGTGGGTTACATACGAGATGAGTGCAAGTGCTGAGTAATTGACAGAACCGGGTAAGCTTATCTTTGTATGGCGCAAGTGTGCGTTCAAAGCAGCCTTGAATTCCTCTAGCTAAATACTCCACTTCACTCCTTGCTTCTCCAGATGCTACTTTATCTGCTAAGAATTTTGCCCTACTTTTTTCCATGTCAGCAAATAGTAGTAACAGCTTCCTGCTCTCTTGAGGAGTGCAATTATCTGTACAGTCTAATACGCCCAGCTCCATATCGCCTTCATAATTCTCCCCCAAAAAAGTATAGTCCATACTGCCTTCTGTGTCTTTATAAGCACAAAATTCGACAGGCTTACCAGAATTAGCCCACCTAGAGTCGTCGTCATCGTCGTCGTCAAAGCTCCAATAAAAATAAGTATCGACAGCTTCAGTAACAGAACCTGATTTTTTCTCTAAATAGTTTAATACCTGAGTAATGCTGGTACCTTCACTGTAGTAGTCAATGTTCTTTGTTATTTTAAGCATAGTAGTAGCCATTTTATCAATTACAGACTCTATCTTACTTATGAGCTCTGTGAGAGAATACTGGGCGTTACCATGCTTTTCATTGACATACGTTGCTACCCCTAAGAGCATCTTCTCATATGAATTGAGTTCTGCCCATGGCTTTGACTTCAGTTCTATTAACATGTCAATATTAGAAGTCCAACCACACGCACCCGGGAGTAAATTAGATTTAGATGATGTGTCAATTCTAAAATTAAGCTCATCCAGTACAGACGTATACGCTCCCTTTTCTATCAGTTCACTTGTCTGTGCCACTACCTGAGCATGTAGAGGCATCTGGAGTCTCTTTGTATACTCAGGCAAGTTATTGTAATCACTTAGCGTTTCGGAGACGCTCAAGTTGTCATCATGAGCAGTATAGTTACCACGTCGACGGTTAATAGCACTGGGAGGTAACTCTGCTAAATAACTATGGTTATGTATTCTAAAACTTTGCCCAACGCTTGGTGCAACAGATGCCTCAGATTTAATACAAATAGGAATCAAAGGTTCAGCCCTATTTAAATGGTCCCAATCTTTTCTGCTCATTAAATGCATGGTATTCAACTGATTGGGTCCGTGATTATCCCAGGTACATGGATTGTAACTTGGTGAATTAATACTCAGTAACCATTTTTGCTCCCCCCTGACATAGTAATAACGTGCTGCCCCGATACTGCCAATATTACCCAAAAAAGGTGTCATCTTCGTTAAAATAGTTTTCTTACTCATAATGTATAATCATTCACTCCTTTCTGTATAGTTATACAATACGGGATGCATCTACTGTATTACCCAGCTGCATCTGACCTAACATTGCATAAATATTCACATTTTTTGTATACTTATTCATAAGACCTGCAATTTTATGCAAGATGCGTTCATATCTTCCAGCTGTGAGATTATTAAGTTCGAGCCAGTTAAAATAATCGCATAAAATGGAATATCCTAAGTTTAGCATGTTAATAGTTTCTTTAATAATCTCAGGTGCGTTTTTAACCATGAAATCAGTGTCCATACCATAAACCACATCGCCATTTTCCGTAGTACATGGGTTTAAGTCAAAAGAGGTTAGAGGATTGTTGCTGCTACCATATGGGCTACAGAGCACAGCTTCCCAGAACCTGTTTGTAGCACTTAATAAATGCTTAGAAGTTGCCGTATGCCACAGGCTATAATCTTTACAATACACATAATTCATAGGCAGTTCATCGTTATAACTGAGATTTGGGAAGAATGGAGCTAAATCCGGCATTAAGTTAGCGATGCTGCTATTTTCAAAATTTGTATATGCATAGATTGTTATGGACGGGTCTCGGTCCTCACTGCCAATATAAGATGGTGACCTGTCGAACATTAAAGTTGGCTGCGCTCTATCTATAAAAGCTCGATTACCTACCGGCCAGATGTTACCGTTAGAAAAGGTGCTAAGGGTTGAATTTATAGACTTATAACCTGCTATATCAAGCTGACTATAGGTATTAAAAAGTGAAGGTACACCGTTTGTCTCATATGGCCTAAAGTCTATTGCACGATGCCGCTGGTTTTGTACTGTGAAGGTGTCACCATTCTCTGTTATTTCAAGGCTTGTAGTAGAAAACCGAGGACCCCTTACAATATTACGCTCATCATAAGTACGTATTGGTACTAAACGTCCAGTATCCTGAGAATATGGGGGAGTCAAGCTATTCCCCTGTAAAGCACCCGTCTCTAAGGTTATAAGGTCATAAGCATTCGTATTCTCCATGCGTAAACCCTCGGGCACAATGTCCGGTATACGGGTAAATACAGAAACTACGTTGTCATTCCTGACTACGCGAGAACTTGCTACCTGAGATAGTACGGTACGGGCAGTGTTATATGCTATGGCACCCATGTATGGCTTTGAAAGCTCATCAAAATTATTACGGGAAGGCAAAAGAAGCGTATCTTGAGCTAAGCAGTTTATAAAGTGTAGCTCTGCAGTCATTTTATCGCACTGGGAAACTGATGTAATGTTAACGTCACGAGCTGAGTTGGCTGTTAATGCTTTGTAGTACACTCCTGCCTTGCTAAGAGCATGACGGAGTGGCTGCTTTATTTCTAGATGTAATTGCAGCTTACTTCCGCTACCTTCGTCATAGGCTCGAGTGAATACATCTTTTGATAAGTCAGAGAGCCTATAGCTATTGTTTACTGCAGGCCAGTCTCCAAATTCCTGCCAAGAGTTAATGCCACTCATTTGAAACCCAAAGAATTTAAACTTTGGTGTGTCAAGCCATTCTTTCTGGTTTATAGGAATGCATACAGCGTTTTTGAAAAACGGGAAGAATAAGCCTGCATGCTCCGTAAGGATATGTTCCGCTGCGCGTTTAGAAGCTAAACGCTTTTGATTAGCGTACAAAGACTTTAAGAACGGAGTATCCTTATTGTACAGGGCCAAAGCGTGCCCAAATCTCTTTAAAATCTTAGAATGGAGTATGGGCATACGGAATGCTAATGCACTATAATCATGGCAGTTAACGAAGGGACGCTGCCAGATATCAACGTACTTAAGGTTTGATACTAAGGCTGCGTGGGTAAGCGTGTGGCCGTCATTAAGTATCTCTGTAATCTTGTTCCTTTCCCGGTCTGCTGGTTTAGTCCAAGGACCTGGCCTCCGTGTACCGGTGGGATTATCGAGATACTGCGTAAGCAAATTGTATGTGTACTTGTAACCCCTATCAAAGGGGGCCTCACGCCTAATTATGTTATGAATGATATTCATAGTAAGCGGAGATAAATTGTTACCTAAATCCTTGCCTATCAGATGATTGTGGTATGAATACTGATAATATTCACCGCTTTTATACTCTTTTGAAAAACGTCCATCGTCTACAAAATGTATCTTTTCACAGTATGCTGGCAGTGCACCTGATGTGCTTAGATTGGTTTTATATGCTCTAGAATTCGTTCTGACAAGATTTGATAAGCGGTCCATATAATTTATCTCGCCCCAAAATAAAAAAGCGTACAGAGGATTCTCATGCGTCTCAGGGGTATGTTTGTAGTAAAGATTGGGATTAATTTTATGGTCATGATACAGTGATAATAAAGTTTCAGACATTTGCCTGAATAACCACGAGGCTGTACGAAGATACTTAAGGTATGGCTTAAGATTTACGTGAGTATACGCTTTAAGGGACTCACTCTGTACCCTTGGATAAAAGTCTTTTGGCTCAAATGGAAGCTTAGCGTCCATTAAGATGGATTCGAGATAATTACCGGAGAACCCATAGTGGCTTTCAAACTCTGTGTCATGATAGGGCCCCATATTATAAGCATAACAAACAGTTACAGCCTCTGAACTTTCAGTATGTGGTAAATCACGGATATAAAGCGCCGGTTCTGTGACCTGATTAGGCCTGGCCTTGCCAAGCTTCGTGTACACTAATACAGAATCTGGCCCTACTTTTTTATGCATGTCTAATCACCTTCTTTTTAGTTTAAACTATTTAATTCCTGCTGCTCTCTAGGTATCTTTTTCACTTCTACGTTAAAATCAGGACCCATGCCGATATCAAGAAGTGGAAGGGGAACCGAATAATTATTACGGGACCAGGGGTTTTCTGGTGTCCTACTAATTTTACCAAATACTTTATCAATGTATTCGTAGTTACTAGCGTTTGGTGCTAAACACACGATATAATCTTTGGTACTAGTCTCCTGCCTATGGGACCAGGAATACATATACGAAAATATTTTAGCAAGCTTAAGTAAAGGCCATGATGCTAATGTGTTTAACACTGGAGCCCCTAGTTGAGCAATGAGCAAATAGTACAGATTAGACCCCTGTGATAAACAGTTGTGATACCACTCTCTATCATTAGCATCAAATTCTAAACCGTACCAAGATGCGTTGTTAAAAGGTATTGCTGCCCATAACATTGTATCATCTTTTGGTTCCTTTGTAAAATCAAAGGCTGGCCCACCATCTAAAGAATACGTAACGCTTGTCCTGGTTGCGTTGTAAGCACGGAGTTGGGAATGACGCCATAAAGTATACAGCACATCAAAATTACCAGGGATAGCACCGTATAGCTTTTTAGAAAGATACTCACTCATATTACGGTCAGCGTTTGGACTGAACAGTAGAGTATAGTCGTCGCCATCAGAAAAATAGTCCTGTACCTCACTGCCTAAAAAGAGACGCTCACTTATCTGCCGGGCTACTTCAATGCAGCTCCCGGCCCTTTCTTCAAATATAGCAAAATCACGTAACCACTCAGGTGTTACAGGGTATATCGTTATGAGCTTTTTAAGTGCTTCCATGCGGTGTTTTAAACGGACGTAAAGTACAGGTATAGCATAGATATAACTTATGGGGTCGGAGACAAAAGAGCATGGCTGTTTTAAATCAGTATACCCATTCCAAAAATTATGGCTGGAGATATAGCTAGCACCCCTACCTCGGCCTACTTCTTCTGCCCACCTCTGTATAGTGTAGTACATACACCTAATAACATTCCAGTACATCATGAGACGAACTGTGCCACTGGGACACCCGAAGAGAGGTTCCGCATAAAAGATAGATACATTACGCTCAAGCTCCCTGATAAGCTCACATACCTCCCAGATGGCGTATGGTAGTACTGCATGAAATTTATATTCACTGTATCTCGGATGAGTGTCTATGAGGTACTTAGGCGCTAAATTCCGTATGTAGGAGTTAACTAAAGATACAGGTATTTTACAGGTTGAACCCAAAAAGAATTCTGTAAAAATATGCAAATCATGGTCGAACCACTGTGAAATGTTGCATCGGTTAGCCTTACCCATCGATTTGATAACTGCACCGTTTAACGAATTTGACACTCTATCTTCGTTCAAAGCGCTGCAAAACCGAAGAGAATACTCCCCCTCATATTTACGAAAGAAAAATTCTGGCTGGATGCTGGCAGATACTGTTTTTAAGCTTTGAGCCACGAGGTCGGGTGATGTGAACCGGCCCGAACCTTTTTCCACAAAGATAAGTTTGTTACGGATACGAGATGCCTGGAAAATATTGTTGAGTGCAGCGTCATCTTTAATACTCTTACCAAAAGCGAAAACCTCCGATTCATTTCTTGGAGTAGTTAAAAATGAATACCTGTAATAACTGGGAGTAACTGTTCCCCACGGAGTTTGTACCAGACGGTCACCATTATAACGACGACGGTAGAAACTGTAAAGACTAGGCCAAGAAAATTCATACTTCAAAAATTTATGAGACATACAAATCAGCCCCTTTGCTAAAAATTAGGATACAGTGTTGAATCAGATGCGCTTAGCCTGTCGCACTAAACAACACATTCATCCTTATTTTACTTATACCAATCTAAAAATTCCCTGAGTTTTTCGGGTAGATATAGGGGTGTGGTAAGCTTTTTGCCGAGCCTGTCGGGTTAAAAGCATTGTGGTTACACTTTGTCTACACTTTTAAAAAAAAAGTGTAACCGCCGAAAACCGCATGGTTACTAGGGTTTATATATATATACTACAAATACTACACTTTTTTTATATATATAGTACATATACGCGCGTTTAGGGGGTCCCCCTGTTTTGTATATGTATAAAAATAACACATACGATTTTACGTATATATATATACTTATTCAAAAAAAGTGTAGTTTTTGTAGACAACTACCTCTAACCCCAGTAATGATGCGGGTTTTCACGGTTACACTTTTTTTAAAAAAGTGTAGACAAAGTGTAACCACCCTTGCTAAACCCCGATGTACTCGGCATTCTGCGGTTACACTTTTAGTTTTGCCGAGCCTGTCGGTGTAAAACGACGATTTTGCCCTGTAAAAATACTGGGACAAAATTGCTCCCACATTCTGTTACCGGCGGGAAGTTTTGTAAAATCTGCAAAAATGCCGACACATAGCCATTTCTAGAAATTGTCAGAAAATTCAGATTTTTAATGTTACACTTTTATAAAAATGGCATTTAAAAGTGTAACATGTTACAATTTGTTTATCAATTTTTACTATTTTGTAAACATGCTATTGTATATTTATGCAACTTTCTGTATAAATATACAGTGTAAATTCATACGAGCCGAGTTCCTCGCGATAAAAAATATACAGGTCGAACTGGGACAAATTTGTTCCCACTATTATGTCAATGTGCCTCAAAGCCAGCAACCATGCACATTGCGAGACTTTGGACAAATGTACACTATCAATATTTTTAAACTTTTACACATACTTTATCACAGTAAAGAGTATACACTAAATGATATAATTTATACTAAATAGTATACACTAATTAAAATCACAAACTTGCACAAAATTGACTCAGAAAAATTTGCTTTAAAAAATTTTTAAAAATTTTAGTAAAAGGTGTTGACAAATAGTTTGGGCTTTGTTATAATAATATCAAGAACTGTTGTTCTAGTTCCTGCCGCCTACTTCAGTTCAGTAGGCACGGAGCTAACATTGAGACCCAAGGCCTAAATCATAGTGACCACTTCCTTTTAAATCTATGATTGTTCTCTCTACCAGGCCTTGGGTCTCTTTGTATCTTTGATGTTGTATCTTTATACATAAAAACTTGTATATGTATACATTATTATCCGTATAATTTTTCATCAACTTTTTTCATTGAGACACCTTGACATACAATGATGTTCTATGTTATAATAAATACAGTGAATGAATGGTTATATCGTTTCAGCTATTGCTAAGTTCTTGTCAGACTTAGTAGACATTCACAAATCCTTTCTGCATGAGACCTTGGCGTTCTCAGACTACGAGCTCTTTATCCTTTCCACTCGTGGTGCCAAGGTCTATCTTTTTTTTTACATAGTAGTATTGACATAGACATAAAAGTCTGGTATAATATAATAAGAGATAGTTTACAACATATCTTTAAATTTAATTAGTAAAGGAGATAATGAGTATGATTGACGACAGTCGTGAAAAAGTCCATAGATTTTATAAGCGTAACCCCCGTGTAGCAGCAGCTATCGTTGAGACTCTTGAAAAGCTCAGTTCTAAGTATGCTATCTTAGCTGTAGAAATTAACGATAGTAAGGTTACGTTTCACCTTGGGAGCAAGTATCCCGAAGTAATCACCACTTGTGAACTTAACATTAAAGACATTTTAGAGGAGAATGACAAGGATGGTAATGCACAATGACCGTTTCGCCCCAAACAATCAAGTTTCTTCTAACCTCGGGAGCCAGAGTCCTTTTGCTAGGGCTGGAAATCTTGGAGCTGTATCAGAAGTACCGGACACCAGTGAAGCAGACAATAAAAAAATCGAAGGCATGATTCCTACTCCGGCAGCTCAGCCTTCGACTGATGACGGCTTCAAAAAGATGCTTGGTATTCTCGGGTACTCTGAAGAACAAATTAAAGAAGTTGAGGCTAAAGACAAAGCCCAACAGGAAGAGCGTGCTAAAGAGCACTTAGCTACTACTACCGACCACAAATCTATCTTTGCCAGCATGGATACTAAAGAGGCATCCAAGAATGCAAAGGTAACTGAAGGTGCTAAGTTTACTCATACTTTTGCACCAGCAAACCCTGAGGATAACAAAGCTCCCCAGGACAAGGCAGAGGATGCATCAGTGAATAACGGTGAGGCTCCCGCTGAACCTACATATACTGATGATGAGGTACTGCCTATCCTCGACTCTATTTTAACTCGTGGGTATGCATCGGAGTCTTTCTTTGTACGCGGTGCAGAAGTAACCCTGAGGTCTCAATTCTATTGGGAAGACAACCTTGCTCTTAGACTCACTGAGTCCCAGATTGGGTATGCTCCCCTCAAAGATGTGGTATCGTCGGTATATAGCCGCTATGTACTGGCATCCAACTTAGAGCGCTTTGGTGGTAATTACTTCCCACCGATTACTAAAGGAGACCCCAAAGACCTTGAAAAGAGTCTCATTGATAGAGCAGAGTTCTTAAACGGTCTCCCGACGCTTCTCATTGCAGTGCTCTGGAACCACAGAGTAGAGTTCTACAATAAGCTTGGGTTTATTGAGAAGAACTTTGACAGACTTGTAAAGGCTTTTTAAATAGCCCACTGTATTTAGCCCGTGCTTCTATGTTTCTCTCTGGTATCCCACTTCCGCCACTTGGTAGTTTCCAAGAGTCTCTCTGTCAGGCAGTGTGGATACGGAGGGAACAATTTAGAATCTTCGAGACTATGATTAACATTTTAGCCAGTGGGCTGTCATTAGACCCACAGCTCTCTAAACGCATAGAGAGGCTGACAGATGAGTATATTGACCTCGTAATTCCGGGTGCTAAAGAAGTTCGTAAACGTAGTGATGAGGCATTCATTGCAAAAACAGCTAATGCATTAGCAGACGTTGCTGAGCTTTTATCTAAACATCCCGGTAATAAAATGCCTGCAAAAAGGCCTATTAAAGGATTATGAAAAGGAGTACAAGAGTATGAAAAAGATGGATGAAAATATGACTGGTAAAAAACTTGATATTGATGCATTGCGCGCAAAGACCGACAAATTCGGTGCTGAAGCAACGGCTAAAGTATTGGCCATGGCCAAGCAGCTCGAGGACGTCATCAAAGCAGCATACCCGCATAAACTGCGTATAAATTCGTCTACTCAGGATGCTATCCGCACTGAAGATAGCTTCAACGATACTGTTGAGTACTTGAATGCAGTAGCTGAGTATCACAAAGCTCATGGTGAAGCCATTAGCCAGTACGCTAAGCTTATTACTGCAGAGCGTAAAATGGATGAGCTGTATGATAAACTCGGTGGTGAAGTTCCCTACACCGTATGTCTTGACGTAACTGATTGGGACGATGACGATGACGACGATGAAGACTGTGAAGATGACGAAGACTGCGACGGCGATTGCAAGAATTGTGAATTCGCTGTACACATTGTACACGGCCCTGTAGACGAGAAAGATTAACATAGGTCCTTCGACTGGGGACAAACTCCCATGTATACCTTCCTAGGTATAATATAAGTACGAAAGTATTGAATCTTTATACCTAGGGAGGGTTTATATATATGCCAAGTTTAAAGAGCGTTTTAACCATGCTCAGAAAGTCTCCCGGTGCAGTATCTGCAAAAGCCCCCAAGGGCCGCATTGCCCGTGCATGGGACACAATGACAGGCGATAACGTACGCCGTGTAGCACGCAATCAACAGGAAATGGCCACAACGATGGCTAACCGTTCTACTGTTGGCAAAACGCCGGAGCAGATGCTCGACCGTATGAATAGCTATCATAGCCGTATGAATAAATATGACGCAGCACTTAAACGTGAACGCGCCGCTACTATTGGTACTAACGCAGCAGTTTTGGGTGCTGGTATGTATGGGTTAAGTAAGGGCTTAGAAGATGGCCGTCAAGCTCAGATGCAGCAGTATGGGTTTTATAATGAACCTAAACTTGCCTCTGCAGAGCTCAAAGTCGCATCAGAACAAGTCAATGACCCACCTAACATCCCCACGACTACCATGGCCCCGGCTGTGAACCGCCCGGAAGACTATGCTGATTACTATGATTGGCAGGAATGGGCAACAAGTGACCGTAATTATCCCGACAGGGAAAATCACCCATCTGTAATTGAAAAGACCAGTGCTGAAGATATCTGCGACGCGCTTGGTGTAGACCTTGATACTCGTATTGAGATGTATAAACTTGCATTTGCTGTACCTAGCGGTGTGGCATCTGCGTTAGGCAAAGCTACCGGTGTAGCTTCTAAAGCATCTAAGAAAGTACCGGGTTCTAGATTACTTGGCACTGCTATCTTAGCTACTGGCGCGGGGACTGGTGGTTACGCTGCTGGGCGTGCATCAGAAGGTGTTAGAAATTATGTTCCGGATTACTTTAAGTGATTTAATTAAACGTGGTATACATAATCCTCCTGATGGTACACGTACATTAGCCTTGGGTGGCGTTGTAGCTGGCAGTTCTGCAGCTATGTACAACAATTATAACAAGGCACTTTCTAAAACCAGTGCTGTTGACACCAGTGAGCTTACTCAAAAAGTTAAGAACTATGCAAAAAATAAGTTACTTAATAAGTATTTTCCTGAGTATGGTCAAAAGGCTTTTGACGTGACTTACGGTGGTGGCCAGGGTCTTAAAGTAGAGCTCAATGGGCCTCATAATCCAATCCTTGAGACCTATGATAACTTCAAGACTCTCGATGATGACCCCTGTAATCACAAAAAGAAAGCACTGGTAGGCATGGCTGGCGTAGGTGCAGGTGCTGCTATAGCGCTCGCCGCCAACGCTAAGGCTATGAGAGAAGCAGCAGAAACGGTTACTACCCCACAAGGCACCGACCCTAAATCGAAAGCTTACATGGCTGCTGGTATGGCAATTCCTGCAGCTCTGTATTATATATATCGTAACACTGATAGGCCAGGCCGTCAAGGCCTAGGCGTAGGTGTACTTGCCGGTGCAATACAGCACCAGGATGAATTCAGGCAACAAGCTGGGTTCAGTGGTATGCAAGATGTACCCCCTGAGATTAGGGCTCAGCTTGGCCTTGCTAGTACCGGCGTACTTTTGGCTACTACCTCCGGAGTCTACACTGCACATCAACTGCAAGCAGCAGCAGATGAGGCGAAACTCAGGGCGCTAGGCACGTCTGGAGCGAGTGAAGTGGAGAAAGCGAAAGAAATTAACAGAATTCGAGCGAAAAAAGACTTCCTTACTCGTTATCCGGTGTTCCGCCCATCGCCTTATGCAGAACGATTCCGGGGTTGGTACAATAAATTTCACAAACCTAGTCCTGTGGTTTCCAAAGCCGATTATGACAAATACATCGCACCACATATAAAGGACTAAGTTATACATACTCTCTCCTTTCTTTCTTGGCAGGGGTTCTGAGCATTGCAGAAGTTGCTCTGGAGCCCCTGTTTCTTTATGACTTCTCTTAGGTATAATATACTTATAAGAAATTCTATACAGATTGGAGCAATCAGTTATGTTAATTTCAGTTAAACCTACAAATTCCGCCCTGACTTTTCAAAGTGACTTAGGGCAATACAACGTGATAAAAAAGCATTTGCAGCTTTGGTTCAATAGCTCCCGTATGGGTAGTGACGGGGTAATTACGATTAAGGAGTTTACCCTGCCTGACGACGTAAAAACACTGGAACTCATCGACCTTTATAGGGACGAAAGGCTTAAAGTTCCGGTCTCTGCTTTTAAAAAGCTGCACAAGGAGGGCGAAGGGTACAGCTTTGTACTCAAGGACCTCCGTAAAAAATATTTTAACCCAGAACGCTAAATAAACCAACTCTCTATACCTTGAGAGAAAGGAGGAGTGCCTAGAATATGGCAGATTACCCAATACCGGGCGTCGGTAATGACTTTACTACACAAAATTTCACAACTCAGGCACGACAGTTAAGCTCCGAGAGTTTACGTCCGGCAGGTATGGGGAACGCGTCTGCTGATTTATCTACGACCCTCCGTTCTTTCCGTGATTCTTTAGCGTTTAGTTTCCAAACTCTCAACTTAACTTTAAATTCGTTAAATAATAGTGTCCGCACCGTAGGAACGAAGCTCGGTGCAACGGACATCCATGTATACAACCAGAGCCAATATTTACGTACTAGCCCTCCTGGTGTATGGTTAGGGGCAATGAATCCGGCATACGCTCAATTTGCAGGTAATCAGTCTCTCGTAGGTATGATGACTGCTAATGTACCGTATAACGTATCTCCTATGGAGTTCTGGCAAAACAGAGCACAGGAGATGGGTTATCGTTTTAGCTCTGCAGGCATCAACGCTATTGGTACGGGAGCTGAAGTTGGTGCTGGTTTAGCTGGTACTTTACTTGGCGGTCCTGCGCTTGCAAGAGCAATAGGCTTTGGGAGCTCTCGTATGGCTGGGCTTATGCTTGGTGGTCCCGTTGGTATGCTCGCGGGTACTGTTGTAGGAGCAGTTGCAGACCCAATGATTCGCGTCGCTCAGGAACATAACCGCGACGTAGCGGCCTTACAACGCATGAGTGCTCGTTTTAGTACAGGTGGTTTTAGTACCAGACAGGCCCAGCAGGCCATAACAGGCATTGAAGACCTCGCTTACAACGAAATCTTCAACACTAACAGCTTGCAGCCTCGCCTTAACATGTCTGGCTTCCGTGAACTCACTAACATGGGCCTGCAAGGCGGTTTATTCCAGGGTACAAACCCTGATGAACTTGTAAAACAAGTAAGCGCAGCAGCTAACGTAGTTAAATTCTTGACGGGCGTTATGGGCAACAAAGACGTCCAAGAAACGATGCAGCTCGTTAAGCAAATGAAGGACATGGGTGTAAACCTGTTCCACGCGAATAATTTTGCAATGGGTCTCGGTACGGACGCCTTTAAGTATGGCCGCGCAATGGGCATCAATCCTAATGATATGATGAACATGGCAGCTAATATGAGTACCGTAGCTTTCGGCCAGTACGGCAACCCTGCCTATGTTGGTATGCAGCCTGCTATGCGTAATCTGGCATACATGCAGGAACTTGAAAAACGTGGTGCACTGACTCCCGCTGAAATAGCTGCCGGTGGCGGTGTACAAACAATGGCTACCAGGATGCTCTCTGCACAGGCAGCGATGCTGAACAGTGGTAATATCGGATTACCTATGTTATACGCTGGTGCTACTGCTAGTGGTGGTTTTAACATTGGTCAGTTCCAGAATGCAATGGGTCGTGGTGGCTACTTTGGTACTATTGGTGCAGCAGCTCAGAACCTCTTTAAAGACGGTATCTGGTCTATGTCCAATATCATGGCGAATCAGACTAACGTCATTGATGCTCTTGCTCGTCAGGATTACATGAACGACGCTTTGCTTGGTGTTGTTGGCGCTGGTACTAATATAATGCCAGGCATGAACGAACGTGGTAGAACCGCTAAAGAACGTATGCAGCTCCGTGCTATGTATATTCAGAACTGGATGCGTAATAACGGTGCTGACATTGATATGGGCACTGCAAAAGCAATGGCCATGCGCATCGATATGCCCCAGTATGGAGACATGGTAGACACAGCAGCTAACAATGCCTATCGTACTGGACTCATAGAAGAACAGCGTGCTTACAGAAGCCCTGGACGTACTTTTGAACGTATGGGTGAAAATTTTGAACGCTTTACTAGTAGCATCTGGCGTAATGCTATTCAGCGACCCGCAAGGTCTATCGCTGATGCACTAACCAACGTAGCAAACTTTAGTTATGCTAATAATATGTCTTTGCAGAATACTGGCCTTTCCATGCAAGACTTCGATACATATAGAGCAGTTGGCGCTTACTTGAGGTCTTCTAACACAAACCAGACTTCTATGTATTCAGCTAATGACGTCCAAGCAGCATACCGCGCATCAACACTTGATATTGAAGGGAACCCCTTAACTTCTGGTTTATTCCATGATATTAACAGGGTTGTAAACATGGTTGAAACTCCGTTTAGACGTCGTGACCTCAATGCACTTGAAGATGTAATTGCTACTAACGACAGGCTCGCTAATGCACGTATTTGGAACAGGATTGCTTCCGGTGACAGAATATCGAGCCTTCAGGCACTTGCAGGCTCCGCATATTTATTCAGGGCTGGTACTACTGAGGCAGACGTTGCTAAATATTTTGAAGGTCAGTCTAACTCGTATGCAGGCGACCCCCGTGGTAGAGCGGCTAATGCTTTGTGGGGTCTTGGAAGTGACGCGCTTCGTGATAATTATGCATCGTCTAGCCTTGCAATTTCGAGAAATATGGCTGGTATTGATATTGCAAGCTCTGTACTCAACGACGCTGTACGTAATGGTAAAGGCTTTGCAAATGGTCAGCTCTCCGATATGACAGCTGATGAAGTGCTTAATACATATCTCCAAGAAGGCTCCGCTCAAGAGCGTATTAAACGCCTAACGGATGAGTACAATGCCCGTAATAATGGCAACAAGATTACAACGGAACAAATGACGGGCTTTGTAGCTCAGAGACTGGCAGGTAGAGGCACTGCAGCAGGCGAGGCTGGTAATAGGGTAGCAGCGACGTACTTGGCTGGTTCTAGTGAAGCCCTGGAAAACATTGCTGTAGGCTTTTCATCTGACAGAAATGCAGGCCAGTGGATAGGTCAAGAGGGCGTCGGTGGTACTAACTATTCTGTAAGTGCCGCAGCAGATTTTTTCCAGACTGCTGGTATTAGCCAAGATATGCTCAGTGACATCTATAATTCTGGTGGCTGGAAAGAGATGGAAGCTCTGGGTAACATTATTGACCTATACAATAAAGGTACAGACCCAGATGGCGCAGCTCTTAAAGCAGCAGGTATAGATGCTGTTAAGTCTAAAACAGGCAGGCGCTTACTTGACCAGTGGAAAGAGTCTGGTAAGGGTATGCGAAGCATCGACTCCAATATGTACGGCTTAAAACTCACAGATAGACGTTTTACTGGTCGTGAGTTTTTAGGTGCAGGCGCTGCAATGTTTAAAAACCTGTCTTCGGGTAAGATTCGTGAAAGCTTGAATAATTTAGGTCTCAATCTTTCTGAAGATGAGATGGGCTCTATTTTAAGCAGAGAAGGCGGCTTATATGAGTATGTAACTCAGGATATGGACGCTAACACGAAGCAGAAGCAAGAACTTCGTGATTTTGCAAATAGACTCCATGGCATGAGCCAAGAAGAACTCAATAAGGCTTATGGTTTAACAATCGGTAAAGATGGTTTAACTAAGAGTAGGGCTATTGACTTTCTCATTGGTGACCAAGGTAACCTCGCTGCTTCTCAGCAGGCAGAAACGGTTAACAGAGCCTTTATGAAGAAGAAGTCAGCAATTGACTCTGCTGTTGCAAATGATAACGGTGAACCATATGTACGTGTAAAGATGGTAACAGATAATGCAAAAGCTGCACGTGGCGATTTAGGTAAAGATACACCATTTACTAAACCGGCAGGCACTAAAGCCCCCAGTAAGGTCCCGGGAACGACAAATTTTACTCCGGGGGAAGATAACAGTACGTTATCGAGTATAATTGCACGTTGGTTACAATAGGAGGTAACGAATAGATGCCAAGTTTATCTGCAGAAGAGTTAGCAAAAGTCAACTCTAACGTATCAAACTTAATAACCTCAGATTCTATTGGTATGTCCTCCAGGAAGAACGTAACTGACACCGTTACTCTGGGCGACCTCAGTACAGGTACAACGACTATCACCAAGGAAACTTTGGCTGGTATCTCGTCAGAAGCAGAAGACGCTATTAGTACGTCGAATATCCTCGCTCAAAATGCGTCTATCAGCTTAGGTACTAAGTATATGAAGGGGACTGGACGTTTGGTCTCCTTTACATACGCTGACGGGTCGGATGATGATAGCAGGCGTGCTTATATGCAGCTTCAGGGAAACGTTTCTGCTATGTCTGCTATTATTGAAGGCGAAGATAAAAACTTACTCCAGACTGTGTACAACCATTTAGTAGACGGGTATACTGCTATAGTTATCACGCAGATGCAAGAAAATCTACAGGAACGTCAGAGCATTATGCCCACTGTAGGTGATTCTTTTGCAACGACGTTTTCTGGGCTTGAACCGCAAGTCATGGTTATCAGCGGATATTTACCGTTTGACGCTGCAACAGATAACTCTTCATGGTTTATCTCGTTTGTCAACGCCTATAAATACTTTATCCGCGCTAGCCAGCTTGCAAAGTACAGATGTAGTTTACGCCTCGTATTCCCTGATTTTGCGTCGTATACTTGCTATCCTGTAAGCATTAGTACCAGTATGGCATCAGACCAGGATACATTTATACCATTTAGCATGACTGCTGTTGTAGTATCTAATCCTATTAACAAGGCTTATGGGTATTCTTCTAGTATTACAAGTCCGACTTCAACTGTTGAAGATGTACAGCAAGCTGCCAGTGCTTCTAAACAGCAATCTGATATTGAACAGGAAGTAACTAAGAGTCCCAGTGAAATATGTGAGCAAGAATCGAAGAAGTCTTGGGTAGAATCTGTATCTGACTGGGTACACTCTGTTGATAGTAGCAAGACGATGCAAACTATTAATAAAACGCTGGCAGTTACCAATCAGGTCATTGGTGCTATTGATGCTGTCAGTGGTAAGCCTTATGGTGAAAGGTATTACTCTGGTAAGATAGGAAGGGGGTCCTACGAATAATGGATAGGACAAGAAGTACGTATGGTTTAGAGCGGTCAACTACAGAACCCATGCTTTTCAGCATAGCAAGGGATGCTGACGATGGGACCACAGATTCTACCGGTACCCCTTCCGAAGCAGTAGCTAATGTACAGCAAGCAGCTAACGATTCTGGTAGTTTGTATAATATGCAACAAGAGGCTGCCACGTATAACGCTGATGGGGTGCAGAATGGCGAGGGTAGCGCTACTACAACTGAGCAGGCTACGATGTCTGCTCATGGCGTGCCTTTAGACACGATTCAGGGTGTAGATAGTAGCGTTTATTATTTAGATGTGAAAGTCTTTTTAGAGGGAGTGCAAGTACCTCATGCTTCTGCAGCTATTTCCTATGGCATCGATTCCCCACCTAGCTGTACGCTGACTATACCTGCTGCTTCTTTTTTACGCGAGTTACCAGAGACGACTAAAGTTTTAGTTATCTTTAAGGACTTGGTTGCAGATAGTAGTGGTGTGTACCAATGGCGTGTAATCTTTGATGGAGAACTGTCGGGCCTAGGGTACGCAATTAATCCCAATGGTGCCTCTATTACTCTTCATGCTATCCATACTACAGCTTACTTAAGCTTGATGCAGCTGATGACGCTCGACGCTCAACAGTATTTGTATACTCCACAGGCTTCGATGTTAGGCAATATGACTATGGCGACTGTTGGCGGTTTTAACAAAGTTGACTCCGACCTTATTCCGAAGATTATTGATGGCAACCAATATAGCAGTATGGCTGATTTAGTGTACCTTATTATTAAGTATATTATCGTCGGTTATAAAGATTCGTCATCTGTAAGTCGCTGGTATTACTCGAAACTCGGCGATGTAGTAGGTGGTTACAAGATTTTGCAGCGTATTTATGGAGTGTCAGACACGGCCAAAAATGCTAATGTTGGTTCCTGGACTGTAGAGGGTGGAGGCACGAGCAGCAGTAATTTGAGCTACGGGACCCAAAGCCCAGCATCTCAAGCTATTCCTGACGGGTATACTCGCCGTGAGTCTTCTACAGGTGAGCCTTACAACATGTACCGCGTTGACGGTGAAGTTGGCACTGGTGGTAATGGTGTGAATAGTGATGCTATTATTAACAATGCTGAAAATAGGTTAGGCACTGCTTACGTTTTAGGCGGTGACGGTTCTAGAGTAAGTGGTACAGATTGTGGCCAGTATATTAAAGACTGCTGGAACGATGCCGGTCTTGAATGGGATAGCAGATATGTGCCTAATATGGTACAGGAAGCTAAAGAAAAAGGCGTATGGCATGAAGCAAATGATGGCTATGTGCCTCAAGCTGGCGATGCAATCGTTGTTGGTAACAATATGGCCCATATTGTAATGTCTGATGGTAAAGGTGGTAACTACGCTGCAAGCTGGAGTCAGAAGCAAACGTATCATTTTGACCATACTGCATCTCAATATAATAATCAAGTTATTGGTTATATTTCAGCAAATAGTTTATTGCGTTCTAAAGTGTAAGGGAAGGTGTAAGAAATGGCAAAGATTACAACAGTAACAAGGCTTGATAACGTCAAAGTTACCTCTTACACCTACAATGGGTCTGCTGAAAATGGTAAAGATGACGGTGTCGGTGCATGTAATCAACCTGTTGTACCGGGTAAGACTATTGCTGTAGACCCCAATATAATTCCTTATGGGTCGCTTGTTGAAATAGATGGTGTTAAGTACCTTGCAAATGATACCGGTGGCGCTCTGATGAGCGACGGTGACAAGGGCATTGTACACCTTGACATGCCAGCGTGGAGTACTACAGAAGCTAAGCAGTACGGTACTCAAACTCATAGCATTATTGTTTACCCGCCTGGAACGGAAAATACTGATTGGGCTGTAGAAGAGCTCAAAGCAGCCAACGATATTGAAACGGGCAAGATGTGGTCTGATTCGTGGCTAAATCGTTCTGAGACGCTCTCTAATACTCAGCGAAATAACCAGGATACAACTCTCGATACATCACTTAATGACCCCTTTGGGCTTAAATCTAACAGTGCAGTACAACAATCAGGCTCTTCAGGAGCTAACTCCATCGTTAATAACCCTGCAGTAACTGGCGCAGGAGCCAATTCTTCCACTATTGAAAGTGGTGGTATTATTAGTTTTGCAGCATTTGCCCAGAGTTTGGCATTTAAACAGCAGTTGCAACAGGGGTTTCAACGGGGTGGTGAACTCACTTTACATGAGTTTATTGTCCAGTTTATGACTAAATTTTACCATCAGTTGTATTATATTCCAAATTTAAGGAATAATTATACAATAGTGGTAAAGCCAGAGACTCTGTTTGTCAATGCACCGTCGTGTAACCTTATTTTTCCTGTAATTAAGAGCCAAATTTCATATACTCGTTCTTTTAAACAGGAGCCTACCCGTTTAATACAGACTTCGGACCCTGTGGCAGCGCTTCAAGGTGCTGCAAATCCTACGCCTACCCAGCTTTTGTGCATGATGTTCACAGAGCAGGAGGATTCTGGTACTACAAGGAACGGGCTTCCGATGTATAAACAGTATGTAATGTCGCTTGGCGAACATTCTAACCTGACTGACAAGGTTCACCCAATGACAAACCTTACAGAATACGAAAAAGCTAATGGGATTAGGTGCTCCACGTCTAACAAAGGAGCAGATTTGTATCTCTTTTTGAAAAGTGATTTAGCAGCGTCAGCCCAAGGTGCGGATGATGAACAGTATGTGATTAGTTTAGCAAGTGACACATCGGATATGAGCGGTGTTGGGAACACCCTCGCTAAACTTGCGCGCTATGAGCTGCTTCGCCAGCGCTATGTGACTCGTACAGGTAGCATTGAGATGTATTTTAACCCGTATATTGTGCCAGGGTTCCCTTTTGTAAGCATCGAAACTACTGAAAACGGCCTTAATATTTACGGGTATGTAACCTCTGTAGTGCATAGTTTTACGGATAGAAGCTGGTCTACTACTGTGAATTTTAACTGTGCACACATGGATTACGAACAGACGCCAGAAGCGTATCCGATTATTGAGTCTGAGTACGCAAGTAAGCTTCCTGACACTTACAAAGATATGCTTGGAGACAACATCGTACCAATTACCAATGACACAGTACCCGAACTTATTAATACTTATGGTAATGATAAGGTGTACCTCTCTACAGCATACAAGAAAATCTGGCGCGAAACACCTTCTCTTGAAGACTACCTTACGAATGTCGCTGACGGGGCAACGCTTGTCGAGGATAACAACTTTTGGTGGATTCAAAACCCGTCTGGTTCGACGTTTTTCAATACAACTCTGCAGGAACGCATTAAAACCTACACTAACGACATCATTAATAATAAGTTGGCAATGAGTGTCGATGATGTAGTCTAAGAAGGAGCTAAGTAAGATGACTGTAATGGTGACGCATAACCCTAAAGACAGGGTGTATAGCAGCTTTGGAGCTACGTTAGACGAAGCTAAAGCAGCGTCTGACTCCTTGGCAGCAAATTTAAAGGCTAGTGGGAACCACGTACAGCAAGACTCTAGCGGTGAAAAACTGCGAGATGGCGTGTACGGCTGGAATTTGCTAGTTAAAAAAAAGGTATATAGCTAAACTGAGCGGGGACTAAGCCCCGCTCTTACTATTTTTTAGCTCTAATTGTTCGGTTTCGGAGATTGTGTTCACAATGAAAGCAGACGAACATGTCATCTATCCATAGTGTACACATCTTGCACACTTCTGGAGTTTCAGAAGCCATTGCCTTAACTCCCTGTCTAACAGATTTATTTTTAGAAACCCCGATTCGCATATTTATTTTCATTTACACAACCTCCCATACACCGTCGGGCCTCATATCAGCTAAAGCTTTGAACTGGATGAGGGCTTTTTTCACGTTGCCTTCTGTTGGGTGCCAGTAACTTTCATTAGCACCTTCGTCAGACAGCGAGTTAATAGCTTTACGCAGCATACTAATTGTCTCTGCAGCGTAGAGTCCATTTATAGCATCGAGCCCTACAAGAGTGGTACGTTTACCCGTATCCTGGTCAATGACATCCCGTTGTAATACTTTGCATAATACAGCTGCATAATTATACGTTATATTGAGCCAAAGCTCTTTAGTCCCACCTGGACAGAACGTGCCACCTTGCATAAAATGGGGGTTCTCTGCTTCTAGTACTTTGTGGGTAGTGTGGTCTATAAGGCGTATATCATATGACATATGGTGATTCTCCTTTATGTAAGCATCTCGTATAGTATTATGATTACGCTGCCAGTAGTCGCTTTCATCTTTCCAGTATTTAGCAGCATTAGTAAGTTCAGCATTTTCTGCTTCTAAGTCAGCAATGATTTGCTCCTTGTCTTTAATTGTTTTAATAGTATCTAAATTTTCCTGTTCATCTTTATACTGGGTATAGCGTTCTTTCCAGAATGAAGCTTCAGCAGTAGCCTCTTGTAACTGCGTTTCAAGTTTTTTGATTTTTTCTTTAAGACTAGAGTTCCCAAACAAACTATTGAACATGCCAATTCCTCCATAAATCAGGTATAATAGTAGGTAGATGAAATTACCTAGAATTTTGGTCTATTCCAGAAGTCTGCATACCATTTCATCAGTAATACTAGTATGATAAGTAAAATTATATTAACTATTGTTAGCATCTTTATGCACCTCCTTCTTGTTATTGGCCCAGGTTAACTGGAAATTTATATAGGCTACGATTATCGCAAGACCAAAAGCTATAGGACCTACGATATATCGACCGTCGGAGGCTATTGCTTGAAGTTCAGCAATAACGCCCATATAAGCCAAGACAATCACGCCACAAATGAGCATGAATTTGTCTTCAAAGTTTTGTAATTTTTGCTTATTCATATACATTCTCACTCCTTTGTTATAGCAGGGTCGGGTTGTTGAGCTCAAGGATTACTCCAAGGGTCAGCAGCCCGATTACTGCTATAATGGCGTAGAATATTAAATACTGGTGTATATTTCGACCTTTAAAACCAGTGTGAAACCAGTTCAATAGGAACCAGGTATTCACCATCGAGTATAATGCCATAGAAAATGGTATTAAGCTCCCGAAGATTTGTTGTAGTTCTTTTAATGATTCAAATGTTATGATGTTATAGGCGAGCAGCACTGTAGCCCCAATGATGGTCCACAGATTTAATGCTGTGATAACAATACCACTTGCGTTGTGTAGGATATTCATTAAAAAAGACATCCTTTCTTAGTAAAAAGCGGCCCCAAGATTAAACCCTGGGACCGCTACTTTTTTAATTATTTTTTACCAGTAGAACCAAAGCCGCCTTTGCGGGGTACATTAGTTCTTGGCACATCCATAGCTACTTTATACGCGCCGTAGATAACTGCCTGTGCTACACGTTCACCCCGTTTAAGCTCTACAGGCTCACTGTATGCCTGAAGCAAAAGCCCAATATCCCCATTGGTATCCGGGTTGTTTTCATAGTCAGCATCAATAACACCGACGTTGTTAACAAGGAATATTTTTTTGGATAACCCACTGCGGATGTGTAAGCCAAGCCAAGGCACTTGCCCTTTTGTACGCATTTCATCCACAAAGCTCATGCTCGGGCACCATTTTACACCAGTGAATACCAGAATTGGTTTTTCTACTGGTACTATGATATCACAGGGAATACGCAAATCGTACCCAGCAGAAAGCTCTGTAGCACGGCGGGGCTGCTCCCAGTCACTTGGATGAGGATGGTGTACCGGGGCAAAAGTATGAAAAAGACTGAATCTGGATGGAGCTACCACAAAGTTATTTTCTTTGATAAAAGTGTTGATAGCTTCCATGTCTTCCTCAGAGTATTCTTTTTCCATACAGGAATACGTATATTTGTCAACCGTCAAATCTGGCTGATAGCTTTTTGCCGCATCAGCAACCATTTCGCCCAAGAGTCCCATCATCTCCTGAAACGGAGGAAGCGAGCTATACACTGTTCTTTCTGTACTCATTTATTACCACTCCTTTGTAATGCCAAACTTAATTTTAAATTTCTTTACAGAGTCAAGTGCGTCTTTGTCCTCTTTTTCAGATACTTCCTTATTAGCAGTCGCCAGTTTTTTAAGCATTGCTAACAGTTTTTTGCTCTCTTTAATAGACATTTCGTATTCATCAATATCGCGATTGAGATTTTCCCACTTTCTAAGGAAAATCGGGTCATCTTTAAGTCCCGGAAGTTCTTTCATTATCTTTGCTACAGAATCGCGGTTCGCCTTAAAGTCTCTAAGAGTTTCATGTTCTCTGTTGAGTTCTGCTTCTCTTTTGGCAACCTCAGCTTCAAGATTATTTGTAGCAGATTTAATAGCAGAAGCGGCTCGTTTTAAAACGTCACTTTCAGCCATTGCACTGAAGATGTCTGTACTAGCTTTTTTACTTAAAGTTTCAATAGTTTCTTCAGCTTTACCAATTTGAGCTTCTACGAGCCCCGTTACTACTTTGCAAATAGCTACAGGAAGTGCTACTTCATACATACGGCTGAGTACTTCAGGGGTAAATGTATCAGGTTCAATCCCTAACCCAGCAGCAGTTGTTTTGCCAATCTGTACTTCACATAAAATATGGGCAGTAGATTTACCGTTTTTGCCAACCATTACAACACCAATGATGTTGCCTTTTTCAATTTTAGCGTCGGCATACACCGTAGCGCCCTGTCTTTCAAGCAAGTCAAACCAAGTTTCTCTGGTAATTTCAAGCACGTCAAAGTCTGCAGGGAGGCCTCCGCCTTTACCACTAAAGAATTCGCATAGTGCAAGAATACCAGATGTCATGTATGCTTGTACGAACCAGGGACTTTCAGCAGGTGCGTCTTCTTCAAACTCCATATCATTGCAAAAAGCGAAATAGGAGATAAGCCTTCTGCTCAAAGTTTTCTCTATACGGGTTACAACTTCATCAAATACAGCATTATAAATTTCTTCGTTTTTCATAATTAGGTTCTCCTTTCAAATACATACTTTTAACTAGTTAAAACTGTGCACATATATTTTACCATATTTTAGCCTTTTTGGCAAGCGACTTTATCCCATCGCAAGCACCTCCTTTCTGTATAAATTAAAGGCCAATTTAAAACGTAAAAAACATCAGCGGGTATGCTGAGTTTTCTACACTTTACTTATACCAAGTAGTTAGGTATAATATTAGTATAGATAAGATACGACAGTGAGGTTCAATAAATTATGCAGCCACAACTCAGTTTATTCCAGGAAGGGCGTGTCGGCCTCAAGGCTCACAACGCATACTCTGATTCTGACCTGGAATTATGGAAGAAATACAAACAAGGCAATCAGCAAGCTAAGTGGGATTTGCTCAAACGGTTCCACGGCGTTATAACCTCTAATGCCCGTAAGCTTAGTAATGTCCGTCCATACTCTGTAGTTGAGGCGGAGCTTAAAGAACTAACGCTTAAAGCTTTTGATACCTTTAACCCTGCCCGTGGTGCTAAACTTTCTACCCACGTGGTTAATACCTATAAAAAAGTTAGTCGCGAAAATATCAGTAACCAGCACGCTATCCGCATCCCAGAGAATGTACATTTTAAATTCCGTCCTATCACTGAGGCTACGGAGTATTTAACCTCGGCTCTTAATAGAGACCCGACTAACGCTGAGATTGCGGAGTATACTGGCTGGTCCCTTCCCAAGGTCATTGACGCCCAGTCTAGGCTTCGTAGAGAGCTTGTGGAATCAAAGCAAACCTTTGACCCTGGTGTTAATGAACTAGACCCTACGGCCCAAGCATTTTTTTATGCATATAATTGCCTTGACAATCAAGGTAAATACATTTTAGAGCATTCCACTGGCTATGGTGGTAAACAGGAAATGTCTGATACAAAAATCAGGCAAGCCTTGAAACTCTCTCCTCATCTGTACAATAAAAAGAAAAACGAAGTTATTGACATCATGAGGGAGTCTTTAAACGTAGCCCAAGAAGGGTATTAAGATTGCGAGGTGTAACGGATGATAATTATTAACCCGGTTAAAGACACCCGTGACCCTAATACTGACGCTGCCCGTACCCATATTAACTGGGTTTTTGCCTCGAAACTCGTTGAGTATATTGAAGTCAAAGGCGACGAAGTAAGAATGTCGAGATACTCAGAAGACGCCCCAGCAGTAACGTTGGAATCTCTGCGTATTAATTATTCCCCCTCAGTAACTATTACTGTCGACTGTTATGCCGACTTTGACTCTTCCGTATCAGGCTATTACCTGCTTTGCGATAAATATACAGCTTTACTCGGTACCATTAACTACGAACTGTACATGCGCGGCCGCAGGCCCATTACAGAACTGGGGTACAAAGAGACGGGCTCTCTTAAATATGGCCAGTACACTGATATCACAATTTATTTAGGATATGTTACTAATAGTGAAGACTTGGCATACCTCCAAGATGAGGATAACCTTGATATGATGGCCATTCGCATCGTGGAAGGCGCGTATGGTCCTCCGGTTAAACAGATTGAGGATACTGACCCGTCAGGTAACGACGACCCCTATTTTTATCGTATTAGCACCTGGCAGGTCGAAGATAACGAAGAGGGGTCTACAGGAACAATTAATGAAACGACTTATTCAGGCTTACCGGTTAGATATCTTGCACTTAACTCGACTGCTACGGGTTATTACCCAGTACCAGACCCGCCGGAGGGTGAGGGTAATTCGTCGGATTCTGGAGACGGCGGCGAAGAAACCGAGCCAGTCTTAATACCGAGGCATTATAGCTGGAGTACGCCTCTTACATACACATCTCCTGTAACTTGTTTGTTCATTGGTTCTGTTCGCTGCCAAGGCGGCGAGGTTACAGCGTACATCAAGGTTGACGAAACAGAGTATACTCAGTTAATCACAGATACTACTTTTACCATCGTCATCTTTGAAGCCGAAGTAAACCCAGGAGCCAAAGTACATATAGGAGTCCAGGGAAGCGGAAGGTTAGATTATTCAGGCATTTGGGTAGCGCCCAAAGGCTCACTTGGTTCACTCGACGACCCACGTGCTACATATTCTATCTTCCCCCCGGGCTACCGCTCAGTATCTCGTACGTCCTCAGCGTATAACAATGCAGACGCTATTCATATTGCACTGACTTCTGCAAAGTCACTCTTAGAGCGTGCCCAGGATACTACAAAGCCGGTCATTGGCAGTCAGATTACTAACGAAGAGGCTTTAGCCAATAGTTCTAGTGGGTCAAGCTCTTCGAGCTCGGGCAGTAATGCTATGAGCTTCGTGTTCACAACTTTAGGCTATGCTAATGCACTGTCCGGCCTTATGAATATATTAACTAACTTTGATGCTAGCAAATTAAACATCGTTGACCCGTCAACGATTAATATAGATTATCAAGCGCTTGAGAATTCTATTTCGTCTATCCAGTCTGTACAAAAGAAGGCTGAAGTACTCGCTGCAGTAAACGATATTAAAACAATGTCAAATACCGTTGATACAGCGACTAAGACGGAAGAAGAGCTTAACGCTGATGCTGAAGAGATTTCAACTGCTACACAGCAGAGAATAGAAGATAAGGGGGCAAAATTAGGTTCATCATGATTTCAGGACTTATACTTACATCCAGGCTTGAAAGCAACGTAGGCCGCGTTTTAGTCTCCTACGAATTAGACCCGTATGACAAAGCCGAAGGTCCGATTAGGGCAATGCAAAAATTTGTCGTAATCTTAATGACTACAGTAGGTACTGACCCACTCCGTCCTTGGTTTGGGACCCAGATGCCCCAGCTTTGCCGTATGAATATCGTAGATAGAGCAGAGACCCGTATCTTTGTACAAGACCAGGTTTCTGAAGCTATCAGACAGTTTTTTAAATTACAGAGTGGAGAATACTCACAAAATGCCCAAACGGCAGATGATATAATTACAGCAATCGAATTGACAGACTTGACTATTGATACTGGTAATTATATCAGTTTGACTCTTCGTTTTACACCGGCTAAGTATTCCTCCATTGTTTATTCTATGAAAATCAAGTAAGGAGGACTATATAAATGCCGTCTACAACTCCTGACTTTTCTACTGATGTGTCAGAAAACATGGAGACTAAGATTTTACAAGTCTTAGCAGATACATACCCAAATTTAGACTGCGGACCTGGTACTCCTGTGTATGAAATGGTGGTTAGGCCAATTGCACTACTTTGGTCAAGACAGGCTGCTGGTGCAACAGAGCTTCTCGATTCTGTAAGCTTTGAGAACTATAGGACTATGGACGAAGCCCACTTAGACAGGCTTATGAATCGCTATTTTTTAACCAGGCGTAGCGGCTCTTATGTTACCGGTATCGTCCGTGTTGTTTTTGGCTCTAAAGTTGATGTATATATTAGTGCTGGTGAAATCTGGGAAGCCAGCAATAATCGTACCTATGAGGTATTGTCTGACCACTTTGTAACAAAAGAGGAACTTCCGGGCGATGATATTAACGGCTATTATGTCGATGTTGCCGTACGTTCTACAGCGACAGGTCAGACTTACAACGCTGTAACAAATGATGCCGTAACTGTAACTGGTTCTTCAGCCTCTTCTGTGCGTAGGGCTTATTTCCTCTCTGATACGTCAGATGGTGGCATTGTAGAATCAAATTATGTCTTTTATAACCGTGGCAAAGACGAGCTTGCACAGCGCGGGCTCTATTCCTATAAATCTGTTAAGGCTATTTTACGCGATAACTTCCGTACTATTCAAGAGGTAGTACCGATTGGTATTCGTGACAACGAGATGATTCGTGACCTCGTTAATATCCGTGGTACTGGCACTGTTCATATTGGTGGCAAGTGTGATATCTATGTAAGGACAAATGCCTTTAAGATTACAAGTGGGTATCAAGCACCGCTGGGTTTTCCGATGTCCTTCAATGGATACAGCTTAGCATCTGAACCTGAGCAGCTTATGCAGGCTTGGAACGCAGCAAACCTGACTCCTGCAGATACCGCTCTGCGTGGGTCTGTACAAGAAACTGTGCCACTTCTTACCCCGGCATCTCCGATGACGTCTCTTACCTCTGATATTACAGCTATTGACGACTTCGTGTTAAATAGTACCAACGAGCTTCTTCATACTGATAACCTTGTTAAACAGATGTGGCCGCTGGTGTTTACAGCGTCTATTACGGTATCAGATACCGAGTCTGCTGAGGCAATAGCCACGGTAAAATCTACTATTGCTCAGTATGTCAACGAGCTTCGTGGGGAAGATGCTCCTCAAGTTGCTGAAATAGCGCATCTTATCCGTGATGCTGGTGTTATGCAGGTACATTTGCCAATTGACGTTAAGTGTTACTACCTAACAGAAGACTTACGTATGGAGCGTATCGGCCTTGACTTATATAGGCAACCAGTAGACTCTATTTTGAGACCTACGGAATCAGATAGTTTGACCTTTATTATCGAAGACAGGTCTCAGATTTCTCTCCGTACCTGCTGCTGGTACACTAATGAAGACTTGATTAACGTAACAGTTCGGTCGTAATACGAGGTGACTTAAGATATGCAACGATTTAACTCGTGGGAGCAAACAGTCACCCCTGACTTCTGGCGGGAGCGTTTTAAACCGAAAGATATACTCAGGGTAATGGCTCATATCAACTCCATTCTCAGTATGCGTACAGATGCTAAGCTGATGGAGCGTTACGACATCAACGACGTTGATGAGCACAGCGTTGGTATGACTTTGATTTGGGTCCCGGTTACTTTTGGTGAACCAACGTATCTCGGCGATGACGAAGATTTCCCGTGGCAGTATGATATAGATGAAAATTGGCTGTATGTCGATGCCATCTATGAAAAACATGTTGACCCAGAAGTGCCTCTACAGCATGATATTGACTTTGTACTGTCAAAGGGCCACATTTCTTTTGTTGATAAATTACCGGAGCAGACACTGTATATCTCTAAAGGCAGATATGCGTCTTACCGTATCTATAATGAGATTGGTATGCTCCTTGATTATAAACGCCTTGACTCCGTAAGTTACCGTGATAGTATTGCTCCAATACTTGCTGCCTTCTATTTAGGGCCTACGTACAACAACTTACTTGCTGTACTTAATCTAATGGTAGGCTTACCGGTAGCAAAGTATGGCAATGAAACGGTATTGTCTATCAATGGTGGCGTTGTTGAAACAGATAAATATACGTACCCAATGGGTAACGCTAATATTTCTGTTAAAGAAGGCGATGTACTCTACCAGTTTCAGCCTCTCTCTAATGCTGTTGAACTTGTAACTCATAAAACACACCCGTATTGGTGGGAGTCGAGGCCTGCAGACCTCTTTGCTAAATACTGTATTGACCAGCCGATGACAAGTGAATTACGTGACTATTTGATGCGTAATTTCTTGTATGACGTAGTAGCATACGTAAGGCTCAACATGCAGTGGCAGGACCTAGAGGTATTCAGTCAGAACGCTGATATCAGGCAGCTTTTCTATGATGCACTACCCACCCGTACAGATATCTTTATGGGCCAGCAGTATGTGGCTGAAAGTTATGACCTTGACGATACCATTATAAGTCCTGATACAGATAGTTTAGGTGTGCGCTTAGGGTCTGGCTCCATGTATGGTTTAAAAGACATAGATAGCGACATGTTTATCTATGCTCCTGATTTGGGTCGTCCAATATTCACTGATACTGAAACGGACCCTTTGGCACTTGTACTTAACCAAGGTTATTGGCATATATTTAGTGAGTCTGAAACTAACAACTGGCGTGAATTCTGGAAATCTAAACCGAATCAGCAGTCATACTTTGAACCTGCTGTAAGTAAGGTTTATCTCAGACTTTCAGAGACTGCCCCTTGGGACCACATGGAAGAACATGTGCTCACTTCAGGTGTACCAGCAGAGTTGTCCGATATGGGCGTGTGCATCAATCTGAGTGGTGAAGGCGAGGGTGGTATCAGCTCCACGATTGAGTTTGATATGGAAGAAACCGCACCGACTTACACTGCTGTACAGGGTGAAACTATTTGCGGTGTACTTGAGATGGACACATGGGAGCTCAACAACTTAACTATTGCCCGTAATGGCTTAGAGGTTCTTGATGGCGATAGTGGGTACGCAGTAACTACCGCTTTTCCGCTTGGTGGTATTCCTAAAAATGTCTTTATCCGTACTGAATATGATACGCCAGAATCAACGTTAGTCGACGTGCGGTATTCGATGGACAAAGACGAATGGCTGCCACCCCCGGAGATTATTCCTGCAGTTACAGGTAATATCTATTTTAAAATAACGCTTTATGCTTCTTCACAGAAAAGTCCGACTTTTAGAAGGCTTTATGTAAACTTATCCATGATTTAAAAGGAGTGTCCTAACTTATGAACAAAGTACAAGATATTGTAACATCAACCGGCCTTGTAGATTCCGACAACGCCTTACATGGCCAGGTACACGGAGTATTGAAAGACGGGGACGGTAATGTTGTCCACATGTTTGACACTCCGAATAACATCGTATTGGGTATCCGTATTCCTATTATTAAGCTTTTAGGCGGGTGGAGTGCTGACGTGGAAGACCTTCCGTTTGTACGCCAGATTGCGTTGGGCCTCAGTGATACCCCGGCGACTATCGCTGATGAAGCTTTGGGACAGGAACTGAGTGGTTCCCGTAAGCTCACTGCTACCGTACCGACTATCTCTGAGGACGGTTTGAGACTCACGTTCTCCTTCCTGTATGATATGGTGGACGACGCAGTAGACAACCAGGATATTAAAGAGCTTGGCTTGTATACTACTGATGGTACGATGATTGCTCGTACTACTGTAGGCCTTTGGCGTAAAACCCCTGGCCTGTACTTTGAAATCTACTGGACTATCGGTTATAATGCTCAATAACGTACAAAGTAGATAATTAAAAAAAAAATAGCTAAAAAAATAAACCTCACAGATTATTTAGACCCAGGTCCGTGCCCAGAATTACTGGGGAGCTCATCAGAATTCTGAAGAGATACGCGTTAATTACGTCGGATTACATTTTTACCCGCAGGGTAAAAAGATAAGATACATTTAGGAAATCCTAAATAGACCTTCGACCTGAGTCTAAATAATCTGTGAGGTTTTGCTATGTGTACGTCTGTTCCTTCCGTTTTTCTGTCCCGCATCCTGGCGGACGCCTCCTCAAGATGACCTATGGCGTAGCCAAAGGTAAGAAAAATATAGTGCGGAAATCCTCACTAGACCTTCAACAGACGTATACTATAGCTGGGGTGAGAGACTAAAGGAGCAACCATTACAATAGGCGCTAAAGGTTATGCAGAGGCCATTATAAAAAGTAATGATTATATATTCATAGCATTAGAAAGGAGAAAAATACTATACCCCTTAGTCTCTCACCTCAACCATAGTAATAACCTAACCTGGAAACTGTACTAAAGTGTGTAAGCCCGATTTTCTCGCCTGCAGCCCGGCCTGCAGCAGAATCGCTGGATTTGGAATTCGGAGAATGCCATATCCAAAAGAATATGTAAAGGAAATCCTTTACAGTACGTTCACACTTTAATACAGTTCTCAAGCTAGGTTATCACATAGTTGAGGGAGTCCTTTTACAGTTCTCCAAAGGTAATAAATATGAAAAAGTAGTAAAGTAAAATCCACTAAAACTCTACTACAATATACTTATACCACTTCATTAGTTGATTTCGTTGACCGTTTTAACAATCGCGGCATCAATACTGTGATGGATAGTTTCTATAGATTTGTAAAACGCTGCTCGTGTATGTACGGTTGCTTCCTTGCCGGTAAGTGCTTTTGGCAGCAAATATTTAGAGATTTGATACGCTAAGGTATCGCAGTCATCATCGAGCCACGGAGCCTGGCTTGTTTGAAGATACGGTTCTAAAGAAATACCCGCATCGTCATTAGTCAGTTTTGTGTTAAAGATGCGTAAGATTGCAAGGTACAGATATGTCGGTAGTTTCAGGTGCCTATCTTTGATGTCCTTAGCATCCATCCCATACATACTAAGGGTACCATCTGCATATAACCCATTAAGCTCATCTGTAATATTCGCAATGAGCCCTTTTATATTTATGGACTGGAAATCATATAATGGAAATTTTTCCGCTGTATTTTTACCGGAATGGTCTAGCCGTGGTATAATACTGTCAGCGCCAATATAGTCAAGGCACCCCCTGTACCAACAAGGTTGCTCTTCCTCTTCTCCTTCATATCCAAAGGAATTCTGCCAATCATCATATTCATCTGGGTAGATGCCTTCATAATATGGATATACAGCTTTATTCATATCTTGGAGTGCTGAGGCTTGAAGTGGCTTTGGATTAGCCTCGGCGTCTTCCCATGTTTCCACTTCTGTTGCTTCCAGAGCAAGTCCTTCATAGACACACTCATCAATATTGTCAATGCAGTCTACGGCATAAGATGCTGCAGTCGCACTAATATTATGAAGGTCAATTTTTGCTTGAGTTAATAGCTCATAGGTAATGTTAATTGTATCTGTTAATAGATATAGGAGCCTATCTGTTGGAATGACATAGACTTCGCAGGAATCGTTCATAATGTAGGAAATCTTTGGGTCTACACGGCTTACAACAGAGGCATATGGAACCCCAGAGAGTTCTAGCTCCCTTAATATTGCAGACATGTCTTCCCCTTTAGGTATCTTGATATCCGGCGTATTAAGGTCTGGTATTACCTGAGGTTTCTTAGTAGGCTCTTCGGGCTCTTTAGTTGGTACAATTTTAAATTTAACTTCCTTACCGTTGACTACCATCGTAGTTTCGGTTCCTTTATTTTCGTTTTGCATTTTACCCATCTCCTAGTTACACAGCACTAAACTTAACGTACTCTCTGCTAGCACTTTCTTGGAAGGCTTTAACAAGAGCTGCTAAAGTTTTGAGTTTATATTTTTTAACTATTTCTTTTAACTTTGTTGCCTTCTCTGGGTCTACAGTGTTGACCCAATTTACTTTACCATAGAATACTTTAAGAGAGACCGGCTTATCGAGCATATTGCGATACCCTTTAGAAGTGCGCTTCTTGCCTCTAAGATAAATCGGTTTTATACCGAGTATTTCAGCATAAGACACCAGTTTATAGCTACGGCTACTAATAGTATACAACGCATTCCTAGCGTTACCAACAGGTACGTTAGTATATCTTACTGTGAAAAACCGGCTATACATAGGGTCATCTTTGTCACTAATGTTGTCCACGAAATTCTGTAAATCAAGGTAAACATGCTGTTTAGAAGTTATTGGGTCGATAGTATTCTTTGCAATATACTTTTGCGTAAATTGGAACGCCATTTGTCTGCCTACGAGCATAGCTTCAAGTCTAAGTTGGTTATACATTTTACGGGGATAACAGATTTTACCGTCAGTAATATGCATCCCGAGTACCTGTTTTAGCGACTTAATATAAAAGTAAGTCGGTTTAAGCTTAAACTTAAATCCAGACGCAGAGTATTTACTATTTAAGTGATAGCTAAAACTGTCACACTTTTCTTTAAGGCTACCAACTGGTGTTTCCACGATTTTACCAAGTTTGAAATGAATTTTACCCTGAGTAGCAACTGTATGTACAGAAGTAAATTCCATCGGCTCAAATTCATGGCGTACGAGTTTAATGAGCTTGCCTAAGAGTGATGACGGTATATACTGGCGGTCGTTCTCTATATAAAGTTTTAACCCTGAGAATACCGGATATGCAGCATCTCTCATAATCGCCACCTTCTTTCTGTTCAGTCGAAATGGATGTACAGCATCTACTAATTTGTCGAGGAAGACCCTGGTATCGTCGTTAGCAATTGTGCCGGAGAAGCAGATATCATCTGCATACCTCATATACGTAAGGTTGTACTCATCGGCTAAACTTTGAATAGTAGAGTCCATATCATAGTTTATAATAGCTGTAATGATTGGAGAACAGGGACTTCCTTGTGGTAAATGTGTATACACGGTTATGAGCCTTGTAAGCAGTTTGCAGAACTCTGGGTCATACATTTCCGGTACATTTTGAAGCATGAGCATCTCCAGTTTGTTTTTGATATAAAGAGGTGTATGTTCCGTAAAGAAATCCTTTAAATCTGTATGAATGAGTACCTCGCCTTCTTTTACAGATTCTACGGCATCCTTAATCTTTTTACCCCTAATAAACGCATAGTTGCATTTATGAATGGGAAACTTTTCAAAGAACGGGATGAGTTTCATCAAATATTCTTTAAGTTCTGGCCTTGGGGCCTCAATCATACGCAAGTTTGCCGTTTTATTAAACGGTACAATCCTGTTTGTGGCTTTATCAATATAAAACCTATGGTATAGCAATGTTGGCTGACAGTTACACAATGCTTGTAGTTCTAGTGGAGTTATACCAAGATATGCACAAAGCGTCGCTATGTCAAAGAAGGGCCAATCGTCGAGACTCTTTGTAAACAATTTGGGCGCTGCTGTTTCTGCTGCTACAAAACCTTTGACTAAATTCTTTAAAGTTGTTTTAAAGCTATAGTTTTTCATAAGTTCTATCATGCTTCCGTACCTCCTTCGTGTAAACTATCATAAATGTTTTCTTCTACTGTGTCTGTATCTTTAGTAGCATCGTTTATATCTACAGCTTCATAGATAGCGTCCATATATGCTACATCAGTATCAGAAAACATTGATAGCTTCGTATTAATTTCAATAGAGGTCTTCAGTTCTGCGTCAAGGGCATTATTAAGCAAGCACATATAGCCTGGAGTTTGATACAGACAGAGATTAAGCTCTTCATCGTAGTCATCTCTGTTACAACAAATAGAACAAGGTTTGTCAACTTTTATATTGTTAATATAAAATTCAATAGTAGTTGCATCAAGTCCAACGCAATGTGTCTTTACAAAATCATACGTTTCGTCACTTGGCCCCAAGATAAACAGTGAACCATACAGGCTTTTCAGCACATCCAGTATCACATTTTGTGGCATCTTACATCTCTTTTTTCCACTCCAAAAGTTAGAAAAAAGTGGAATTGCAACGTATATACGGTTACAATCATCAGGTAATGCTTCAATAAATGGCTTCAAATTCTTTGATATGAGCTCTTTAAATTCTTGGTCTTTATAAGTATACCCAAAGTCATTTAAAATCGCCTCAGAGAGGATTTGTGTGGATATGGTGACCTGAATTTTATTTGGCAAAAACCGAATTGGTTCTGGAGACAAATATGCACAAGTTACCAGTACGTTATCTGCTAGCTTGAGATATGTACCTGGTACCTGTTTGTCGCCTTGCCATCTGAGTACAACTGTTTTCCTTTCTTCATTGTTTTGACCTGAAATCATGCCAATCCTTCCTTTCTCTAAAAAAAAATAGCCGTTTACTCCACGAGTAGCTAGTCAGCCACTCGTTTTGTTTACGGCTTTAGGTTTCTGGCTTTTTGTTCGATTATGTTTTGGGTCGCGCTTACGCACTTTTGTTGGGAGTATCACCTTAACACAATCTAAAGCTAGCCAGGGAAGCTTTAGTAGAAGATACTCCAGAAGCGATTGGTGCATGGACAGTTCACCCATAAGGTAATACTGCGGTTGGGTATATCCCCAAGTGCGTGCCATAGCGCAGCATTGTATTACCTTTAAGTGCAGTTACACTGTCCACGCACCTCAAAGAATCTTCTACATATTACTTATACCTTATTTAAGGTACTACTCGATTTCCGGTATATCTACTTCAATATGGTCGCTAGCGTCTTTATCCGGTGGGTTAAACGCTTCCAGCTTATGTTGATACTTGGTTGGATTAGGGCCGAAGAAGCGAGCACCTAGTCTCAAATATACCAGTGTATGGGCAAAGTCATCGGGAGTGTTCAAGTCCCTAATAATTTGGAACGCACGGATACGGTCGTTGTACTCACAGGTAAGTGTCAATAAGTCCGGTGCAAAATCTTTCATTACTGAGAATTTTGGGAATATCATTCTACCCGCTTTGATATCAAGGATTACACCAGCAAGAGCTCTGGTTCTGTCTGTAATCCAAGAACGGGAACCGACGTTAAAATGCATACCATCCTGTACTTTAGCTTTGTACTCTATTTCATATACTTTCTTATTAGGGAATTTACGGCGAAGTACAGAGTTAGCAAGGGAGCCACCGCCACGGTCAGCAACGATGATGGCAGCACCAGAGTCTGTAATTACTTTTGTAATATCCTCTATTTGGTTAAGAGGGTCCTGGTCAACTGGGTATTTTTTAGAATATAACACGCGGATATTCCCATTAGAGTCAAGACCACCAATAGTGACCACAGTATGAGTGTTGCCACCAAGCACGCCCCAGTCCACAGCGGCGATAACAGTGTACATACCCCATTCGCTTTTTCTTTGTGTACTCCAGGATTCTGTTTTGTTGTCGCAGCAAGCACGAATATCAGCCTCCACTAATAGTTTCGCACCATTATCATAGGAAAATCCTAAGCATTCGTTGTAAAATTTAGCTTCGCTGTATAATGGGTTTACAAGTTTTTCCCAAAGACGGCTCCAAGGAATGCCCGTCTGTTTTACACCGGCAACCATGGCCTGAGAAATGTGAAACCCTACAAACTGACGGTCAGGATACATGGCAATGTACTCACCGTTTTGAATATCGAGACGGTTTTTACAATGTTTACAAACGAGGCCTTCCTCAGACAGGTTCTCAATAATTATTGGTACATTCCATTTTCCACAGCTAGGACATTTCATACCCCAGTAATGTTGGGATGTCTGTTCCCACAGTTTTTGAATACAGTTATCAAAGGTTTTAGGAGTACCACAGAAGGTCATACACTTTGGATTCTTACGGGCAGTACATTCCTCAATAACTGGGATGTTGTCAATAATGATATCCTGGACCTCATCGACATACACTGAGTTAGCAGAAATACCACGGATACCATCTGCTGTATGGTAGCAGCTACGCAGGTAAATAATAGAACCATTTAAAAGTTCTTTAGCCCCTGCCTGACGTACGCAAGAAGAATCAGTATAATATTCCTTAAGGATGGGGGAGTTGTTTATCATCGGGTTCAGTTTATCGTTGTTAAACTGTGTAACCTGGTCGTTACGCGGTGCAACGTATAGGGCCCTCCAGAATGGATGGCTTGCAGACTCCGTAGTAATCAAAGCAGATACGTCAGTAGATTTACCTACCTGGCGTCCCGTCATTAAAAGGCGTCTATCCGTTTGTGTATTTAGGATTACTTCCATATATGGAAGCCCGTTGAGACTAAATGGTTTACCATCTAGGTATAATATACGTTGGGCGAAATCTGCAGGAGTAGTTTCGATTGTATACATAAAATGGCATTACCTCTATCAATTATATATCTTTCTAAGATATATTATACCGATAGGTAAAAAAGAATAGAAGCGGAGCTGGCGGGGATTACTCCCCGCTGAGCTCAGATGCTTCTAATCTTTTTAGTGCTTATCGTCTTGCTGAGCGTTGTAGTCAGCAATTGTAAGCCATGCCATCGTAACCATTGCTACGAAGCCAAGAACAGACCCGAGGCCCATAAGCCTCGCCTCCTTTCTTACCTTCGAGGGGACCTATCCCCTCTTTTTATAAATTTTAGGCGATTATAAGCGGTCTAAACCGGAGAATCATTTCACCTAATTGTTTGGAGAATGGACTTTATGATTCTTTGCCGTCCATATCCTTACCCCTTCTCCGACGGGGGATAACTCTGATTTCATTTTTGAAACCTTTGCTATCACCAGGATATGACGCAACTGTAGGGTTATTGCCACGGGACGCTTCATAACGGGCGTCTGCCTTTGTATCCATCTTATCTATCTTTTTAGATAAGGCGTCTACTCGAGCAGCCATGGCTTCGACGGCCTCTTCGACACGCCGGTTAGATTTCTGTTGACGCTCTGTACTTCTCTTGAGGTCTTCTTGGACCTGAGAGATACCAGACGTTGTGGTTTCCCGGAAGGTATTCTCTTCCATGGCAACCTTGGTCTCAAGCTGTCTACCCTTACGGGATACGAGCTTATATAATAAAGCTCCTGCAATAGCACCAAAAACCATTCCTGCCGCGTACCCTAAACCGAGGCTGGGATTATCTAACTCTGTATAAAAATCTGACATATAATCAACTCCTAACGCGTAATACGCTTATGTAAAAATTTTAGGGATTTATAGAAAATGCCCCAAGAGGAACTTAATCCTCAAGGGGCATTTCTTTTATTTGTCTTGGTGTTTGGTTTTATCCTCAGCTTTGTCTTCAGCTTTGGTTTCAGCTTTGAGTTCTTTATGTTCTTTGTATCTACGATGTGCATGTTCAATATTTTTTGTGCCGCCATAGATTGTTACAGTACATACTACACTTGCACCTAATCGTGTAGTAATTTCTTTCGGGGTGTACCGTTTGGTTTTAGCAAGTGCAGAATTCGGAAATGCAGTTCTTAATACTGCCTCAGATATAATAGACGCACAGGTAGACTTAAACGCGAATTTAGCCATTTCTAACAACATAATAACATCTTCCTTTCTTCTTCAAAACAATTTATGCTAATGCAGCCATGAGCCACAGAGATACTACAAAAGAACTAAACAATATAGCCATGAGAATCGGAGAATCCTCATCGGTATTTGCTTCTCTAAAGTAGTTATTGAAAGATTCTTTCCAGTCATCTTTCTCTGCAAGTGCGATTGCACGTTTATATACTATACGTTCAAGGGCACTGCCTTTAAACCAATGAGTATAGGACTCTTTATAATAAGACAACCATTTTTCTTTCCGTTCTTCAGGGGTTAATTCCGAATCGAATACACTCCAAATTCTCATTTCCATATCGCAAGTCTCCTTTACATATTATTTATCATTAGATATTAAATTCCAAATAAAGCCGCATACAATTATGAATAGGACTATCCACACAATGGTGGATAGCCCAAATACGAGAATGACCATTAATCCTCGTCTACAACGTCGTCTACAACGTCGTCTTCAATGGTTTCTGCTTCAGCTTGTGCAGCGTCACGTGCGGCTTTCATTTCCATGACTTTGCACACGCCTTTGTAGAGTGCATAACCTGCAAGCGCTCCGAGAGCGACTAAGCCTGCACGTTTTGCATAGGTTGCATATTTGTTATCAGATACCTGTACGTTTTCTACTGCGGGCGCTTCCATAACTTCGTTTGTTACAACCTCATTTGCCATCATTTCGTTGTTCATGTTTTCCATCATTTTAAATTTCTCCTTTCTTCCGTACGATATCGTCCGTACTCACGTAATTAAATTTTTGTAGAAACATAACTAATTTTATTTCTACACTATTCTTATCCCACATTTTTCGCATTTTTTACGATTTACGTGAAACTAAAAATAGCGTAGAAACGACTAAATATTTCTACACCATTCTTATCCCATATTTTTCACAATTTTTTCACTATCAATAAAGAAGACCCCCGGATTTATACCGAGGGCCTATTTTTTTTTAGTCAGTTTTACGTCAGTCGACGTCTTTAATCTGTTTCAGTTTGATACGTCCGGTTAAATCTTTAACACAAACTAAAGTATCTCCTGCAACAGAGTCACCGTCGAAGTCGGCGTTGAAACCTTTGATAATCAGTTCCGGAATGAGTATGGACTTACCCTCGGTTGGAATCGGCTTCAAGGCCATGATGTTGAATTTATGAAGCGTCGGAGCACGGTTGATAAGCACTGGGCGTTTTTGCATCTGCTGCACGAGGATTTGTTTAGCCGTTTCCGTCTTGTTTTTAATCTCCTCACGAGCTTTTAAGATGTTAACCCCGCGCTTACGGTATTCAGCGATTACGAAGGGCTGATATACTTTCCATGCCATGTCCCATGGAATTTTTACGTTATCTACAGAAAGATTCGGGTCCGGTAAGATAGTGCCACGGCCTGTCAGAGTCTGTTGGCGCTTCAAAATATTCCTATGGAAGAAGGACTCTTTTGACGTACCTTGCCCATTGTAGTTAGAGCCCGTTAACTGAGGTAAGAAACCGGTTACGCCACGTTTCTCATTCTGTTTATTAATTGGTGCTACTAAGCCTATAATAGCATGAGCCGACTGCCTCAGGTCTTTAAGGAGCGCTGCCTTTTCAGAATCAGGGTAGTTTTTCATTTTTTCCAATTTCTCGTTGACGTTAAGCAGGTCTTTGTAAAGGTAGTTAACGTCAGAAACCATTGGGAGCCCACCAGTTTTCGAGTCATAAATCGGACGGAACTGAGGCGGGATAATAGGGAACTTCGTGAGTACGTAGTCAGCAGGGCTCATATGAGATTTCTGGAGTGCAGTCAGGTACTTCAGCTCTTTAATGAGTTTATTACGGTTACTGCCGGTAGCAACTTTAAGGGCGGCGCTTACTTCACCAATACGCTTTGGCACGTTGATAGCAGCCAGTTCTTTCTGAATGTCTTTACCGTTCATACCAGTAATGTCCTTGTGAAGCAGCGTAGCCACTACACCTTCAAACAGTGGATTTACAATAGGCGCAGCTAAATTTACGTGAGACCAGTTTTCACCTTTGAGACCACCAGTTACTACAGGGTCAAAAATACCACCCTTCTCAGGTCTATCTTTACCCATATGGTTCTCTAAGATGGAGCCTTTCTGAATAGCACCTTTAGACATATCAAGAATCATCTTGTCATTCAGAGGGGCAAGGCTAAGGTTCTGGTCGTCAGCTTGCACGCCAATATCAGAAGCGGTTACTAAAGACCTGAACTTTTTAAAGGCAAAAGGCTCTTTAGCTGGGGCAGGCATAAGCCCTACCTCAAGTCTGTTCCAGAAGTCATCATTGCGGTCAGATTTGTACGTTGCCATCTCTGCCAGGTTGTTACGGGCATTGTGACCTAAAAGGGCATATACGTCAAGCTGTCCGATGCCCTTAGCACCTTCTTCACCGCCTTTAACAGGCTGGTTGTTAATATCATAAGCACCCCTGTACAAACCAGAGAAGTTACCTTCGGTTTGTTTGTGGAGTTTAATGATATACGGGGTGCCGGTAAATACCTTACCAAGTGACTTACCGGTCTTCGGGTCATATAGGTCTTCTTCTACAGGAACGCCGTCTTTCTTCATTTCCTGGAGCACCTTTTTACTGGAATCGGCGTTATCAAAGTTATCAATAACTACTTCTTTACCAGTACGGAGCGCACGTTTGCCTTCCATAGCTTCATAGAGCTGGCCAGGATTTACACGAGAAGGGACAGAGGCGGGGTTAAGCATTGCGTCTACATGGTTACCATGAGCGTCCATTGGCATCTCGTCGTCCGGCAAGATTAAACCGATAGTACCTTTGTTACCATGAAGCCCCGTAATTTTATCACCACGTTTAGCTTCGTCTTCCGTAGTAACAACAACCCTTGTCAGTTTGCCTTGTTTGATAATGTCAATGACTTTACCAGGTGTATCATGGTCCCAAACTTCAGCAGCGTCTTTATAAGGATTAACCAGGCTGCCACGTAAGCGTCTCATCATGTTATCGGCACTAGTCATCGTTTTACGGCGGAGCCCGGCAATGAGTACATCACCACGGTTTACCATAACGCCCTTTTTTACAACGCCATCATTATCCAGTTTCTGGATATTAGTGGATGTAATTTTAGTTGGGAACCACTTAATATATGAAGCCTTATCTATGTAAGAGTCAGGTGAGGTCTCGAACTCTTTAGTATACATATGCTGGCTGGTGAGTTTCTTAGCAGCGGACTGAGAAATTACGATAGAGTCTTCGTGAGTCCAGCCTTTAGCAGGGATGTATGCTACGTTTAAGTTGGTTCCAAGTGCAAGTTCCCCATTTTTTGTAAAGTTAGAGTCTGCTAAGATATCACCTTTTTTAACTTTGTCGCCTACTTTTACAAGCGGGTACATTGTAATAAAGGTATTATGGATAACAAGTCCATGTTCTACTGCAAACATGTTGGAATTTGCTACCTCAAAGTCATATACTAAATCTTCGTGAGGAGCTTCAGTAATCTCTTTGATGGTATCCCAGCGGATATCGGATTTAGCCCAGCGTTCTCGGGTTTCGTCATCCATAAACTTATATGCCTTCTTAGGAAGGGCATAACGGGAATTTGCTTTGGGCGGCAAGTTAGCTCGCAGTTCTTCTAAGTATTGCTGGCGTTTTTTATAGAAAAATAAAGGCCAGTCAGGGAGTTCACGTACAGGGATAGTAAACGTATAACAGTCATGCCACTTGTCACTCTTAGAGCTAATCTCTTTAAAAGCTTTAGACGTCATTACCCCAAGGCTTGCGAGCATATCTATGAGTGCATCACGTAAAGACGCTGAAGCCGTACCTGCTGTGATATTAAAGTGGGAATATTTGTCTTTCGGCTCCTTATCGTGAAGCGAAATACTACCGTCGCCTGCCATGTACCCAGCGATTAACCCTTTACGAAACTCAGACGAATAATTAAAAAAAACATTCGGTATCACTTTGAGGTGCGCATATTTACGGAAGGAGTTGTAAAGCCAATGCGCCAGATTAGCGTCGAAGAGCCTTACACTAGAAGTGTAAATATGGGCCTCATTTTTCGTAGTGATACGGTTCATAAGTTCAAGAATATCGTTTTGATGACTAGGCTCACTAGCTGCAATCTGGATACAGGTGCGGTCTAAACTGCCTTCAGAAAGATAGAGCCCTGCAAGTACCCCATGGTCATAGTCGTCATACTCGTAAGTAAAGGCAGCTTGTGGGAGTTCAGGGAACATGGCAATCGGACACTTGGTCTTGCCCGGTACACAATCGTCGGGGAAGATAGGCACGAGGTTGCCTTCCATATCTATAGTAATTAAGCTATGGTCTTCTGTAACTACTACGTTACGGCCAGATTTAAACTTAATATTGTACAGTTTTTTATCGTTCTGGTGGCTTCTAAATGCACGAATGCGTTGCCACTTCGACTTCTTACTGTAAATGTTGACAGATTGGATTTTATCACCGAACTGCCAATCGTAATCTTTGATTTTACCACGCCATACCTGGTCGTACCCACGGAGAATGTTGATAGTCATATCACCACTTGGGCATTTGAGGTTTAACGGGAAGTTATTGTAGATTTCAATTTTAGTCTTACCGTTAAGCTCGATGTAATCATCGGTTACACGAGTAACAGTACCATCTTCAGGAGCCCTCGGCACAAAAAACTCTTTCCCATAGCGTTCCTGAATAGATTTGTACTGACCAGTCTGGTCTTTGATTTTAACAAGAGGAGCCTCACGGTTAACAAGCGGTACTGCTTGTGTAACCATACGGCCTGCCATCGTAACACGGTTACCTTGGTCGTTGTGAAGGAACGGCACAAGGTTCGTTGTAATGGTAAACATATCTGAAGAGCTCGGTAACCAGTAGTCTACTTGATTGCGAGGTACTTCCTTCATCTGGTTGTTTACGAGAGCACGAACATGGGTTTTTCCGTCTTGGTTAGGGAAGCCTACTGTTTTCCCGGCGAGGTCCATTGGTTTGAGCATAACCTTTTTGCCGTTTTTATCAATGAACTCACTATAAATATTGCGGTCTTTGATAACAGTGGAGTTCGTTGTTCTGAGGTCTACGCCTACACGTTCAGACTCAGTAGTACGGACCGGGTCAATGTATCCAAAGTGAGACGGATGAAGGTTACGGGCATTCATCGGGATTGCCCTGTCACTACCAATACCGCCTTCGCCCATTGACGTTACTTTATGGCTAGTCTCTAAAATTTCAATCGGGTTGATTTCAGACTGAGGAGCAGAAAGCGAGGATTTTGTAAAGAAGCCCTCAACAAGCTTAGTTAAAAAGTTAGGAAGAATGATGGACTTCAAGGGGTAACCTCCATCTATCTTGTTCATAACTTTATAAATTAAGCCTTCTTCTTTTGCTTTCTTTTCAATTCTCAACATTAAATGGTCTTCAACACCAAGTACCTCTTTAAAGAGGAGGGAGTCAAGGTCGTCTTCTTCTTCTTTGTTATTATAAACCTTAACGATTTTAGCAGATGCGTCAAGGAGAGTTTTCGGAGTTACAGAACTATACCCAGTGCCAAGCGTTACTTTCGTAGTTTCAGGAGTAAGGGCAGTCTCTTTAAAATAGTCCTGCAGGTCTCTAGAATCATTACCGGTACGCTTAGTTGGGTAGATAACAGTATTTACAATCTGTTTGATATCTTCAGAGGGTTTGGCTTTTGCTTTGTTTACTTCCAGGATTTTGTTGCCCCACACTGCAGACATTTCCATATCAGATGTACCCAAAGCAGATAAAAGAGAGTATAGCGGGATACGCTTAGAGGACGAGGAAAGTTTAGACTTATCAAATTTTACAAAGAACACACCATTGTTGTCCATATGAATCTCAAAGCCTAAACCACGCCCTAAGTTGAAGTCAGCAAATACAGCATCAGAGTCGTTGACATGGCGGACGAAGACACCAGGTTTCAAACGTACCTGGTTAAACACTGAGTAGTCTTTGCCTTGTACAATAAAAGTACCACGGTCAGTTAAAACAGGGAGATCTAATATTTTGACACGGCCTGTTTCTGTTTTACCGTTGTTACGTACAAGGCGTAAGTTCGCATAAATAGGCACACTAAGGCTGGTACCACTGAGAAGCTTTGTTTTCTGGTTACCAATCGAGGCATTAGTCTTGTTTGGTACTTCTAAGCTTAGTAATTCAATTTTACCAGTTTTTGCTTCAATAGGAAAGATAGATTTAATACCTTTCTGTACATTTTGCAAAATTGATGCCCATTTTTGTTCAGTGTTAAGATACATTAACTGTTACCTTCCTTCTTCTTTTCATCCGGTTGTCTCTCCGGCTTTGTCTTGGCCGGAGCCTGTACTGCTGCATACATTCCACGGCTAACTGCTCTTTCTACAATTGGAGTGTATCCGGCAAGGGTTGGGAAAAGCTCCTCAGCCCAAGCCAGTTTTTGTAGTTCAGTAATCACATCTTTTTTCATATTTGTGCATTACCTCCCTCAGCCCGTGGGGGATTCTGTGTGGGTAAGTCGCCATGCTGTTGACCGTCACTTCCATCACCCATTGGTTGCATAGTGCCCGGTATAGCAGGTATACCATAGAAGTTTGCTGCGTTCTGGGCTTGGATTTGTTCTTGAATAGCGCGTTCACGGTCTTTCTGAGTTTCCTCAGTAATAAAGCGCTGTTCTTGGTCGTAATCAATGTTTGGCATGAGCTCTTTAAGAAGCGTATGTTTAGAGATGTGGCCAGCTTCTGCCATACGGAGCAGTAAGTCTTTTTGAGCCACGTCGTCTGCCATTTTAAAGGACTGCATCCTTACTTTAACCTCGGGGAGTTCAAAAGCAACCCTGCACTCTTGGACGATGTAGTCGAGTACAGATTGCATCATGGTACGGAAGTTGATAAGCTGATTCTCCAGCATACGGAGTGATACACTAGCTCCGGACCACTGAAGACCGCCATATACAAACTCATTCGGTACTCCCATACCAGCAAGAATTTGGTTCGTGATTTCCTGGATTTCATTAGTAAGCATCAGTGCTTTACCTTGTGCACCAACAATTTGGGCATTGACAGGAATTGGCATGATACTTTTGCGCATCGGGTTTCGTTTCCATTCTTTGTACTCATCTTCGAGTGCACTAGAGAACCTACCAAGGTCGAGCTCCCCACTCGGGTCTACTGAGCCATTAGAAGACGGGGAAATGATAGTCCAAGGGAGAATCTGGTCAATAGCCAGTGCATCTTGAGCTCTAATAAGCACAAGCAGGTGGAACAGGTACTTCAGTACCGGAGAGATGAGCGGCTGGCCGTACCCTTTGTTATACGCAGAGGAATGAGTATCCCTGCGTAAATGCAGGATTTTGGTTGGGAAGAATTTAAAGAGCTTCTTCTTTCTCGCTGTCTCAATGAGATACATTGGGTACGTTGCCCAAAGATGTTTGTCACCTTTGTCAAGGTCTGTACCGATAGACCCAGGAATAGAGTAGTAATACGTAGTATTACCGAGGATTTCGTCATATTCTAACTTGATATTCAAGGGGTCCCAAAGGATAGGCTTGATATCAAGAGCGTTTTTAGTAGGTGTATCCTTAATTATAGGATGTACGGTTTTGCCACATTTCGGGCATACCATCGTTAAATACTCTGTACCAACTTTAAAGTCTACAGATTTAGCAGAGTGCCCAGTATGACATTCAGGACATTCAAAGACTCTCGTAAACGGCATGATGAGCGAAAAGTAAGCATTACCGGATACATAATAGTCAAGTCCGATTCTGATAAGGAGTGACCTAATATTGATACGCTGGAAGATGTCTTTGTACTTACGTTCAGCGTCAGCATCCGTAGTATCAATGATGATATCAGTGATAGGGTACGCTACCATTTTATTAATAGCAGCGTGAATAATCGGATGCCAGTCGTAAAAGTAGCGTCCCCAGTGCATCATAATCTTCGGGTCCATCAATGTTTGCATGGCGATGGGGTCGAAGTACGGTGCCGGGTACAGCAGCCTCCAGCGAGTATCCTGTGTCATAATTTGGAATTGTGGGTTATTCATAAAAGTAGTATTACCACTACCGGAAATAGTGCTAAAATCTACAGGTACTGCCATGGGTTACTGTTCACCACCTTGTACGGCTGTCTGGCCCTCTTCAAGACCAGAGGCTTCGCTCATTATACTAACGTAGTCACGGATTTCTTCTAAGTAAGCATTTTGGATACTCTGCTGTTCTTTGTTAAGATAGATAGCAGGGATAAAACGCTGTGCACTCTTGAGTTCCGGGGGTAATATGGCGATACCTTCTTCTCCAGACTCAGCTGCCCAGTATTGGCAGACGTAGTCGTTGAAGTCATCGTCAGGGAACTCTTTTTTTAAGCACTTAACAGCAAACGCAATCTCTTTGACAGACACGTCCTGGTCAATGTCTGGCAGGGCATCACGTCCATTCAGAACCAGCACAATGTTCTCAAAGACTGTTGGGTTTTCCCACGGGAGTCTGGAAGTCTTAGCAATTTTAGCTGCCATTAAGGGGGCTACTAAGTCATTGCCAAATTCTGCTCTGATAGCCTCTGCTACCCAAGTGTCGAAATCCTTAAATTTCTGTTTTGCTTTATCATATTCAGTGAAAATTTCTGGTCCAATGTAAACGGCCACAATTATTTCACCCAGCTTCCTATTTCATCTTTAATCTGCGAGGGTAATCCCTCGATTTGTAACTGCAGTGCGTCAGGGGATTCCTCATCCCAGTCAAGGTCTACACCAAGGTCACTGATGTTATCAGCGTACTCCGAGATTACGGACAGCGGAGCACTTACTTTACCAAGGTTAACCATGTTTTCAGAGGCTACCTTTTCATACACAGCATACTCCGGGGTGCCTACCTTAGCTTGCATGTACGGATTGTCCAGGCCAAGCTTTTCATCGATTTCCGCGATTAAGTTGACCATGTCCTCAGGCGCAATAGAAGATGCTGTTTTTGCAAGGCTTTCCAAAGCTTCAACATCTTCAGGTTCTGTAGCATAGAAGGCACGAGCTGCAAGGCAAGTGTCAAGTTCTGTACCATAGTCGTTAGCATGAGCATACTTGTTGACGTCACCGACTAATTCTTCCGGGTCTTGCCATTCTTTATCAAATACGTCAATCTCGGCTAAGATTGCCGGGTCCTCGAGTACACTCGCAATCTTTTCGGTTTGCGGTACTTCAAGTTCAATACCGTAGATTTTGCAAGCATCATTAATTCTGCTTACTACTTCAGGGTCCAAAATGGAAGCACATTTAGTAGCATACAGGGCGGACAGCTTAGTTTCCAGAGGCGTTGCTACAGAAAACATGCGGTTGGCTTCGTCAGCGAAAGTCGCATCTTCTGCATAGGCCTGTTTAGTAACTAAAGCTGCTATATCCGTATTCATCTCTTCCGGGGTCAAGTACCCTTCAGTAGCAAACGAAGCGAGCTTTTCAAAGTTTGCGTCATTGTGAAGGTCAATGAGCTGTTCAGAGAAAAATTCAGGTTTCATATATCTAATTACCTCCGTAAAATTAAGCTAATCTCTACATACCTATATTATACCTAAGTAATTTTGTGAGAAACTCTGCTAAATAGGTAGGTATAATATTCAGTAGGAAAACTACAAAGAGGAGGATACTGGTACTTATGAACCTGTCTCTTTTATATAATTTAGACGAGTCGAGGCTTGAGGTCTTTGAAGAGGACATAGTTGTCCCTGAGTCACGAAAAGTCTATTTAAAACACATACCGAAACTTAATACTCTGTATATTACAGATATTACCCTGATTTTTGATGGTGAGCCGCTGACAGGCCAAGCACTTTTTGACTACAGAGCTGAGTACGACTATGTAGCAGCTAAAGGCATCCTGATTTTCTCTCAGGGTGACGTTGGGTCTACTTTCCACTGCAGATATGTACCTGTGGCATCCCGTGTTGACGCATCCGTAGTAAATGAGCTCATCACTTTTGGTAACACCTATGACGGTAATATCTGGACGAAAGCAGATTTATTAGATAGTAGCAGTGGCGAGAAAGTTGCTTGGAATGTTATCAAGGATAGGCCTTTAAACGCATCTGCTGTCCGTGACGGTCTGCTTTCTAAAGAAGATAAACAGAAACTCGATTTAATTCCGAGCCCACTTCAGGTTAAACCCATAGGCTCGATTACTGTTGGCGATTTAACGATTGAACCTGCTACGTGGGGCGGTACAGTTACTTTTGCTGAAACAGATACATTGACGCCGGTTATTATGGAAAACGAAGATACAGGGACTAAATACTTAGAGTTCCGTGTTAATATCGCTGCAGTAACCAAAGACCTCTCAATGTACATGGAAGCTTTGAAAGGCACAACTGGTACACCGAGTGACCTCAATAGATATGTTACTAACGATGACCCACGTATGACAGATGCACGTAACCCGCTTGCACATAAACATACGATTGAAGATGTACTTGCTTTACAATCGAGTTTAGATGGTAAAGCTAATGTCCAACACCGCCATAACGTAGAAGATATCGACGGTCTCACTACCATTCAAGGTCCGCAAGGCCCACAAGGCGAAAAAGGCGAGAAGGGTGATAAGGGCGACCCTGGCCCGCACGGCCCTCAGGGTGAAAAAGGCGACAAGGGTGACCCTGGCCCGCAAGGCCCTCAGGGTGAAAAAGGTGAGCAAGGTGACCCGTCGCTGCCTATAGATGCCGTAGGGTCCCAGGAAATATTTAATAATTGGACAGTAGAAGGTTTATACTTTAGCTGGGATGAAGATGAACAAGTCGACTTAACCACTGGTGATTTTAATAGTGGTAAGGCATATATTAACGGTATTAAACAAGTATTTAGTGAATCGACTTTTACAACTACGCCTTATTGGGGTGTAGCATTGGTACAAACTGCACAAACAAGTACGGTACCGGAAGCAAGGGTGTACACAGACTTCAACGACTTATCGAGCGTGGCAATAGGCACGACTTATGTAGTAGAAATTACCGGTGTATCTGACCCAGTAATTAACTTTGAAGTTACTACAGATGATAAACTGTATGAAAACTTAGACTCTGCAGAAAACAACGAAGTATTGGGTCTTAAATTTCACTTCGATAACTACATTAATTATGCTGTGGGCGATACCTTTACTTTAACAGTCGCTGAAGAAGGCTATATGGTAGCGTTTGCTACGGACGAAGTAAAAATTTGGTACAGTGGGTATAGCTCTTACCCGACTGATGCAGAGCTTGCTCACATTTCTAGCATTTCTGAAAACTATTTACTGTATCTCATTACAGTAACTAACGGAGGCCTGTCGGCAGCGTTAGACCTGCAAATCCGTTACCCAAACTACATTAAAAATCCTGAAGAAGAGTACGGTAAGGTGCAGCGCTTGGAATTCTCTACTACTAATTGGGGTAGTAGCCAGGATTCAGATGGGTACTATACACTTACCCTTAGTGTAACAGGACGTGTACCTGTAGGCCCTCCATATAGACGAGACTCTAGTGGTAAATACGAGTCTATCAATGCTACGGTATTCTTTACTGATAGTAGCATCGAAGTTTTGTCCAAAACGACTTTTGACGGTTGCATCTTGGCAGCACGTATTTAATATATAGGAGGAATGAGTATGAGCACTATGAATTTAAACGATTTTAGAAATTATGTACAGCAGTTTAAGGGCTGTGGCTTGAATAGAATTTATCTGCACTGGTCTGCAGGTAGGTATACTAATATTGAGGACGCTTACCACATTAGTATTGGTAAAGACGGTGATATCAACGTAATGCACCCATTAGACAAGGTACTCGCTGCTACTTGGAAGCGTAATACTGGCAGTGTAGCTGTATCTATGATGTGTTGCTTTGATGCTGTATGTTACTCCAGGAGTAACGTAGACTTTGGCAGTGAACCTCCGACGATGGCTCAGATTGAAGCTATGAGTAAAGTTGTTTGCATTCTTTGTGAAGAGTTGGGCCTTGAGATGACTGCCCGCGATGTACTAACTCATAGCGAGATTGCAGACATCGACGGCTATGGTGTAGGCGGCTCTGACCCGGATATGCGCTGGGACCTCTTGCTTTTGCCAGATTTTGACGGTGTGTTGAAACCGGGTGGCGACGTAATTCGTGGCAAAGCGATTTGGTACCACTATCACCCATAAGACCTGTAAGGGTAACAAAGTTTAAACAGAATTGAGGAATTTATTATGTCTTTTCAAGATACATTAGCTGATTTAATAAAAGGAGATAATGAAGCGTTACTGAAACTTATCCGTGAAGTATATCTCCGGGGTGTAGATGACGGTGCAGAGGCAGCAAGGAGTGAAGACTTCGACTGCATTTTTCATAACTGGGATGAAGTTGAAGCAGCACTCGACGCGCCTAGTGCTTCAATAGAGGATTTTGTAGACACCGTTCTTTCTACTGAGTATATTTAAGAAGGAAGGTTGAAGCAAAAATGGCTGCACCAATTTTAAGTAATGTCGGTGACATTATTATCATTTTAGGCTCCGTAGTGCCTGCAGGATACTTGAGTCTCGGTGAAGGTACAGAAGTTAACCGTACAGAGTATGCAGATTTATGGAGCTGGGCCCAGAGTAACACTACTGTAATTAGTGAATCCGAATGGCAAAGGAAAAACACGAGCCACGGTACAGTAGCAAGATTCAGCAGTGGTAACGGTTCTACTACTTTTAGACTTCCTAAGATTACATCAATTTTAAAAGCTGTGGCGTTAGCCGACGCAGGCAAGTTTAACGAAGCTGTCTTTAATGATGTCCACTACCATGGCCTTGGTAAAATGCTTGATAATAATGGCTATTGGGGGCGCTATAGTTATAGCGGAGCCACGTACCCAGAGGGTACTGCAGCGTACTTCTGGAATGGTAGCGGTGGGCTCTCTACGGGAACAACGCCAGACGCTGCTGGTGATATTATTACATCAATGAATATCGGCGGAGCATCGGAACCCCCTGTTCCAGCTACTGTAGGTTTTACGCTTTGTATCCGGTATACTACTGACTATCAAGCTACAGCTGCCGCACTTAATACAGCGGCGTTAGCAACCTCGGTCAATAGCCTTGTAAGCACGATGTCTGATGTAGCTACCGCCTATAACGTAACGAGGCAACTTGGTACTAACGGATATCAGGTATATGAATCGGGCCTTATTAAAAATTGGGGCCGTACTGATAAAGGTCAAGGGGAAGGCGTTATTGTGTTCTCCCTGGCGTTTAAAGAAGGTACTAGCCCGTATAATATTAAGACTACAGTGGTCGACCCTTCGGGTCAGCTCGATGGTAGCGGTACTGTTATTTTAGGTGAACCTACAAATGCATCTGTTTCTTATAGGTATACTAAAGTGTTGCCTGCAGATGCCTATATTATGTGGGAAGCTTATGGTACCAACTAGGATAGGAAGGAAGATTGACTTATGAAAAATCCTGAAGAATTACATTATTATTGTACGTTTGATGCTAACACCGGTGAGAAGCTTGGGGGGTACATTTTAGAGTTTCAGAAGGTACCGCCTGAAGCCATCAGTGTTAGTTATAACGATTTTAAACTTTACAACTCCAGTAACTATTGGCGATACGACTGGGATGAAAAGAAACCTGTATATGTTGACCGTATTATGACAATGACCTTTGAGGAGCTCAAGGCGCGAGCCAAAGAAATTATTAACCAAAATACGGAAAAAGCAATTACGGCAGGTTTCACTGCTTACATCCAAGGTCAGTATGTAAAATTCGATAGTGACCTTGAAGCTCAAGTCACCTACAGCAATAATTTTAATGACAGTGTTGCTAACCCTGAAGGAACATGGCAGGCCCGTGGGTATGTCAATGGTGCAGGTGAAAAGAGTATCTTAACGTTAAATGCTACCGATATGGCAACTGTACAGACTGCTTGTACAACTTTTGTAAACGCAGCTAAAAAGAAAGGCTGGGAAGAACAGGCGTACGTTGATAACGGGTCGTTACTTTTAGACGATTTACGTAGTTTCGTCCGTAAACTGGAGAAGGAGGCACGTAATTAATGAAAATAGATATTAGCGTTAAAGACCGCATGCTTACCAATATGGGTACTTACCGTATCCCATCCGGAAGTCTTAACGATGTATACATCGCTTTCCATTTTGAACCGGGGTATGGGTGGGAGGACATGAGCATTACAGCTGAATTTAGGCGTACTAATCAGACTGTATACTTAGTAAACGTAAAACCCGATGCCTACCAGGCTATTCCGGCAAACGTATTAATGCGCCCAGGTGTAATCTATGTGGGGCTCATTGGCTGTAAAAATGGGGAACAGGTAGCTACAACGCTTACGACTACACTTACTGTAGAACATAACGCTTCAGAAACGATGAGGCCTTGCATTTACCCCGAAGACGCTGACAATAACCCTGATAACGATGCTTATGCAGCTTGGTGCCAGGTGGTAGTAGACGCGGCTAACCGTGCTGAAGTAGCTGCTGAGAAAGCTGAGAGCATTGCTATGGGCAGCTATACTAAAGATGAAAGCGATGCGCGCTACGCTAAAAAGATTGATTTAGTCGCAACCGCTACAGACGAATTTGACGCCTCCTACATGACTACCGGGACTTACCCGACTATCACTGTAAATGCCCTGCCCCCCGAAGATACTGAGGGCTCTGTAGGTGATTTAGCAGGGCTGCATTCGATTACTGGTGTTAAAATGCGTGTAACTAGTGAAAATTCGAGTTATGATGCTAGCTATAGCGGATTTACTTTGAGATGGCTTGCAGACAACGACCTTTTTGATAAGCTCGTTATTAACAAAGACGGTGCGTATGTTAAACAGAAAATCTACGCTCTTAAAGTAGGCAGTGTACCGGGCAAATGGCTTACTGAAACGCAGTACGCAGTTTCGATTATTACAAGTCCTGAAATTGACTTGACTTATGCTGATAATATAGTTACTAATGCTGGTATTGAACCAGTTGGAGTTTCTTTAAGCACTATTACCTTAGAGCTTCCTCCGGGTACTATGGCAGAGCAACTCATGGATATTGAAATTTGGTACCCGATGTTAGGTGATAGTAAAATTTTAGTATCTGCTATGGGTACTCCGACCGTAGACAATAAAGAAGCTAAGATTTTAATGTTTAAAACAGTAAATGAGAAAGAAACTCAGCTTAGCTCTTTTGGTGTACAGGCTGAGCTCGATGTATCCAAATATCTTAGTGGTAGCATTGCAGAAACTAAGACCCTCATTGAAGAATTGGAAGCTCTGAAAGAAGAAATTGAAGCTCAACCTAAGACTAACAATATACGCATTGAAAACTTTGAAGTAGCGAATTGGGAGATAGGGGAGGGTGCAGTAACTCTCAACATTAACATCAAGGGTGCTCAGGTTATTAATGTGTATGGTGTAGGGCTTGAGGAGGGAGAATGCGCTCCTGTAAGTGACTATCTCTTTACAACTACAGAAACGGGTATTACATTGAAAGTAGCCAGTGAAGCAGGTCTTGACGGTTATGTTGTTTTATATGTACCTGCCGAAGTTTAATAAGAGAGGAACATGTTTATGGAGTTAGAACAATTTTCTGTAATGCCAACAGAGTCTGACGTCGTAAAAAGGGTTGATACGATTGTAGGCAGTATTGACGGCATTACAACTCAAAAAACAATTACCTTAACAGGTGCCGTAACGGGCAGCGTTACGACGGACTTGAAAGGCAATATTACGATAAATACCACTACAGGTTCTATTGATGCAACAAAGCTTACTGGGACAGTACCTTTAGAATCTATTCCTAAAGATGCTCAAGCTAAGATTGTACAAGTAGATTCTGATGACGCGCGCTTAGCACTTACTACCGACGATGTACAAAATAATGACGTTGTTGTAGTGGTAGATACCGATGGCAGCGCCTCTTCTGTCTACTGGGTAAGCGACGCGTCCAAGCTTGGTACTGATGACGCAGCTAATGCTTTTACACCCTTCCCCGCGGGTGTTGCTGCAGCGGTAGACTGGAGTGGTGTCCAGAATAAACCGGAGACGTTCCCTCCGAGTGCGCACACTCATACAACTCTTGAAGTAACGGCTATCACTGATAACGCTGACGTACACAGTTTAACAACCGCAGATAATTATAGCGCTGCCAGTACTGTAACGGGGCTTACAAACGCCCCATGCAGTGTCCCGTTTAACCTACAAGTGCAGCGTAATAGTGATGGTACTATGACGCAGATTGTTTATGGGCAGGCTGATGATGACCATGGCATTTATGTGTCGTTTTATAGTGGTAGTACCTGGAGTGACTGGCAGACTATTAGCTACGGTGGAAAAGGTGTATATGCTAAGAAAAGCTTAGAAAATCCGTATCGTCAGGCTAATACAGCGTATGAAGTTGATGATATGGTGTACTCAACTACTCTCGAGGCTGGCAAGGTTCTTAAATGTATCACTGCCGGTACTACTGGTGGCGGGGACGACGTAACAGCGTCTACCACTGTTGCCGGTACTCAGATTACTGACGGTACTGTAATTTGGGAAGTACAGCTCATGGCTGGTGCAGAGCGTGTCGATGGTGTAAAAATCGGTACTATTAGTTGGCAGCTCTCTACTACTGTAGACTCCGGCGACTTACCATTACTTGGTGGCACCTTTGATAAAGAAACCTATGCGCCGCTTTGGAACTATGTACAGACTCATCCAGATATGCTTGTCACAGAAACTGAGTGGCAACAAATGGCCGAAAGCCAGACGTCAGTACTAAAATATGCGAATACTAGTGATAGCCTGTTTAGAGTACCGAAACTCTTAGATTATGCTAGAGGTACAGTACAAGAAAGCGTTGGCGAGTATGAAGATGATGGGTTGCCTAATATTACTGGTACAATTAGAGTAGCTGATGCGGTTACAGACCCATGCACTGGAGCATTTGAGACTGGCGAAAATGAGTCTGGTTATAACTCTGGTTCTTCCACCAATACTCCTCGTAGTGCAACATTTGATGCATCACGTTCTAGTTCTGTGTATGGCAATGCCGACGAAGTTCGTCCCAAAACCATGCTCGGCCTTTACGTGGTTAAGGCTTATTCCTCAACGACTGAAATCTCTGATATCAATATCCAGACCCTGCTTGAAAAGGCTGGTGAAGGTTTTGCTATTGGTGATATTAAGTTCTCTTTCGCTAAAGTTGTACCTAACGGTTGGCTGAGATGCGATGGTAACCTCTATCAGCGCTCCGAATACCCTGACCTTTACCAATGGGCAACGGATAACAACTACCTTGTCTCTGAGGAAACTTGGCAAGCTACCAAGACTGCTAATGATGGGGGCTCGGTAGGCTACTTCTCTACTGGTGATGGTAGTACGACGTTTAGGGTGTTTAACATTGTAGACTTCGTTAGGGCAGATAGCTCAGCGTCTAACACTGGTACGTATCAGACAGATACGATGAGGAATATTACGGGTACTACTTACGTAGGCACACAAGTAGACCATCCATATGATACGGGATGTTTTACTACCGCTGAAGATGATACATTACAGGGAGCAACAGTTGGCGAATATAATGGAGCTATTTCTTTTGACGCCTCTCTTTCCGTTGATGCCGCCCACGTCTCCACTGAAATCCAGCCTAAACACCTCAAGCTCGCTTGTCTCATCAAAGCCAAAGACGCTGTAGTCAACCGCACCTTAGTTTCTGACGTAGAACTCAAAGAAGCTGTAGATAAAATCGACGAATTAAATGGTTTTATCCTTGATGATGATGACGACTGGACCATGGGACTCCCTAATATTACCAACAATGCAGGTGTAGCTGAAGAATCGCTTAATAATTATAAAATTATGCGTACTCTTTCTAACCCTGAACATTATTACTGGTATGATTCACCTTATGTATCTGATGCAAATAATACGACAGTGATTATCCCTGCAGGTCTTGAGGTCAACATTGGTAACTATGCTTTTGTTACCCAGTCTGACTCCCAGGTAGACATCGCATTGGCTGGCTCCGCCAGCGCACGTGCAGGAAAAGACGTCTACATTTACGCTTGCTGGCCATCTAATGTAGAATCGGGTATCCCCGTATTCGTAGCGTCGATGAACTCTACCACCCCTGCTGGTTACAATGCTGCCAACTCCCGTAAAATCGGTGGTGTACATTGCCTCTGCGCTGATGTTGGTACGATAGCCAGGCATCCGCTTTCTGGGTACGTAGCTGGTGACGTACTTCCTGCCTCTCTCTGGGACCTCAGGCATCGTCCAGTGTCGGCCCCGGAAGGCATGGTATACATTGAACCTCTTGACCTCTGGGCGGATATCTACCTGAATTCCTGGGATGGTGAAAAAGTAGTCTCTGAATACGGGGCAGTAATCGCCGATGGTACCAGCTCCCGCTCTTACCACTGGTGGAGATGGGCAGAGGAATTTAACGTGTTAAAGAAGCGTCTGCCCCATAGGTGGGAGTTCCGTGAACTCGCCGATGGCAGCCCTGAGGCAGTAAATATTACCGGGTCTAAAGACCCCAATACCACGGGTGGGCATACTGCAACCAACTCTCAACGTATCATATCTAAATACGGTTGTGAAGATTGTACTGGTGTATTGTGGCAATATGGCAGTGACTTAACTACCCATGGTACTACTAATGGATGGGCTGGGTCCTCCTATAATAGTTCCATAGTACCCACCGAGACTAATCGGGGTGGCGAGTATTATGCAACGGCATATGCCGCCCTCTTTGGCGGGTGCTGGGTTAACGGTTCTTATTGTGGTTCTCGTTCTGTTACTTGGAGTGCCTCGGTTGTGGTTTTGAGCAGCTATGGCTCCGCGCGTGGCGTGGCCCCGAGTATCAACTGTAAGGCTTTGCCAGGCTGTGTATAAGAAAGAACAGTCAGCGTCTTTTACGGATGTTACTGTTCTCTGCACGTTACATTTGAGGGTATTTTAGTAATTACAGCATAAAACGGTTACAACATGTAATGAGCTCTGAGCCACAGAATGGCTAAACAAAGCTTTCAGTGATACTTCAAAGAGCCACGTAACCGAGTTTATGATATATTAAGCAACAGGGTTGTTGTTACCCCGCGTTAATATTTTGCCATGATTGAGGCTTCGTATTTACTAAAGTAAAACATACTCAAAACCTTTACGGTATGACCCTGGCTCTCTACTCCTAGGTATCTAGACTGACGTCTAGATATTTAAACACCCAACAAGGGGAGGGGTATTGCTAGTAGGTTCACGAACTCAGCAGCGACATAGTCGCCAGCCGGAACCGAAGAACAATACCTCTTTTTTTTATACTCATTTTTAAATATGTACATTATTCTATTCTGAAAGGACTGATATTAATATGAAACGATATGGTCATTTATTTGAACAAGTGGTAGATATTGACAATTTGAAATTAGCACTACAAAAAGCAAAGAATGGTAAAATGCGCCTTGAAAAGACCAGGGAAGTCGTAGCCAAAGCTGATTACTACTTACCGCTTTTACAAAAGATGCTAATTGATGGGACGTTTAAGACCTCTAAGTATAAAACTAAAATCATTAGAGAGCCTAAAGAACGTCTTATTTATGTATTGCCATTCTTCCTGACCGTATTGTACACCACGCAATCATGAATATTCTAGAGCCTATTTGGGAGAAACAAATGATTGAGCATAGTTTTGCCTGCAGAAAAGGCAAAGGCCAACACAAAGGTAGTGCTCTGTGTATCAAATACGCGAAAGCGTATAAGTGGTGTTTAAAATGTGATATCTCTAAGTTTTATCCCAGTATTAACCACGAAGTATTGAAGAAGATTGTACGGAATAAAATTAAAGATAAGAAGCTTCTGTGGTTACTCGATGATATTATTGATAGTATTGAAGGGGAGTCTAACTTACCAATAGGTAACTACATCAGCCAATGGCTTGGTAATTTGTATTTAAACGAGCTTGATAAGTGGATGTTAGAGGACCAAAAATTACCGAAGTATATCAGATACTGCGATGATTTCGTCGTTTTCTCAAACGACAAAAATAGACTGCTCGAACTTCAGCGTACATTACCCCAATATTTACACGATGCGCTGCGTTTACGTATGAGCAAAAATACACTCCTTTCTACCGCTCAGGGCATCAATTTCCTGGGCTATCGCCATTTTCATTCAGGTAAAATATTACTTAGGAAATCAACCGCACGTAAAATTAGAAAGGTCATCCGTAAGGGTATTGTAAAACTGGCAACTCTCGATACTAAGTCGTGGAAAGGCTACCGTACACTCCAGAATTACCATGGCAAGATGATGAGTTACAAAGGCTGGCTCAGTTTTGCCACTACTCATAACTTTGAAGCGACTACGCGCTTTGCCCTAGTTACGGATTACTTTCAAACGGAATTTCTGAAAATAAGTAAGGGAGGTTACTCTATGAAAGGGTTTCCGAAACATTTGAATACAAAAGCTGACTATGAATACATAAGAAGAGCGTTCCCAGAATCACAGTGGAAACCGTGCTGGCAGGCGTTACTCGACAGTGCATATGACTGGTTCACAGTATTTGAGCTGGAAAGCAAAGAAATAGGGGAAGAGATTGAAGGCAAGGCAAGGGTACTGACTGAAACTGATGATGCTACGGGCAAAGAAAGATACTTCCAGAGCTATATGCAGATGAACCCTAACTGCAGGCTGTTAAAACTTGGATTTACCGAAGACGAAGTCAAGAAAGTGCTTGGAATTAAAGACGAAAGTGAATGTACAATAGTCCAATGATGTACGTAAATAACGAAGCCGGACGTGGCGAAGCATGGAGCGAGTGTGGAATAGCCGGAGTGCGGCCCCGGACTTGGGCTAACGCCTATCCTAAAGCATGGGCTGAAATCTATGCGCAGGCTATTGCCGAATCCCAAGGCAAATGTGGCTATGCTGATGCTAGCCGGTTTATAAAAAGAGACAACAGGAGGAACGGTGAAGATTCATGAGTGATATTACTTTGAATACACAGAGCATTACAGGGAACCATAATTTTGTACCACCAGGAACAGATTGGAACCTCGGCAGTGGCAGCAAGAAATGGAATGGCGGTTATTTTGGTACCATCATCGCTGATAATGGCATCCCAGCAGGTACTGCCGCTACGGGCGGTGATAAAATTGGCCAAATCCGCTTTAGTATCAATCCGAACATAGAGCCTGGGTATTTAGCACTGAATGGCCAAGAAGTCAACAGAGACGACTACCCGAATCTCTGGGAGTGGGTACAACAGCAGGTTGGATTCCTCGTGGAGGAAGGCGAATGGCGGAGCATCAGTGACGCTCCCAATGGTAACGTTTGTAAGTATAGTGTTGGGGACGGAAGTACTACGTTTAGATTACCGAATCTCGGATGCTGGGTTAGAGGTGGCGGTACGGCGGGTACTGCGGCTGGCGTAGGTGGAAACCTGGATGCTGGGCTTCCAAATATAGAGGGAACCTTCTCCCAAAACTCAAATGTATCGTCTTTATATTCCAGCACCGGTGAATTTGAAGGGGCATTTTATGCTAACCTACGAGATGTTGCTAAACAATATCAAAGTGGATACTCTGGTAATGCCGCAGGTACTTACGATTTAGGATTTGCTACTAGTCTTTCCAATGCCATCTACGGTAACGCCGAAACCGTACAACCGGAATCCATCATTGGTATCTGGCTCGTTAAAGCGTACCATGTTCCCGTAGATAATATGGGCAATACTATTACTGTAAATGGTGTCCCCCCTGATGAAAATGGAAACATTGCTATTGGAGTACCACAGCCAACCATAGCGACACAGGCAGAAGCAGAAGCAGGTACAGACAACACTAAGGTTATGACACCGTTAAGAACTAAACAGGCTATCGATAATCAAGTTGGAAACGAAGCAAATAAAATTCCTCGTTATAATAACGAAGGTCATTTAGTATTTCCTGATGAGTCTGAACTATGGATAGCATGAGGTGATACCATGGCGCAACTAACAAAAAAATTACATCTTAAAAAGGGAAGCACAGAACAGACTGCAAACGCCTATTCGACAACGGCAGAAGCCGGAACGGAATATATTTTTGCCAAAATAGACGGAGTAAATGCCTATATTGCAATCGGCGAAACAAGCGATAGCAGAGCAACAAAAGGGCGTGTATTAATCGACGGAGCGACAAAGGCAATAATGAACAGCGGAAAACCGCCGTATAATAAGGTGGAATACACAACACCCGGCAGCTTTACTTTTACAGTGCCGGTTGGCGTAACCGTTATAAAAGTAACAGTAGCCGGAGCTGGCGGTGGCGGTGCGTCCGGCGATAGACATCTTGACGGCGTTTATGGCGGTTACGGAGGTACCGGGGAAGGAATAACGCAAAACATTAATGTAACCGCAAATGACACTTGTTCGATAACCGTCGGAGCTGGCGGCAGTGCTGGCATACAAGGTGCGAGCGGGCAACCGGTGGCAACTGACGGCAAAGCCGGTGGCAATTCATCAATAAGTGTCGGTGATGCAACAGTAACGGCACGCGGTGGAGGAGGCGGTAAGGCTGCACATGGCAGTGCTGGTGCTAATGGTACTTCGTATACTGGCGGCGCAGCTGGTGGACGCAATGGCGCATATGCTGGTGAACATTATAGATACCCAACCGGTGGCGCAAATGGCTGGGTCTACATTGAATACGGAGGTGATATTTAATGGCTAAAAATAAATATGCACAATTGCTTTATGGCAAAGTGCTTTATATTTTTGAAACTGATTTAAAATTTAATGAATTATCCACAATTTTCGACCCGACAACGTACTGGGTAGACGTTACCGGCATGGAATGTGAAGTCGGGTACATTGCCAGTTTTAAAGAAGGCGTAGGACTTGTATTAACACCTCCTCCTGACATAACACATACAGAAAATGAGGCATTAGCGGCCGAAGCAAAAGCAAAGTTACAGAAAGTATCACTATCTGCAATGATGATGGAACTTGCTGGCAGTCCTACAACCTCGCAGGCCGAAGAATACAAAACTGTTATCAAAGGTGTTAGTGATGATGTAGCACTCTTAATTCCTGAAGTGTACCCTGTGTGGTCAGCGGACAGCGTGGAATACAAAAAGGATGACCGTGTTACCTATGATGGTATCCTGTACAAAGTGCTTACAGACCATACTTCGCAGGCATCTTGGACTCCTACGGATGCTCCGTCCCTGTTCGTAAAGGTACTCACTTCTGAGAACGAAATCCTTGATTGGGAACAGCCGTCCGCAGATAATGCTTACATGAAAGGCGATAAGGTTAAATACAATGGTAAAGTGTACGAAAGTCTTATCGACAACAACGTATGGGCACCGGATGCTTACCCGCAAGGATGGAAAGAGGTAGAATAAATGGCGATATTAGCAAAGAAGTTAAAAATAAAAACTTCTGCCGGAGTGGTAGAAGAATGTAATCTTTATACTACTACCGAAGAATCAGGACAGAATAATTTAAAGTTAACATAAAAAGTAAAAAGATCTTGACAGGTTTTAATTCCTAGGTTATACTTAAATTATAAAGTTTAACATAGGAAGGAAGAAATTACCATGATTATTGATTTTAGCAACCTTAACTCCCGTAATCACAAAACATTAAAAGTTATAGGAGAACTCGGAGCTACAGCACCGTTTATCTTAATCCCCATTGTAGGACCGCTTACCGCAGGCATTCAAATAGGGCTTGCTGTTGGGTGCGTTTACGACACCTATAAGACGTTTAAAGCAAATAAGATGTTTAAAGCAAATAAAACAGTGAAAGCAGGAACTCAAAATGAGTAGCCCATCTAACCTCACTAAAATACCGGGTATCGGGGTCTATCCTGGCCCGGTTCTTCTCGTACCCATAAATATACATAAAATAGACTCTATTATTACCAAAAAAGTCTGTATAGGTGACTTAAACGGAGTTAACCCCTTTTCTTACAGACGAAATGAGGCTGTAGGTTTTCGTACAGTTTATATTGGACTACCTAAAGATAGAGTAAAAGCTGGTATGTTTGCACTGGATAATGACTGGCTCATTAAAGGTAAATTCATGGTATTGACGTTACCAGAGTTAGAAGTCTTAAATTATGCAGCAAATCCAGTACCCATTGATTTAGTAAATGAATTTTTAGCTCAAATCTATAAGAAAGAAGCTGAGAGAAATGACAAAGCCTTATGAGTATACCTATACCTGGACTTTTAAAATTCCAGGCGACTATACCGTAGACCTCCCTGAGGAAGTAAGAAAAATCACCATTACTTGTGGTGGCGCAGGAGGCGGGGGAGCGGAGCTTGACCTCCCGTCAATTAAACACAGTGCCCCTGGTGGTTACGGCTCAGAAGTAAAAGAAACCTTTGTACTTCCGAAATTACCATATGATGTAAACTCTATTACTAAAAAATATCTACGAGTACACGTAGGTAAGGGTGGAGAGCCAGCTATTTTAGTGCAGGAGGAGGAAGACCATATTCCGTTCGTAAGAAAAAATGCTGAGGACGGTGGTAACTCGTCTGTAGTAGTATACGCCTTTTCGGTTCCCAGAAATTCCACTAATGTCCTCGACGCATTTACAGCATGTGACTCTGTAGAAGCCCATGGAGGCGTCGGAGCCTTACTCGATGTACATAGTGGCTGTGACAATGGTTTTAGTATTGGTAATAATAAAGGCGCTTCTGCTGGTAGTGAACTCTACGACTTTTATGGGCAGCCTGGATATGTAGAAGTACAATACTCTGTTACAACTCTTTAAGAAAGGTCAGGTACAGTTACAAATGTTTAAATTTATTAAAAATTTTTTTAACGCACGTGCAGAACTTAAGCGAATACAAGACCGTAACGAATACTTAGAAGGTAGGCTACAAGAACTCTGGAATGAAAACATAAAACTCCGCCAAGCAGTAGCTACACTTATGAATTTAGATGATTGGCGAAATGGCGTAAACTACTACCTGGATAATGACCGTATTAAAGAAGGCGTTAAGACTATTACCTCGCTTCTTAATGATAATAAGTCGCTCGCCTGGAGTAACGTTGAGGCTCTTGCAGAAATCAAAAAGCTCACGGTTCAACTTGATGAATCCTTACAATCCTCACAGACGTACAAAGAATTATGGCAAAAATCCAAAGCTGATGCCGAACGTCTTACTTCCCGTTGGGAAACAGAGTACACTACACTTGCTGCTAAGAATTTGACGTTGCAAGCTAAAATAGCCGAGCTGGAGGCTGGGGGTCCTATTCAATGATAAATCCTCTCCAAACAAACACTGGTGGGTTTAAACTCTATCAGGAAAAACGCCGTTTAAAAAAGATGATAAAACGCTATCCACTGCTTATTGAAGAGATTAAAAACCTTCACAGTGAAGTTAGTGAGCTTAAGAAAGTAAACGCTAGGCTTCAGGCAGTAAATGAAGCACTAAGCGCGATTATGAGAGATAGCCTGGACTCTGATGAGCTTGATTCTGTAAGGTCATTACGCAGAATAGCAAAGAAACTCAGAACTAAAAAGAAAGGAGACATAGCTGATGGAGATGTGGCTAGTAAGTAACGGAGCGGTACCTCCGTCAGTCTTTCAACGTAATATTAACATAGATTCCTCTAAGAGGCCACCTACGTGGCTTTATTATGTAGCGCCTAATAACGTACAGATGAACGCTGACCTTGAGAGTATGAACCGCTCCTACAAAACCAGAAAATGCCGTAAACGCCGTAGGCCCTACTAAAATCGTGTTAGGTATAATAAAATATAGGATACAAGACCTCAGTCGTATCTCAGAATTTCCTTTGGATTTGTCATCTTTTCTTCCTCCTTTCATATATACTGAAATACGAATTGAGGTCTTTTGTATTCTTTATTAAACAAAGAGGGAGACGTAAATGGCAACTTATACTATTACTACTAACCCCTACGGGTTTAACATTGTAGAGGATATGATTATTACACCTAATGTTGAAGCTGTTATCCCCACAGGTGAACGAAATTTAGCTACTCGTAATTATGAAAGTATATGGAACGTAACTTTTACAGTTCCTGCTCACATCACAGTAATTGCGGTTAGTCACTGGATATACGGCTATGGTGGCGATGAAAGGCCCCGACTTAAAAAGGGTATTCGTTTGGGCCCAGGACATGGTATAGGGCTTCAAAATGCTATTAGTGGTGGCGACTGGTGCTGCTATTATAACCAAGATAGTTATATCGGGGTGATTCCTGGCAGAACATATACCCTTACTTGCTGGGTAGATGGGTTTAAAAGCCGTTATTACGGATTTAAACTCTACTGGTCTCCGTATTTTAATAGTTGTGGCATCTCTAGACAAGATAATGCCTATAGTTCATAAGTGAGGAATGCTAATGGTTAACTGGATAAATGAACAAATCTCCAATCTCACTGAAATGCTAAAAGAAGCAGGCATCTATTCTGTGAACAGAGTAGTACCGGTGGGTTTGATTTGTCTTTCTACTATTGTCTGGCTTGTTGTCACTATTTGGCTCTTAGCGTCTGGCGACGGTCTTAAATCGTGGAACCACTATGACCAACTTTGTACCGTCTTCTTGACTCTTGTTGGTATTTGTGCAACATGGCTTACAGGTAACAAATGGACTAACAGTAAGTATAATACAAACGCAGGAGCTCCCGGTAAACCTCTGGCTCCGACAGAGTATAAACCAATGATGCCTTTGGCCCCGACCTTGCCGTCCAAAGAAGTAACTGACACAGCCAAGAAAGTAGCAGATGGGCTTGATAAAGTAGCGTCTAAATTGTGAGGTAATAAAATATGATACTTTGGGTATTTCAAGCCGTACTTGAACTGTTTGCTATGGTTGTAGCATATCTTACTAATCCAATTGTATGTCTTTTTGCAGATGAGTATGGCAACTTGCCTCACTGCTTACGCTGGTGGCAGACCTACGATAACTGCTTAGATGTATCGTGGATGATTTATGAAGACTGCGTACCTGATATCTTTAAGTACGATTTTAACAAGCATTATACGTACCACTATGAAGATAAAAGTGACCCATCGGATATTAAACCTGGTTACGTAGAAATTAAAGACCCCAATTTTACTATGGAAGAGAAAATTAAACGTTACTTCTGTAGATTATGTTGGTTATACCGTAACAGTAACTATGGCTTTAGTTATGAAGTTAATGGCCGAACTTATAACGGTGCAGACAATAAACCTTATGTAGACATTGACGTTCGCAACGACAACCGCTGGGTAAGCGTAGTGGAAAATGAAACCGATGCTACCTGGCTGAAATGGCTAAAGCTACTCACGGTAGCTACCTGGTCAGTATACATTGAAACCCAATACTGCAAATGGTTTAGATTTAGATTATATATTGGGTGGAAGTTAAAACGCTGCCTTGATCCCGTTAAACAGCGGGCAATGTTAGCAATTGCTGTAAACCCTTTCAAGAGTTTAGAATAAACTCTCGACTACGTTCAAATCACTTGAAACGAAATAAAGGAGTGACAACTCTCATGGAATCCATTAAAAACTTCCTGTACCGCTTTGCTACTGATGCTAAAGAACTCAGTGGCAACATTGCGTTCTGGATTATTTTGGTTCTTGCCTGCACCTTTTGGGCTATGCACGGTCATTACGGTTGGTAAGGCTGAACAGAAGCGATATGAAGCCCTACAAATACTCATGCAAAGACTGGATAGAGCAAAAATTAACTAAAGAAGTACAAGATACCCGCATTTTATGTGGTGTACATTCTTTATTTATATTGCTTTGGTTGTGTTGGGCTGCCTGCTTTGCAAAATCTTTTGTTTGATAGGATGGTGAGCTAATTTATGGCCTTTCCGAATAGTGACTGTGAATGTGTACAAGGGATTGAGTACTTTATTGACCCTCGTCACTATACTCCGTGGGAAGAAAACGGAGGCATAGCTCACATTGAACTCCCCTGGTGGTACCGTAACCAAATTGAAGCTGTAAATAAGAGAGTGCAAGAAGAGGTCAATGCTGCTAATGAAGCTGCTAAGACGGAAACGTCCGCATCACAACGTACTATTACTCTTGTTGTAAAAGGTACGTCTCTTATTAACCACGGCTTTATACACCTTGTGGCCCACCAAATAAAATCTTTTTGGGTATCACTTGAGACTCTCGATGAAGACTGGCTTAAATGTGATATCTCATTGCAATTTACTCATGTAGAATCTGGTGGTTCGGTTCTCGTACCGCTGCTTGGTATAGGAACTCAATTTAAAGTAGCTATCCCGAGCACGGTGCTCCTCCCGGGTACGCTTCTTATTACGGCGATTGGTACTGTTAAACTTGGAGATTACCAGGTACTATCTACTGAGTCCTTGAAACTCAGGGTCTATGACCCCGTAATTCCACCTATTAAATGGCCTAATCTTAAGTCTTACGACGTCTACTTCGAGTATCAGCGTATGATGAAGTCTATCCTAGCTGAAGTAGAGTTTCTGACAAACGATGCCGTTAAAAAGATTAACACGCATGACCAGGGGATAGAAGTCGTGTGGGGTGTAACTGACTCCAATGGAATACTCTGCACTGTCAATAAAAAAGAGGTTGTGCCACTCGTTCATACGGAGCGGGGTACCCTTAAAGATAAGGACGGTACAGAACTTCTTTCTATGCCTTTACACTTTGCCCCCACAGATGCAATGCCTCTCGATGATGCAACTGCCTTGAAGATTAAAACTACATTTACTACCTCATACCAAGATGAGTCTGCTATACTCATGCCCCGTACTGTCGCAGAGAATGTAGAAGTAACCGATACTGAGGTTCTGTCAGAACGCTTGGAAGCTATTAAAGCGGACCTCAAAGCACTGACAGACAAAGATAAAGGTCTAGATGCTGATATTGAGGAGCTTAAAACTGGAGACAGAGCCTTAAACTCTGATATCAATACCCTTAGACTATGCGTTACTGACCTTGAAACCAAACATGCGGAAACATCTAGTAAGCTCTCGGCCTTGTCCAGTGCAGTCGAAGAACTTACAGATGATATAATATTGCTTAATAAGCATATTTCTGGCCTGGAACTACGTGTTACAGCGTTAGAAAATGCTGAATAAGCCCCTCTAAGAGAACTATCTCACAGGTATAGATTATTATAGGTGAAACAGTGCGTAAAATCGGCAACAGAATGAATGAAATAACTGGCGAGCTGCCCTGTAAGTCTGATTATGCTCCGTTTTACTATAGTGTTTAGCCCTGTAATTTCTCTAAATATCTGTGTGATTCTCTTAAATTTACTTAGGAGATGACCACATATGAAAATGTTGTTAACTGGACCCCAGGCTATTACTATATTTCCCGTTGCAAAGGACGAGGCAGTTCCACAAAGTGCTAAATCGTCTAGCTTTGCTACTCCACAAGGCTACATTGTAGCAGAAACTGGAAATCTTTACCTCTACGTAAAAGGCCAGGAATACAAATTTGTGGATAAAGATACACACGATGCAGCCCTTGCGGGTGCCACTCCCGTTAGCGCTTCCAGCGCGCACGACGGTGCATACGCTACTTACGCCGAGTTTAAAGAACTCGAAGCAAAAGTAGCCTCTATTCATGACAAAGTAGAGTGCCTGGATGCCGTGCTGTATGCACCCTTGAAACAAGCGTTTACCGGCATTGCTCTTACAGAGGGTGAACATAAGGGGAAGAACTAAAGATTTTAAGGCAATAGAGTCGATGCTCAGGGAAATCCCGCAGCCGGACTACGAAAATCTCTGTAACTTTCTGGGCCTTGCAGCTCCAGAACTCAGAATTCTTGACCTCCGGTACCGCCAGAACGTATATAAACCTACCAGGGAATACGTTGCTGAGGAAATGGGAATGTCTGTCTCGACCTTAGACCGCAAAATTAAGGCAATCCTGAAAAGAATTGCTAAATACGCACATAAAGTAATGGCTGAATTGTCACTGAGTAATAATTGACTACTTCTTGGCAATAGTCTGAGCAACTTTTTGAACCTCTTTGTGGTATACTGAAAGTACAAAAGGTAGAAGAACGCTTCTACTTAGCATACTCTTAGTTACCTCAAGGAGGTTTTTGTTATGCCGGATAACTCTTTAGACCTTGCTAACTTTCTTCAAAATGCTGTTAAAAATAACTCTGGCGATGGCTGGGGCTTTGGCAATGGTGGGGGCTTTCTGTGGCTCTTAGTATTATTGCTGTTTGGCTTTGGCGGTGGCTATGGCTTCGGTGGCCGTGGCTTCGGTGCTGGTACCGCTCTTGGCGGTGGTGCACTGATTAACGACGCTGCTATTACCGGCGCGGTTGACACCGCGATTGCCCGCGCTCGTGCTGCTGGTATCAGTGATGACCTGATGCTGCAAGCAGTGAACGGCAACAAAGAAGCACTGAGTAACATTGCTAACGCTCTCAACTGTGATATGAGCCGTGTGAACGATGCACTGAGCAACATTAAGTGTGCTATCGACAAAGTAGCAGGTGAGGTTGGTATGACTAGCCAGCAGGTAATCACTGCTGTACAGGCAGGTAATGCTTCTATTATCTCCCAGATGCAGTCTTGTTGCTGCGATGTTAAAAACGCAATCACTTCCGCTAACTACGAAAACCAGATTGCTGTGCTTAACCAAACCAACGCTATCACTTCCCAGATGCAGAGCCAAACCGCGCTTTTAAGCGCTAAGATTGACGCTCAGACCCAGATTATCAATGATAAATTCTGCCAGCTCGAACTCAGAGACCAGGCACGCATCATTGATACCCAAGGCAACCTCATTCAAGACCTGAAAGGACGCCTCTCCACTCAGGAAATCTTGAATGCCATTGCTAACAAAACCACTACTACGGGTACGCCAGCAGCTTAATTGTAGCTAACAACACTCCTTTCTTGATGTTCTTTTAACAGGAAGCGGCCTCAGCTCCTCACGGAGCCGGGGTCGTTTTTCTATTTACGGCGGGAAGCTTAGTTTAGGTATAATATATCTCAGAGGAAATAAGCCTAATCTACGAATCGGAGGAGTTAAACTAATGGCTTTTGAAGATTTTGAAATTAGTGAGCAGGTCATCTCTGCCACTGACTATGATACAATTAAAATAAAAGAAGGCGAAGGTGCAAATACTGAAAACTTTAACCGTAGCGTTGTTGACTCCATTAACCGCGACGCTATGCTTGAAGCAGCACTGACCTACATGGCCAGGTCCTCGTCTCTCTTTACTACTGCTAATACTAAATTCCTATCTCACTGTGAAGGCCAGGGCATCGACGTAGTAAGCGCTGTAGCCCCCGTACTGACCACGAGTGCAGCTGATATCTTTCTTGAAGACAGTAAGTTCTTAGGTGCAGCGTGGCCTCAGCGTGCAGCAACGAACATGATGAGTTTTGGTACATCTGACTCATCTTTAAAAACTACTTCTGGCTGGTCTGTAAACAACGACCCTGATATTGGCGCTGTAGTAATTTCTACTACTGACGACTACACCAATATTTCAACTAAAAATAAAACTGATGATATTGTTCCCGGCGACGTCATCTTTACGTCTGCTGAGATTCCCCTTACCGATACTGGGTCTGCAACACTCAATAAGATTTCCGGTGGTTTTATATTGCAGACCAATGATAACATGATGAGTACGAGTACCGAAGTGCAATGGACCTTTAACCTCTTATCTGATAATGGTACGACTGTAGGCACCCATACTACTTCTGTTATCCGTGGCAGCTATGACGGCGTTGTAGGCATTGAAAACATTGATATCCCACAAGGAGCTACCAAATTCCAAGTTAGTATCCGTATTATGTTTAAAGCTGCTGACAGCCGTGCTGAGTTTACTATTAAGAACGTCATGGTACAATCTGGTGGTATCTTGGCTCCTTACACGGCTACTACCCGTCAGCAGTGTACCTGCCAATATAACGACGTCATTAACCCTGATAATGGCAATATTACGGTAATGTGCTGGTCGATTTTTAAAGAATATTCGATGTCTACACATGCAGGTCCTATCGGACCTGTATTCATCTCCATGCCTCAACTTAAAGTAGGCGGCGTACATAGGGCACAGGCAGGTACCAACATGGTATTCTCGCTGTATGTCAACGACCTCAGCACGAGCACGGTATCGTATGGAACCGAATTCACTGTACCTCAAGAATACCTCGGACAATACTTGCTTAGTGCACTCCGCATAAGGCCCTCTGAGGAGGACCCGGGCAAATCCATTGTTGAGTTTGCCATGTGTGCAGGGCCTAATATTTATAAATCCCAGCTTACTGTAGATACTACGCTTGTTGATGATGCTGACATTATTCTTGGTACTGACCAAGTTAGCACAGACTTCTTTAACGGCCCTGTAACTGAAGTACGCTATGATACTGAATGGGTAAACGATGTAGAGCTTTATATCATCTCCCTTGCTAAAAAGGCCTTCAGCTTTAAAACATCTAACGACTTAGGTGCTGCTGACGCCGGGGAAACGGTGCTTGATACACTTGATAAAGTAGGCGTAAATTTACTTCTTAACCCGTCTGGCCGCTTAGCATATGTTGGCTGGAACAACTACCCGGAAACAAACTTTACAACGGTGCACAATGATGTCTATGCTGGTAACTGCTTTGTTTGGGTAGGTGCTAATGCCCCCACTGCATACATCGACTCTGATGAAGTTGAGGTAAAACCGAGTAACTTATATACCCTGCGTGCTGTTATGTACTCAGCAGAAAACTCGACAGGCGAAGCTGGTGTAGGTGTATCGTGGCTGGACTCTGACGGTGAAGAGATTTCGAGTTCCCAGATTAACATTACCCACATCAACCAGCCCCGTTATTATTCCTTGTCAGTAGTAGCCCCTGCAGATGCAGTCAGTGCTAAAGTTTATATGTATACCCTAGAAAACCTAAATACCACTCGCCTTACCTGGAGCCGTATTAAGTTTGAAATGGGTGCCGCTACGCAATACACTGATGACTCTGGCGTGGGCTATGCACTCTACTATTAAGAAGGGCAGGCACTAAGTTATGGCTAATATTCCAATTAGAATGACAACACGAGCTGTTGAACCATCTGTAAATGGTACAGTAGTAGTCCGTGATAAAATACCGGAACTCAGGGCAGCAATTTCTAACCTTGCGAATGAACTTGGTAATCATATTGGCTCTGTTGGTAGTGATGCTCACGTTATTGGAGACCTCACGCAGCCTGGCTTTATGAGCCCGGAGCTTTACGATTTCCTCATTGGGTTCCAAGACAAAATAGATGCCCTTCAACAGGCGGTAGACCTTGCTGGTCTACCTAATAACTCTATGTTATACTGGGCAGGCAGTGACGATAGCGTTCCTGAGGGCTTTAAAGTTTGTAATGGCAGTGACAATGCTCCTGATGCCCGTGACCGCTTTATTTTAGGGGCAAGCAGTGACTCGGATGTAGGTGAAACGGGTGGACAACAAAACCTGGACCTGAGTAACTTACCAATCCCGAGGCATACCCATACTTTCAATAACTACTGCCAGTGTGAAATTTATTCAGAACTGCAATATAACGTAAGCTACTCTACTGGCGCTTCTATCCGTAATACTGGTGGTGGCTGGCGTGGGTCTAACTCGGAATCAGATGACTATAGTTACCCACTCTACTACACTGATACTACAAATAGCTCTGGCAGCTCTATATCTGGCTCAGATGATAACGTAAACCTTGAGCCTCGCTATTATACCTTAAAGACAATTATAAAGTCTACAGAGAAACCTCAGTATGCTGCTGACGGTGTCGGTACTGTACACATCTCCTTTGGTGCTACTATCCCGGAAGGCTGTCTTGAGCTCAATGGACAGCAGGTAGACGCTAGTGCATATAATGCTTTATATGATTATGTAAGGAACTCGGTGCTTATCTGGGACTCCACTATGTGCACATCGATTCTCAATGAGTATGGTACGTGTCCATACTTTTCCTTTGATAGTTCTAGTAATTTGTTAAAGCTGCCTACTATCAGGAATATCGTAGCAGGAACCGCATTATACGACATTAAATACAGTGCTGAAACTGCAATGAGTGAGCATACCCATGGTATTGGCAAGATGGGCAGTAATAATACTTATTGGGGTAAGCACGGCTACACTGATGCGACATACCCGGAAAGCTCTACAGCATATCTCTGGCGAAGCACTCAAGATACAGAGACTACTGAAGGACCTGATGCTGACGGTGATATTATTGTTTCTTATGGTATCCACGTAGGCTCTACAGGTAACGGTGAGATTTGCCACAGTACAGGCGTAACCTTTTCTATCAGAGCTTATCACCCCGGTGCTGAAGTGCAAAGTGAAGTGATGGCACTAAGTGCAGACGAGCCAGATACTCTGGCCCTTACAGCCGATGTTGCTACTAATGTGCTCTCGGAAGACGAAACGGTAGTAGCTGACTATGGCTCTGTAGCTGATGAGGCTGGCTGGCTGAGAGAAACCGATGGTCTCCAAGAAGTCTGGGGTAATGTAGAAGCTGGTGATAATGCTACGCTTACTATTAGTTATCCTTTGAGCTTCAATACCGAAATTTTTTATATAGATGTACACAACCAAGACGGCTCGAAGTCTGAAGTCACGGTAACTGATTTTTCACTTACTTCTGTAACTCTTAACCTTGGTGCTAACTTCGAGCCTACTGATGTTATAGAATACCGGATTCTCGGCTACTAACAAGGAGGAACTTAACTTATGGCAAGACAACTTTATGGTACTATTGTCTGGGAAGAGAACCCTCTCTATAGTGGCCGTACCCCGATTATAGAAAGACATGCGGAAGAAGTTGAAGAATACACTAATAAGGTCCATGATGAGCTGGAGAACCACAAAGCTGAAAACTCTTATGACGCTCACAAAGCTGTGACGCTTACAGAGTCTGGCTTTATTACCCCAGAGATTGTACAGGAGATTAACAACCTCCAAACTACACTTAACGACTTAACTTCACGTGTAACCTTGCGTATCCCTGATGGTATCATCGTTCCCTGGAACGGTACACCAAGTGCACCGCCGACTGGCTGGTACTGGTGTAATGGTACTGGGATTACTCCTGATACAAGAAACAGGTTTATACTTGGTGGCAGTCCATCTACAACGTACCCGCTCCATTCTGAAGTTGATGCTAACGACTGGACCAGTATTTTCGGTACTCTATCTTCGTTAGCAGCGCATACTCATACCTTTTATAATGCGTTTTTCGCTGAGCATAATAAATACTACGAACCTGGTAGCCTCGTTAACCGTACACCATTTGGGGAGAATACCCTTGGCTCTGACGACTCTGACACGGATAACAGCCTGATGTATTATGCTGGGGACACTTTTAATTACACTGGGTCTGATGCGAGCAGTTCTTCTGTTCTTTCCAGTGGGTTGCCGCCCTATATTAAGTTTCCCTTTATTATGAAAAACGCTGTTAATACGAGTACAACTTGTAGAGTACAGATACTTTCTAAGTTAGAAAATATCCAAATCTATATCAATGATACTACAACGACTGACCGTACAGTTCCTTGGGGGACCGTTATCTCGGTCCGTATTGTAGCACCGCCTGCCTACGAAATCACGTCATTTACTGTAAATGGTGTAAACCAGACGCCGCCTTTTAACTACTGTGTAATGGAAGATATTACAATTGTAGCTACAGAGAGACGGAAGATTTGTAACCTAAAAATTAACCAGCCTGCCTACGGCTCAACTACTGCTAATGGTGTTAAAATCACGAGCCAGAATTACCTCTTTGGCACGGCTATGAATATCACAACAACCCCAAACTCCACCTATAGGTTTACTAGCTACACTGTGCAGTTTAATGGTTACACGCCGAAGACTTTGAGCCTCGACGAAGTCAATACGTATGGCATTATGACTGCAGCTCTCAGGGCTTATAGTGAAGACCCAGAGTTTGTACAAGACTTACGTGACTATGAAGCTGCCAAAGTACCACTCGGACTAGTCCCGGCTGAAGACGAAAACCTCAATAAACCCGTTGCCGAATCTAGATTTGAGCCTGTTACTGTGTCTTCTCGTATTGGGCAAAAGAAGTCGGCCATTACTACAGCATATGTAAATATACGTACTGAAAATGACTATAGAGTGTTTGTACGTAATGTACTTTACTCAGACTTCTATGGAAGTAGAGATAAAAATGCTCAAGTCACTGTGACGCTGATTTTAGACAACGAGGAACTCGGTTCTAAGACATATGGCTACTTTAACGGTGGAGAAATGGCTGTAGAACTCGTTGATAAAAACCTGCACCTCACAGCGGGTAGTCACCGCTTTGACTTTAAGGTAGAAACTGCTGCTACATTGGCTAACCTTGATGTAGCACTAACCGATAGTATAATCACTCTAAAGCCAATCGGCTCACAACAGGAAGGAGTATAAAAGTAAATGAGTGTAACAATTCCGCTTTTAACATACACAGACCAAACAATTACAGACGATACTCCTGTGAGGGCCGTCCATATTTCTGAACCGAGGAGCAACGTCCAACTTTGCCTTACGACGCTCGACAAACACATTGGCCAAAGGGGTAATGCTGTGCATGGTAATGTATCGAGTGACGCTGCTGGTTTTATGACGCCTGCGCTGCTTGCTCTTATTGACTCCTATAATGCACAGCTTAACGATATTGCAGCGCAGCTTAACGACAACGCAATACCGACGTATGCTATTGCTATCTGGCATGGTGAAGCAAACCAGGTACCTACAGGGTGGAAGACATGTGACGGTACTGTCGACACCCCTGACTTACGTAGCCGCATTACGGTTAACTGGGGTACTAATCATGTACTCTCAGCTACTGGTGGTTCGATGTCGAAAGCTATAAATCTCTCATCGTTTCTCAGAGCCCATACCCATACCTTTAGTAACTGTACATTTCTTTGTGGTGGTGCTACTGGGTCGTATTCACGATACACCAAGTATGGCACTGTTTACGGGGACCAAGGGCATTGGGACTGGGATAACTGTACGAAGGCAATACTTGAAACGAGCGGCTCTGCAGGCACAGGGAGCTCTTCGAGCTTTTCTGTTACCATACAGCCTCCTTATGTTGCTAAATGGTATATTCAGAAGCAACCTACAGAAACACCCGAAGTTGAAACATATATGATTTCTTTTGCTGAAACTGAACATGGCAGCGTTACAACTAACATATCTGGACGAGTTACAAAGGGCAGCCGTCTCATAATCTCTGGTGTACCAGATGAAGGTTACTATCCAGCACATATCTATGTAAATGGGAAAGAAGTAACTAACGACATTATTATGTATGTATACGAGGACATAATAATTAGTGCGACTTTTGAACCAATACTATCTGGTGAATATAGCTGGACAAGTGCTGGAACTTATTTATGGACGGTGCCTGCTTATGTTACTAAAGTAGAAGTAGCATTATGTGGTGGGGGCTCAGGCAACTGTGTTATGTCTCTTAGATATACCCGTACAAATTCGAGCTCACCAGGTGGTGATTCCTCGTTTGGGAATCTTATCTCTGCCCAAGGTGCAGGTGCCGTAACTGTCGGTACTCGCACCACCTTATCTGGCGCTCAGTGGAGTACCTCTAGCTGGGGCGGTGGCACTGTTCGGTGGGAGACACCGTATGCACGTCGTGGTACAGCTATTGCTGGCGACCATGTAACTGCTCAAAATGGTGCTACTGGCTGGGTTGCCAGCTTTACGCAAACAGTAGGTGGTACCTCGTCTCCTGGTGCTGGTGCATACGCATATACGGGTAAGCCTGATTATAACAACATTGCAGCGTCCGGCAGCTCTGGCTTATATAATCATGGTGTAGTCACTGTCACCCCAGGACAACAAATTACTGTTACAGTAGGTAAAGGTGGCGCGTCTTATAAATACGCACCTGATACGTCGTATAACAGTGCTGCATATTCTGGATATGACGGATTTGTTATGATTCGTTATGGCAGTGATATTAGCTAGTAATTACTACAGAAAATTATTGTGAACATTTAAACACTTGTTCGTAATAATTTTCTAAAGTTCTTATATAATCAAGAAATATTATTACAAACAAATGTTTGGAGGAGATATATTTTATAAAATATTTCTATGAGGTGTAATCTATGTTTAATCTAAGAAAGGGCACTGGCGGTAGCCCACACACTCCGTCTAATTTTACCCTTTTCCTACTGAAGCATTGTGAATTCATTCGTATAATCTGCCATACTATTTTTATTGGGGGTGTAGCCCTCTTAGGGCTTATTATGTTCCATGCTTACCACAACATCTCAGCGATGAATGACTGGTACACGGAATTAGCTGCCCATATTGAGGAGTCTACGGAGTATAGCCGTAGAACTATCATCTCGACGAACTACCAGCTAATGCAGAATCATGCAAAGTCTCTCAGGGACGCTATTGATGAACGCATTGCTAAAGAGTATGGCAATGATAAAACGAGGCTTTACAATGACCTCACTCAGTATTATGAGACCAATAGCCTTGACAACCCCTTGTTTAAAATATTTGGGGAGGAGGGCTATGGGTATATTAACAAATGGTTCCCACTGCGTGACGATGTGCATGTCATTGTCACCGACAGGTCCCATATTTTATTTGCTTCGTCCCGTAGTGAGACAATGCGGCAAGTAGCCGAAATCTCGCCACTCCTGTTTAATTTCACAGAGAACCAGATGCTTTCAGTGTGCCCACGTACAGGCAAACTGACTGCTATTGACCCCAAAGAAATGGCTAAAGACCCACTCAGATTCCAGGACAAATATGTTATAAACGTGGCTTCCATCTACGACCACGAAGACATCTTTGGTATCCGTGACGTATATCCTGACGGGTCTTTGACAGGAAATAACAAACTGGCCATAATTTTAGAGTACAAGCCTTTCAATGCCAGGTCTTTGCAGGCTGAGAAGATGCTTACGGAAAACTTGGAGTCCACAAAGGATTACCAGTTTGCCAAGACCCTCAGTGTTGACCTTACCTGGACTGCAGTAGTCCTCTTGGTAATGGTGATAGCATACCTTGTGTACTCAAAGTTACCGCCAGAATACTAAAAGTAGATGCAACAAATTTTTACATAGGATAGGTGGTGAAGGTGGATTTATTAACCGAGCTTTTGTACGAGCTGGTCAGGCAGGAAGTCCTTGAAATCGGTTCGGTGCAAAACATGGTCATGAGCCTATTTGGTAGCTGCGCCGGGCTCGTTATTTTCTGTGTACTCTATCAGCTCCGGAAGAGTACGCAAACACCCGAAACGTACTACCCCATGAGTTTCCCTTGGACCGACTTCCTCGCCTGTTTTGCTGTATGTATCTTCATCGCCCCTATCGTTGCAGGCTTTATTGACGCTTTGTACCCCATGCCTAACTCACTGTGGTTCGCTTTTATCCCGCTTATGCTCAGTGCAAACCTCTACAGGATTCCTAACCTGACTATTGAGCAGGCAGCGAAGTTCATTGCTAACCTCTGGATAAGCATTGCCAGGCGTGATAAGCTCAAGGACGAGGAAATATACATCAGAGAACATCGGCAGAATCCCAAGGTCCCTGCTGATAAATGTGAGACATGTGAAAAGCGGAATAATTGCCTTAACAGGTATAAATCTAGTGAAGAAAAGGAGCTGAACTGTGATGCTGGACAAGATAAGTAAAGGTTTTGACGTACTCGTTAAAATACTGGTTATTATTGCCTGTGTTGCAGCGGTGTACAACTTTTTCTTTAAGGACGATACTGCCCCTGAAATCGTACAGGCCCCGGGTGGCAAGGCTACTGAGGAGTTTGTACAACAGGAAATTAAGGACAAGGATGACGCCGGTCATGTCTACAAAGAGATTGTTACGATTAAGGAAGGTGCTGAGAAACCTCTCTACTCCTTCCCCTCTAATACACCTCAGGAAACTATTGACGCCGCCCTCAAGTCTGACGGTGGCGATAAAGTGATTGCTGAGAATGCGCCCGAAGGTCAAACCGGTACAAATATCTACAGCATTCACACTGACAGTTCCAAGCATGGCATTGGCATCTATGCTGGAGCAAGTACCGACTCCGGACTTGACTCTGTAGCAATGGGCATCCATGTCAGGAACAAGCGCTGGATTTACCAGCTTGGTATGACAAAGGATGGTGGCGTTGACGCCAGAGTAGCTTACGAGCTTATTCAGTGGTAGTTGCGACGCCTAGCCATTTTTATAAACTAAAGATATCCTCCTCCGATGTATGGGGCTCCAAGATGCAAATGTGTCTTAGAGCCTCATATTTTGTTTCTGAGTGTTTTTATGCTGTAAGGTATATACTTATATGCGTTTAGTATTAAAAACGATTCTAGTAGCAAATATGAAGCTCTCAGAGG